CGAACTTATGTTAAAAAGGCTGGAACATGGGTAAATTATAAAAACTACAATACTCCAAAGAAAGCTGACGAGCGTATTTGGGAATAAATAAGCGATTATTTATATTTTCTTTTTAAAATACCTCTTGATTTTTCCTCTACAATATTGTATAATAATAACAAGAAATGAGACAGAACATTGATGACCGACAAGTTTTTCTTAGGCAATTGGATATTGTCAAACCTTCACAATTAAACTTTCCAATAACATTAATAGGCGTAGGCGGAATAGGTTCTTGGACAGCTTTATCTCTTTCAAAAATGGGATGCTCCAATTTAACAGCTATAGACTATGATAAAACAGAAAAACACAATGCCCCCTCTCAATTGTATTCCCCCCAGATAGAGGATTTAAAAGTCAATTCTTTAAAACACATCATTCATTCCCTCTCTGGAGCTTCAATTACTGGAGTTATAACCTCTTTTCAAGAATACATCTTATCTAAAGAATATAAAGCTCCAACCGTAATTATCTCTGCCGTAGATTCAATCTTGCAACGCAAGGAAATCTGGGGACAGATTGTTAGAAGCAAAGAAACGTTAAAAACATTAAAGCTTTATATTGATGCTCGTATGGGAGCTGAGCTTATTAGAATCTATACTATCAATACACAAGATTTTGAACAAATGGAAAATTATCATAATAAACTGTTTTCTAAAATTAAGCCAAGTGGTGAAAAATGCACGGCTCGGGCAATTGCCTATAACACTCTAATTTGTGCTGGTCTTGTAACAAACATTATCAAACGTTTTGCCACAAAAGAGAAAATAAGAAGCGAGATTACGCTTGATATTCCAAGTTATTCATTAATCTAAAGAAAGGAGGATATATGGCTAGAAAGAAAAATATATTTGTCACAGTTGGAAAAATGGGAGGCGATGCAAAACAAATTCCTCTTACTGGAGCACAAACAGTGGGTGAAGCATTAATAGCAATGGGAATAAGTAGAAAATCAAATGAGACCGTTCAGCTTAATGGGTCTGAATTAACAGGTAATGTTTTGGAACATAAACTTAAAGATGGGGATCAGGTTATCCTGACAAGACAAATCGAAGGAGGGGAAAAATAAATGGCACTTTCTTTAAGAAAATTAATGTTACTTAATCCCCTCGCAACCATTGAGCGAGGGATTAATAACCTCAAACAGAAAATCATTCCTTGGAAAGACAGGGACTTACTAATAAAGATTAAAAAACAATACATGATAAAAAATGTTTCTGTAGACAGTCAGAATAGAATCACGATTACAACCCAACCGATATATATTAAAGTAAATAGAAGAAACAAAGTTGCTGGTCAATACCAAATAAGAATAAATTTTAAAAACTCAACTGAAATGATAAGAATTTTAAATATTTCACAACGCTACTATAATTTAGATAATCCGACAATTAGTGACACAAAACCTTGTTGGGGGAGTGGAAAATATGGAATAAAGTTAGAGATTGAGAAATTATGGGTAGCTCAAAATCTTCAAAAACTCGTTGACACTTGTTTATATTATATTGCAAGCGTAAAAAGCGAGGATGCTGGTTATACAAATTGGGATGAATGGTTAAAAGGAGCAACTCCATGCCCAAGAGGATTTGATTTTGATCAGTACGATCGGGGAATAAGACAAGCATCTTATCAACCACAACCAAGAACACAAACAGCTCCTTCTGGGATACAGGAAGCTCAATACACACAAGCAACCTATCAAAATCAATTAAATGGATTAGACACGATGAGAGCGAAAAGAAATATGCTTCTTGCTGAACTTAATGTTCCTTATCCTTATACTAGAGATATTAATTTTACAAATGCAATTCATCAAAGATTACAAGCCTTAGAAGACGCTATCCGATCGTTAGAAGCTAGGCAATCTTAAATTATGAAAGTTATTATCCCAATCAAACTGTACCAGAAACTCAGACACTACGTTGAGAACACGGAACTTGAAATCTCTGGGCTTGGCAAAGTCAGATCGGAATATATCAATGGGGAAACAATCTTTTATGTTGAGGATATACGAATCTTTAAACAAAAAGTTAGCGGAGCAAACACTGTTTTAAACAGAACTGATCTTGGAAAATTCTTTAGCGATTTATTGTCCAAGGGAGAAAAAATGAGTGATTGGAAGCTTTGGTGGCATTCACATAACAGAATGGGAGCTTTCTTTTCTGGCATAGATACTGCAACAATTGAAGAATGGGATTCAGAAATGGATTCGCATAATTATATAATCTCTCTTGTTACAAACCATAAGGGTGATAATTTATGTAGGGTAGATTTATTCGCTCCTTTCCGATATGAGTTTGATCAAGTTGAATTCGAAGTTGATCTTGGAGACAAAGAAATGAAAGAAGAGATTATAAAAGAAATCAAAGAAAAAGTCCGAGGCGACGAATTATTTACCAGCGAGGACATAAAAGACGTTGGTAGGGCGATTAAGAAGGGTTTAAAAGACCTTTTTATAGGAGAAGAGGGATAAAACCCACACACTATGGCAAAACTATATTTGGAGCATGAGGCAAAAGGAGTTAGGTTTGAATTACAAGGTAAAGAAATTGAAATTATAGATTTATTAGTCGAGGGTTTAAGAGAAAGTAAAGAGTTTCAGCAAATCCTATCTCAAGCTCTATATATTGCAGCTGGCGATGAATTGGCCAAAATGGGAATCGATATTAAAGATATTATGAATGAAATATATAAGGCAATGGGAGTAAAACCAAAAACCAATCCAACTCCAGAACCGAAAGAGCCTGAATTTGATATCGAGCAGGCGTTAAAAGAAAAACAGGAAAAGAAAAAAGAAAGGATAGTTAACTAACATGCCAAATAATATTAATCAACCTAAGCCACTTCCAGTTTTTACCCATCTTAATCAGACTACTTTAAAAAGTGCAATTCAAGAAATTATTCATACCCACCCGAAAGAATTTAAGCTAACTGATCTTTATCCATACTTCAATGTTGAATTGGCAAAAGAAGCGGTTGAAGAAATTGTTTCTCCAATGGGATATAAAATGAGAATTGAAAAAGATAAGTCAATTGTTTTTATTAAAGAAAATCCTATCAAGAACCTTAACATTGAAAGCGTAGTACTTAGCCCAGAAAAGAAAAAGGAGATTCAAGCTACAATTGCTCAGGAACAAAACAAGCAACTGATCTTTGAGGAATGGGGCTTCAATGAAGTTTTGGAAAAGGGAATGGGAATGACGCTTCTTTTCTATGGGTCTTCGGGAACGGGGAAAAGTCTTATGGCTGAAGCGATTGCTAATGAATTAGGGCTAGGTCTTAAGAAACTGGACATGAATACAATGAGTTCCTACCTTTGGGGAGAAACTGAAAAGAATATTACTAAGGCTTTTATAAGTGCCGAAAGCTCACCTGAAAACAAGAAAGATGTAATCTTGATTGACGAGTGTGATTCGCTTTTGTACAATCGAGATGCTGTTGGACCAATCGTATCTTCTCAAGTTAATATCTTGCTTTCCGAAATTGAACGCTATGAAGGAATCGTTATTCTTACCACTAATCGCTTAGGCAAACTTGATCCTGCTTTAGAACGTCGTATCACAACCAAAATCGAATTTCCTTTTCCAAATGAGTCTGAAAGAAAGCTAATCTGGGAACGTCTAATACCTAAGAAAGCTCCTATTGGAAAAGACGTTGACTTTGAAATACTTGCTAAAATTCCTTTGAGTGGTGGCAATATTAAAAATACAATCTTAATGGCTGCAAGAAAATGTGCTTATGATAAGGCTAAAACAATCTCAATGAAATATTTTGTCGATGCAATTAAAAAAGAGAAACAAGAAAAAGAAAGCTTCTCTGCTTTATCTGATAAACCAAGTTCTTCTGTTAGTAATGGGACTTCAATGAAGCAAGACTACTCACTCTTAGATGAAGATAGGGAAATCAACATCGATAAAGTTATTGGAGATAAAAAATGAAAAAAACTAAAATTAAAAAAACAGATTCTATTACTCCAGAACCAGAAGCTCCAAAAGCGTTGGCGGTAGTAAAAGAAAACTCTTTCCTATTTGGTTCTATTGAGTTGGAAAAAATCAACGAGCAAAACGATCCGTTAGTTCCAAAAGAAGCACTTGAGGTTATTCTACCAATAAACGACAAAGATGCAATTGCTTTGGGGATAAAGGAGAATCTACCTGTTTTATTAATTGGAGAGACGGGGGTAGCCAAAACTTCAGCCGTTAGACGATTGGCATATCTCAGACAACAACCCTATGTGCGTGTAAACATGCATGGGTTTTCGACCCCAGATGAGCTCATAGGGAGCAAGTCCGTCCGAGCGACCGATAAAGGCAATGAGACATATTACGAACACGGAGTTATTACCAATGCCATGCAACGCGGAGCAATTTTGGTTATAGATGAGATTAATGCAACCACCCCAGATTGCTTGTTTATTCTTCATGGACTTTTAGACGAAGATAGGAGAATAACGCTTCCTAACGGAGAAGTTATTTATCCTCATCCAAATTTTAGAGTTTTTGCAACTTGTAACCCCGATTATGAAGGCACAAAATCAATGAATAAGGCTTTTTTGGATCGTTTCCCAATCATAATATCAGTTGATACGTTAGCTCCAGACAAAGAAAAGGAATTGTTGGTTAGCCGTACAAAAATCTCTGAGGAGATGGCAAATATATTGGTAATAACAGCTACGATGGCTAGAAAAGACTATTTGGAACAAAAGATATTCCTATATGTCTCCACTCGTAGCCTCCTTAATACGGCTAAACTTATCTCCTCTGGCATGAAGCCACAAAATGCTTGGAGTACAACTGTTGTTAAAAAAACCAATAACAAAGACGAACAAAAAGCCTTATTAGATTTTTTCTTAGCCATTAATAAACAAGCTGAAGCTGAAGATAAAGGAACAACTCCTATAATTACTACCAAAAAAGAATTTGAGACATTGAAACATCGTGCAGAAAAAGCAGAAGGATTGATTTTAGATAAAGAAAGAGAATTGGCTACGCAATTAAAAGCTATAGACGAATTAGAAAAAACTTTGGAGAAGCTTAATTTAACGGCAGACGAGATAAAGAAGGTAATTGAAGGTCAGAAAACAGAAATCGAAGCCGAAAGAAAAAAAAATGAAGAACTCCAAGACCAAATCAAAGAATATCAACAAATCGAAAAAATCATCCAAAAAGCATCCAAAAAAATTACTACCTCTAATAAAAAAACTTCTAATCCAACACAAAAAAAATCACTTTAATGGAGGAACTGACAGATGTTTAGGACAACTCGATCTTATCTTGAAGCTCTTATTACAGCTTTATCCAACGAGAATAAAATTACATTCAAAGAAGGGAAAAAGTGGGTTACGAACGTCGCCAAAAGGGAAGTTACATATAATCCCACCGATCTCGTCTTTGCGCCCGCATTGGTAGCAAAAGGAATCATTATCCATGAAGTTGGACATATTTTATTCACAGATAAAATTCAAAAAGATACCCCAAACTTAATAAAACATCCCTCGATGCAATATGTTTATAACCAATTTGAAGATATGAGAATTGAATATTTGCTTATGCAACAATATAGAGGTTTTGCAATACAAGCTCTGGCTCATTGTTCTACTTGGGGCTTAATAGGAAGAATCTCTTTGGCTAAACTTAAAATGTTAGAACGAACTAAATTAATGGAATTTCTGGATAGCACAAATTTACAAAGATTTTATTCTGGGAAAATAGTTGAGTGGAGTAGAAATAATCTTTATTATCTAGCCAGAGATCTACGAGACTATAACTCTACAGAAGTTAAAAAAGCTTTAAGTTCCGCAGATTCAGATATTCAAGCCTGTGTTGGGAAGATACTCAATGCCTCTTCAACAGAAGTTCTTAAACAATTGGTTGACCAATATATCTATAGACACGCAAAACCCTTCCTAGACGAAGCCGATAAACAATTAGAGAAAGAACAAAGAGAGGGCAAAGCGGATGGTAATAAATCCATTGAAGAAGAACTCAGGGAGGGAAAACCCGATAGGTCGTTTGAGGGAAAAATGGAAGAATATTTAACAGACATTCCCTCAGATGAAGAATTAAGGTCTCTTTTGGGAGGATATATTCATACCCTAACACAACGCCTAGCAGATATTCTTAAAGAAAAAGCTTCAGTTCGTTACACAGGAGCACATAAAAAGGGAAGGTTACTATCTAAAAACGCATACAAAGTTACAGTTTCTGATGAAACTAGGCTTTTTAGCAAACGCACAAATCCAGATACGCCTCATTACTCAATAACTTTTGTTCTGGATGAAAGCGGAAGCATGGAAGGATATTTTCATGCTCAAACATATATTGCATCTTTTTTAATTAACGAAGCTATGAAAAGATTAAAGTTTGAAATAAAATATATCAGATTCAACCATACGACACAAGTAATTTCCGATCTTTCTGTTTATCGTAAAATGCGTGGGGGGGGAAACAATGAGTTTCTTGCCTTAGATGTAACTTATAAAAATATTAATAAATACGATGATAACATTGTTCTTATGATGACTGATGGCGGAATAGGAGTTAATTCAAGCACAATGCGAACCCTAATCCACAAAATTGAAAAAGAAAAAAACGCGACTCTTATTGCAATTGGAGTAGGGCTAACAAGCGATTATTTGAAGCAATTTTATCCCACATATATCGCAGTTCCTAAAATTGAACAGTTACCTTTAAAAATGATCGAAATGATGCGATCGTTAATTCACAGATAATCTAGGATACGAGGTGGCATTCAAATTCCGCCTCGTCTCCTATTAAAACAGATAATAGGTATAAAAAGAATAATACTTTTGTTTAAAAAAAGCAAATTTTATATTGACAAAAAATATTAATTGTTGTATAATATAGATAAATATGAATGAAACAGAAGAGAAACAAAAAAAACTTCTTGCCGTAGCATCTGCCTCTCCTGACAAGGATATATTAGACTTTGTTAAAGACCATATAAACGATCCTGCTGGAATAATGGGATTTATGCGAAAGAAGGTTTTGAAACTTGCAATTGAAGACACAATCTGTACCAGTTGGAATATGTTTCCTCAGCTTTTCTTTAATAAATCCTCTCAAGACCCAAAAAATCAATTATATGTTGAGCGTGCGGTTGATATGATTAAAGATAAGATTGAAAAACGATATGGACAATTGTTTAAATAAAATATGATTAAAAAGAAAGAAAAAGAACCATCTCCAATGGATAAGGCTTGGAGAAAAGGCTATGAGATGGGAGTAAGTATAACTTTAGAAAATAATAATATTGCCCTACAAATAGGAAAAGCCATACTTTCTGCTCTAGACGAACGATACGAACGACACAAAGAAGATTATTGAATATGGTAAAAATCAGTCAAATGGACAATAAGCAACTAAAAGCTGTCCATGATTCGTATGTAAAAAAAATACAATCTCTTTCTGCAAGAGAAATAGAAAAAAACCGTTTTCTTTATGAAAAACTTTACCACAAATGGTTTATACTTAGAGACGTAGGTACACAAAGGGGGTTGTGGAATTTTACTCCATCAGCAGAAGAATTAAGAACTATATTCAATGAAAAATAAGAAAAAACTTAAAATCGAATTTATAGATCCTAAAAAATTGGATTATTCAAAAATTGATTATGTTGTTGGCTTAAAAGAAAAAAGTTCAATATCAAAATTTACTCACCATTGCGTGGTTTGTGGAGAAAAAGTATATTATGTAGATGAATTTCCTGATGATTCTGTATTTATCGATATTCAATGTGTAATAAAAAAATTTAAATCTGAATCTAAAAAAGAAAGTATAAAAAACAAAAAGATATGAATTGCCCAAACAATAAAATCCATGAAATAATTTTAATAGAGTATTCTTGGGATCATCTAAAACACTATGATGGGATTTCTGAGATTTGGTGCAAAACTGAAGATAAAAAATTTGGCAGATGGTGTAATAAAGAATTAGCAAAAGGAGAATCAGAAAATGTGTTTTGTAAAGGAGAAAGTCATTTATGAAAATATTATTTAAGATTTTAACATTGCCTATTTTTCTACCCCATCTCTTTATTATTGGAGGATTATTTACACTCATAGGAAAAGGAGACTCAGTAATAGATTTTTTAGACTGGTGGATTGAATAATATGGGATTTTTTTATTAATTTTATGAAAACAATACTTTATTACACAACGGTTATTGGTAAAAAGAAAATAAAAGGTTATAGAACAGAATACGGCATTGGAGCATGGTGGCTTATTATTTTAATAAAAATCTGTGAAAGATTAGCTGATTATTTCTTAAAATCAAAGATTTACTTAGAAAGATTTGTTAAAAAAGAAAAAGGAAAACTTGAGAAATGGTAAAGAAAAACATGGATTGATTACTGATAAAATTATAGGAATGGATTTAATATTTAATTGAAAACTTATGAAAACGATTTATAAATACAAACTTAATTATACAAACGTTCCAGAAATAATTAGACTACCATTAGGAGCAACAATCGTAGATTATGGAGTTAAAAACAAACAAGTTTTTATTTGGGCTTTGGTAGACACGAAAAAAGAAATAGAAAAAAGGGTATTTGTCCTCGCATTTACAGGACAAGAGATACCTTGGAAAATAGTTAAATCTTATGGTTCGCGTATAATTGCAGAATCAGGAATAGTGATTCATTTATTGGAACTTATTGACGTAAAAGAAGGTAGTGGAGAATTATTGGCAAATGATCCTGAAAAGGATGAAAGATTAAATGAAAAGTAAAATACAAATCAAAGAATGGATAACGAGAGAAATATTGTTTGAATATGAAAAAGAAAACAATACTATCAAAGATACTCTTGAAGAAGCAGTTAAAAGAGGAGTAAAACTTTGGAGAGCAAATCTTGTAGCAACAGATCTTATGGGAGCAAATCTTCAAAAAGCAAATCTTAGAGGAGCAAATTTTCGAGGAGCAAACATGGAAGGAGTAGATTTTTCAGGAGCAGATCTTAGAGATGTTATTTTTTGGGGAACACATCTTGAGAGAACAGATTTTTCAGGAACAAATGTTCAAGGAATGGTTTTTCGTCAAATAGATCTTGCAAGTGCAAAAAATATTGACTCAGATCAAACTGATTATTGGTGGCATATTCACGAGACAATTTTATATGAATGGCTTACTGAACCAATCAGGGCAAGAATAAATTATATAAAGAAAAATAAACCAAAGGAAGAAGTAGGAATTCGTTTAAAACTTTTAAAACCAGTCTTAGGTGATATTCCTACAACAGAGGATGGTTGGAAAAAGCTACACAAAAAAGAATGTTTAAAAGATTGTCCTTGGAACGGAAAAAGTATATTTCCAAATAAATGAAAAACACTTTACCTAAAGCTATAGAAAAGAAGTTTAAAGAGAATTTTGAGAAAGTTTTTGATTTACAAAGAGAAAAATGTAATATTCACAAAAATTGTTTAGCTCGAGCAAGATTTAGTGCTCCTATTAGAGCAGAAGATTTTGATTCAATTATTGATTTCCTCTCTTATGTCTATAAAAGAGGCAGAGAGGACGAAAGAAATGAAAGATGATTTAATTTACCAATCAGTATTAGTAGCAATCGTAGACGCATTTTTTAATCAAAAGTTGTGGTACAACCAAAATGGTTCTCAATTTTTAGATTCTCTTGAAAAAGATAAATGGCTAACTGATATAAAAGACTCTTTCAATAAAAACAAAGATAAAAAAATAAAGGTATCTTGAAAGGAAAGAATGAAAGCTAAAGAACATAAAATATCCTTTGAAGATACTAGATCAGGTAAAACTATTAAAAAGTGGTTTTGTTCTCAATGTTTAAATTGGCATAATGAAGACGAGGAACATCCTAAAAAAATAATTAAAAGGAAAGATGTAACAAATAAGACTATAAAATGAAACAAATTATGAAGGATGTAACGTTTGATAAAAATTTAGAGGAAATATTAAAAAGCCTTTATGAAACAGGTTGCAATGATGGGAAAAACAATATAGTTTATTTGCCAAAACCTGTAGGATTTAAGCTTTCTCAAATCAAATCCCTTATAGGAAAACTTTTAGAAAGAAAAAGTGTAAGTGAACTTGAGCCGATTATGGATGATGTATTTAAAATGGATGGTGCTATCAAAGTTAGCTTTAAAGAAGGTTACAATACTTGTATTAGAGAATTAAGAAAAAAGTTTAATTTATGAAATGGTCTAATTTAAAACAAAATATTTGTCCACAGTGTAATAAGAAGTTTAGTTACTCCAGTTTTCTAAGAGCAGGTTATATTGAATGTGGTTGTGGGTTTGCAATTAGAGAGACACGTTATTCTGAGATTGTTAATAGTCAAATTACTAAGGATTTAGAAGATAAGTGGGATAAGGAAGTTTCTGAAACTGATTTATGATTAACTTTAAGGCTAGTATGCCAGAACATACAACAAAAGCCAATTACTTGTATGCTGGAACCAACTTTAAGGCTAATCGAGCAAGTATAAAACAATCGAGCTTCCTGAGTTAAGGAATTGGCTAATCAATAGCCTACTAGCAAGTCTACTTGGCGATACGTGTGAAGTTCACACTTCTTAGGATAGCTAAAGTAGACTTACTAGCACATGGGGGTATGGGATAAAAGTAGGATTTCAAAGGCTTCTATGTAATCCAAGGATAATTCATGCGTAGGAGAAGTAGACCGTATGTATCCGAACTTACCCCCAGTTGCTAGTATGACTAGTATGAAATGTTTACATTTAAAACTAAAAATAAGAAAGCATAGAAAAAATCCTTATCCTTGTTTACATTGTCTTTCTTGTAAAGATACTTGGAGTGATCCTATAAGGATTTTATCTTTTCTTAAAAAATTTAAGAGAATAGAAGGATATAAAAAATGATCGAGCAACTTATAGACAAACATTGGGATGAGTTATTTCATGAAATTTGTAAAATCCATGACGACTTACATGAGTTAAAAATAGAATATCAAGAAAAATCAACAGGCAAAACAATTATAAGAAGCTGGAAAGATAGAGATAAATTTATATTAGAGGGAGAAAATAAATGAATAAATGTAAATGTCACTATAAAACAACTTGCGAAGAAAATTCTGATAAGACCTGTAGTCATTGCGAACAAAAGCCCATAGGTTGGGAAGAAACATTTAAAAAATTTTATGACAACAATGAAGTAGGTGGTTCTTCTCGTTGGCTAGTTACTCCCTCCACAGTTAGGATATTTATTTCCAATCTTCTATCTTCTCAAAAACAAGAACTTATTCACGACATTAGAAAATGGACTAAGGGAAAAATTGTAACCAAAGACAAGCTAAAAGAATATTTAAATAACTTGAATCTTGAATAATGATAAAAAAGAAAAAAGAAAAATATAAGTTCAAAAATGAAGCTATAATAAATCTAGGTGGCAAACTGATAGGGAAAGTTAGATATTTTACTTGTCCTTTTTGCGGATTATACCAAATAGAAGATAAGGGTAATTTTTTATGTTGGGCTTGTGAAGATGGAAAATTAAAGAAACCATTACCCAAATGGAGAATATCTAATCTTAATAAATAAAATTAAAATAAAATACAGAACATGAAGCCTCAGCAACTCAAAGTTATAGAAAGTAAAGTTGGAAATGTCCCTATGGTTGTTAACATGGAAGATTCAAGTTTTGCAACTAAAGTTATGTGGGCGAGAAAGGAAAAAGACCCATGGGAAGAAGGAGGCACAATTGAACTCTTGGCTCAGGAGTGGGCAAGAAGATATCCAGAAGAAGTTCAAGATATTTTATATAACGTGAAATTAGATAAATCAAATCTCCAAGACAAAAAGTTTGGACAAACTCAAGGAGGAAAAGAGCATGAAAGACGCTATATAGCCGTTATGCCACTATTTCTCCAAAGCACGATCCGAGCCATGTATACCAACGAGGAACTTCCATTTGATAGACGCTTTTGGAATAAATTCAGGAAAAAGTTTCCTAAGTTAGCCATAAGTGAAAGGACATAGCCATTAAGTCTTTAAAAACTCGTCCTGGGGCATTTTAGGGGCTTACAGATATATCGTAGAAAATAATTAAGATGTTATTTTTAAGGATTTGTTTTGATACACTAAATCCCCTTTTGAATTTTGGAGCAACTTATCATCAATTTAGATTATCCTGACAACCTCCTATTTTTTACCACAGCCTCCCATAGACATTTTATGTAGCCTCTGTCAAGTCGAAAAGTGTGACCTCAAAACCTGAGTTTAACACGCAGGGACAATTAAAACTCGATTTTTGGGATGATATAATTAATGTAGAGCAAATCAGCTCGCACTTTAAAAAGAGAGGAGGTGAAAAATATGATGCACGTTTGTCAATCCTGTTGGCAATACCGCAAATGCAAGCAATATAGAAGCTTTTATGTTTGCGAAGCATATTGCTATAGGAAAAGAAGATCTTGGTGGAGGGGCAAACAGTATCGGAGACGACATGAATCAACCAGAATGGGCAACTAAACTGATCGCTGAGGTTCTTGCTTCTGAAAAAAGAAGCAAAGCTCCTAAGATCAAATGGAGAGGCGTTCGATATAAAGCCTCGGGGACAACTTATAGAGCAAGCAACTGGAAGAGTTCTCTTAGAAACCGATCAATATTTTGGTCACGAGCCTACGGCAGAAAACCCAATATTATCATGAGAATAGAAGAGGGAGCCGTAGAAAAAGGACTCTTGCTTCACGAACTGGCACATTGGCTGGTTAGAAGCGGACACCATCATGATATGATCTTTTGGCGTAAAGCTTGGAGTTTGTATTTCCGTTTCCTCACACAGGCGGAGTTGGAAAAACGCAAACAAAATGAATTTTCCTACAAAGAAAAGGCCAAGCTAGCCTACGAACAACTGATCTCTAAACAGTAGATCTGTCACAAGGGAGGAGATAATATCAATTCCCTTGTTTAATCAACCGAGCAATCTTATCAACATCTTCTTTCGTAAAGTTATACATACGACTCGTATCCTTGCGAACTCCGAGCATCTGTCCTAACCAATAAACTTCTTTAGGTCTGAGTCCAAACATCTCCATAATCTCTTTAGACCAAAAGATTTTCTTCTCGCCTTCCCTTAATCTATCAAATCCCATTTCTTCCAAACGCATGGTTTTATAAATTTATAGCATTAAGCGTAATTATCCCATTTTTCCTTAAGAGCTCACAAACATCCATTCTGTCATCGATAAAAAAATCCAATTTATTCTCTATCGCATATCCAAGCTTTTCTTGGGGAACTTCTTCCCCTGAACAAATGATAATCGAAATCACAGTGTGGGGAATATTTAAAGATTGGATTTCTGCAATTATTCGCTCTACGTCGCTTTCTCCAACGGCAGAAACGATATAAACTCCAATTCCTGAATCTTCAAAGGCTTGAGCTATCTGCCTGTATTTATCTGGAGCTTGAGAGAGGGTTTGCCAATAATCTATTCCAATACGCATCTTTTAAAATACGGTTGACTGGAGCAAACAATAAGATTCTTAAAAAGTCACTTAAAAGAATCCAACTGCCTTATTTGTCGACAGTCTCCTTCAACCGTATTGGAGCGACTAGAGAGAATCGGACTCTCTTCCTTTCCTTGGAAGGGAAACGTTAAGCCAATTAACTACAGTCGCTTATTTTTTACCCTTTTTCTTAACTCTACGTGGAAGTTTTTTCCCTTTAGAAGCTTGATCCCATTCCGAAACGTTTACTCCTTGGGATTCTAACTTCGCCCTATTTGCGTGGAAAAATTTCTGTTGGGCTTTAGATTTATATGGCATATTTTAAGTTGCCGCGCTACGACTCGAACGTAGATAAACTGCTCCAAGGGCAATTGACTTACCGTTAGTCGACTCGGCAGTCTTAGTGGACATGGGGAAGAGTGACTTCCCGTCGAAAAAGTTTCTCAAAAATTGTTTACAAGCTTTTTTTGGTATGTTAAAAATTATCTTATTTACGGAGTCTTTCCTCCTGCCAGGCCTGTCTGTTTTTACGCCTCAAACAATCGACAAGCAAATTATTTTGAAACGTCTTCCACTAATCGCTTAGTTTTAAGCGAAAAGAGGTTGATACATGCTTGAGGCAAGCTCTTCTTCAATAGCTCGCTTTTCAGCAAGTAGTGCTGTTTTCTTTTCAGCATTTATTTTATTTCGTCTGTTTTACGACAATGACGAAGAGTCGGCTTGCAATTTTAAAGTACGCTTCTCCTCGAATCAATTCATGCCCCTGTTCTAGGCTAGTTCCCAATCCGACGCATGCTTAGGATCGAAGAAAGGCTTTCGCCCCTATGCCTAGTGTTAATATTATAACAAATATTGAACGATTTTTCAAGATGGATTTTCAAAATCTACGTCGTCGTAAACCCCTTCTCCTGTCCGAACAGCCACATGGGTCAATTCTTCTTCTGTAATTCTTGGTTTTTCTCCCTCCAAAGAAAGAAGCTCATTCTTTAATTTTGTCCCTTCTACAACGATTTTTTCTTTTACCGCTTGGTCTTCAGCCTGTGAATATTGCACCCTTAAATGGGCAATTTGGTTTTCCAAAACCTTCTTTTTCTCTTCCCATTGAATAAACTGATCTTCAGCTTCTTGCTCACGTTCCCTCATGTATTCATATGCGCCATATTCTTGTGCAAACTTAAAAAAACGAGCAGAATCTAATTTGGTATTTTTTTCGTAAACAATATCCTTTCCTCTTTTACCAATGGGTTTTTCTATAGTGGTCTCATAAATTAGAGGCACATATTGGCCGTCTTTATTCTTTGTTAAGTATTTTTCTTTAATAGCTTTCTCAAACCAATCTTTATACATCCACTTCCAATAAGAACCCTCGGGTAATTCAACTAAACCCCTAGATTTAAACCATTCCTCCACCTTTTTAGTAACCCCCTCATAATCTTTTTCTTCAATCATTTTTTTTAATATATCCCTTATGCTAAAAAAGTCTCCCATTCCGTGATCCGCCTCCTTTCTTTTGGTCAAAATATACGGTTCGGTTCAGAAAATAGTGCATTTGGTTAGAAACCTTAAATAGATCAAATGGACGAGTACTCCAATATGGATCAGCTACCATTTCGTTGATGACAAAATATATGTCGTCGGTTGTATATCTTGCACTACGGATTTTTTTGAGTGCAACAAGTTGGGACGCATAATTAACAAACCCCTTGTCTAATTTTTGCTCGCGTTGGCAATAGGCGATTATTTGCTTGTCTATTTGCTGATCAAATAAGGAAGAACCTGTAGTTTTTTCTGCCCCAGCGTTCTCTTTTTTATTTGCAAATATATTTATATATTTATCTTCTTTATTATTCTTATTTATATTCTTATTAGTAGTATCATGCTCTACAGAGCTAACCCCCTCGCTTTTTTGAGCTAGGGGATAGCTTTTTTGAGCTAGGGTTAGCACCTCATCTTCAAACCCTTGCTTTTTTGAGCTAGGGTTATAGTTTTCATTATTTTCTGAAATAGCACTAAAGGATATAAGTGGACGGAGTTCTTTCCTTTGGTGGGTTTTAGGATTAATTACCGAAGAAACATATTTCCCCAACACCAATCGATTAACTGCATGAGAGACGCTCGATGGCTTAGCTCTTAAAAGATCTGCTATTGTACGATTGGTCATCGTACATTTTTCATTTTTTAATTTAGTTGTCCAATAAATAATACCAAAAACCTCTCTGTCAAGGGGTTGGATGTTCTCGTCTGTTAGAAGAATAGTTGGAATAATTAAAAAATCAGGTAGGGTTGTCATAAATTAATCATAAAAAAATATCTGTTCGGTTCGACCAAGCCCTGTAGCTTTGCCAAGCATACTTGGCCGAACTAAACAGATATTCTGTTAAGCTACAAGTACCCCGCTTGGCGTAGGGATTCTTAAATTAGTTTTATCTCTAATTTAAACGTTGGTTTTGGAACTTTACCAAAACATTTTTACCATACTCTCTTTTAGATTTTCTGTCAATCCTCTTGACAAATTGAGAAAAATAGTATATACTTGATACATATTCACATGAGAAAACGAGTCAAAGACAATATAAAGCCAAAAGAAATTCAGATTTCAGCCTCTATGAATCCAACTTCCAGAAAACAAACAAAAGCTATTATTTCCATCTTGGAACAGGAATTTTTGGACGGAGAAAAATATTCCATTCAACAGCTTTTAGTACGCTTTTTCAATCTTAAAACTGTAGTTAATGCCTTGGTAGCAGAAAGAAAAGTTAGGGGATGGATACATACGCTTAAAGATTCCATGTACCGCAAGCATGGAGTAATGTTTGGTTGCGTAAACAATCTCGGACAATATGGACTTGCACAAAATGAGGCTGAATATAGATATATTGGGACAACGAGATATACATTCACAAAAGGAATATTAGACAGAACCCAGAAATATATGAAAGAAGCTGTTAGCAACGGATTCTTAAGGGGTTCGATCGAAGAAGAAAAAGTTTTACTGCCTCACCTGAAAAATGGAAAATAATTCTTTATATGTTGATATTAACTCCGTAACTCCAGATCCTCACCAACCGAGAAAGAGCTTTTCAGACGTAGAATCTTTAGCCGAAAACATTAAAAACGTAGGACAAATCCATCCCATTGAAATTGATGAAAGCGGAATAATTGTCGTTGGGGAAAGGCGTTATAGAGCAATAAAATCTTTAGGTTGGGATAAGATTAAGGCCATTGTGAACCATAAACAACTTACTCCTTATGATAGGCTAAAGAGACAAATGAGTGAAAATCTTCACCAATCAGCCGCAAGAAATGGAGCATCCATGAACCCGATCGATACCGCTCGGGGATGGGTTAGGCTTTATGAGCTTAAAACGGGGAAAAACTATAATACGGCTTACAGTTTTGGAGGAAAAGGAACTGGCAGGGGAATCAAGGGACCATTCTTGGAAATTGCAGAAGAAATATCCGCCGATAAAGAAACTGTCTTTGAGTTACTTAAGCTCTTAGACGAACCAGAGCTGATCCAAGATGCTATTCATGTGGGTCAAATTCCAAGAACCTATATCCGTGAAGCTAATTCAGCTCCTGAAGAAATGAGAGATAAAATTAAAGATAAAATCCTTGTCGGAGATTATCAGTCAAGAGATGAAATTGAGACGGAAGCACAAATTGCAAGAAAGTTGCCTGATTTAGCAACGTTGGAAATTGAAAGAAAAAGAAGTAAGGAATCAAAATCTACGAATCGGATACTAAATCAGATTGCTAAGCTTGCCTTAGCCCTAGAAGATCATCCGCTCACAAATATTAACCTCCAAGAGCGGAAGATTGTAGAAGCTCAGCTTCAGTGGCTCCTGACGGAAATCCAAGGATATCTTTTGGATAAATAATCGCTTGTTTTGGCAGTATGGGTTGGGGTTGAGTGTTGAGGTTGGTTTCAGAGCAGAATGGAGTGGCAGCAGGGGTGTGGAAAAATTTGTTGTAGCGAGGTATTTCTAGTTGGGGAATGGAATGGTTAAGTTTGGCGGAACATGAAGCCTCTCTTTTTAGGGACGCTTTTTATGAAATTGGCTTCAGTAGGATTTTTAGGGAGGAAATGAGAAAACAGAACTGATGCCCTATCCTACGGAAGCCACATGATATATATCACATGTACTAAATTTCCATAATGCTTGCATAAATTTTTAGCCTCAACTTGACAAATATTGTTTAGTATTGTATAATATATTAATCATGAAGGAGGTGAAAAAACATGAATATGTTTACGAATCTCCCCAAAAGCCATGTCTTCCCACAAGAACAAAAAGAATATTCTAATGAATGGATTAAAAAATCAATCTTTTTTGTTCTTTGGGTAGCGATTGGTCTTTTAATTGGTTGGAAAATATATGCTTTTGGCAACCAGCTTTGGAATGACAGAAAAGAGGTTCTTTTTGCCATCCAGAACCCCAAAGTTGTTCAAGCTGTAAGATTAAGATATGAAGACCAAAAATCAAAGCTTGATGCCCAATTTATTAATCAGGCTCAACCGCCTGAAATTCAAGCAATTACGAATATCCAAAAGTCTGTTGAATCGTCTTTAAAGTAGAACTTGCTTATGCGAGAGAAAAATATGGCAAAACTTCTCCTACGGTAAGACAAGTCGTTAAAAACGATGTAACGGCAAAACTTGCAGAAGCTACGGTTTCTGAATGGGGAATAAGTCAATGGCCTGCAATGTATACTCTAATTGAAGAGGAAAGTGGATTTAATCCATATGCTAGAAATAGGTTTTCTGGAGCATGCGGATTGCCACAAGCATACCCATGCCAAAAGTTAATAAATATATGTGGATCATTAAGTAATGTTTCTTGTCAAATAGATTGGACAATAAATTATATAAAAAATCATGGCTATGGTACGCCCCAAAATGCGTGGACTTACCACTTGATAAATAATTCTTACTAGCACTCTTGACAAAACAGTGATAATGATGTATAAAATATATACTCTGTCTTGTTAGTGAATAATGAAACTCGACACTGTTTTTCAGTTTTTCGTTAGGTTTTCCTAGCGGATCAGAATCAATATGCAAGGATCTGTTCTTTTCGAGTTGATTGTTTGAGCTGATCTATAACATGTTGATTCTTACTCGCTATGACTGATGAGCTTAATACAAATCCGACTCCAGTACCCGAAGCAACTACTCCTGTTGTTGTAAATCCTCCTTCAGAAACAACTCCTCTTGGAAATCCAATGCCAAAACAAAAAAGAACTTTTAGCAGAAAAACAGCTCCTCCAAAAAGATCGCTACGAACCTCGGTAAAGGCAGGAATTTTAATTATTGTTTTGGCTTTATTCGGAGGGACAGGATATGTTGCTACAAGACCAAGTTCTCACGCCATAGCTCCTCTTCCAACGATTTCTATTTCTCCAACATCAGGAGCTCCAAGTGCGCAAATAATCTCCAACGGCATTTGTCATGCAACCCAACTAAACCCTAATGATCCAGAATCTTGGATTCCAGATCCTAAATGCACTCCAGGAGCTTTGAATCTAGACGTTACTCAAGATACAATTAGCACAACGATTTGCATCCATGGCTATACAAGACAAATTAGACCCCCTGTAGGCTATACAGAACCTTTAAAAATTAAATCTATCGCAGATTATGGATATATTGATAAAAATCCAAGAGACCTAGAGTTTGATCACGTAGTTCCACTTGAGACAGGAGGAAATCCTACTGATGTAAGAAACTTGTGGGCAGAACCAGGAGGTTCTCCTAATGAAAAAGATTTTGTAGAAAATGCGGTAAATAGATTTATCTGTTCAAAAGAATTAACACTAAAACAAGGACAAAACATATTTCTTAACAATTGGTATGCTTGTTATTTACAACTAAAAAATGATCCAAATTCTATTTGTTCCCCCCAATAAATCTAATTTCTATCTTGACAATTATCAATAAATATTGTATAATTAAACTCAAGAAAACAGAAATGAAAATTACCCATAATCTTTTTACCCTCGAAGAAATTATTAAAATTCTATATCTTCATAAAACCTCATCATTATCAGGAAATCAGATTGCACAAAAACTATCTTTAGAGAAGCGTGCTGTATATTATTGCATTTGGAGTATTAATAGGTATTATTGGGATATTCCGCTTGAAAATCGCAGTAAAAAGCGACAAAGAAACGTTTATTCAAAAGCTATTCCAATTGTTAAAGAATATATAGCAAAAGGAATTGATCCAACTAAAGAGTCTTTACCTTCCGTAGAGCATCCTCGTGAATCCCAAGCATCCTCTGGAGAAGCTATTGTACATGAACCAGAAACTCCTATTGCTTCTACTGAAAAAGAAGAAGATCCATTTGTAGAATTTCAGAAAGAATTTATGTATTCTTTAGGTAAGCTTATTGGAAAAGGTTCGCAACAGCTTCTTGATAGTGCTGTAAAAAAAGTGAACGAAAAAAATTTAGAATTACAAGAAGTTATTAATAGACTTAAAGTGGAAAATGAAGCTTTGAAAGTAGAAAATGATAAGTTGAAAAATAATACAGTTGCAGAATTTTTAAGAAAGAGGTTTAATTAAGTTAATGAGAAAAGGAATACACTCAGATGCAGACAAAATCATTCATAGTAAAATACTTAAAAGGAATCGTCCCTCAATTCGTTCTATTCAAACTATTCCCAATCTTCAACTAGATTATTTTGGATTTCTGAGAATGCAACTTCTGTCTAGGGGAATTATTTATCTTGACGATGAAATAGGACAAGGTTCAGGAGAAGAAGTTTTTCTTCAGATATATGAGCTTCTAAATAGAGAAATTAAAAAACTTAGGCTTATTTTAACCTCTCCAGGAGGAAATGTTTTTGATGGCCTTGCTGTTTATGATGCATTGTCAGAATATAAAAAACAGGGAGGCTATATTACCATTGAGACTAAGGGTTATGCAGCTTCAATGGGAGCGATTATTCTTCAAGCTGGAGATGAAAGACATATAGCTCAAAATGCGAAAATTCTTATCCACGAGGTTTCAAATTTTAACTTTGGAATCGATACTGCCTCGGATGCGGAAGATAAGACCATAGAACTTAAAAAGCTTAATGAACAATTGGTTAGCATTTTGGCTCTACGGTCTGGAATGAGTAAAGCTAAAATTCTATCTCTTATTAAAAAAAAGGATTGTTGGTTAACCGCAAAAGAGGCTTTGGAATTGAATTTGGTTGACAAAATCATATGAACTTTTTTTTAGAAATTTGTCAAGCTCGTAAGGTTGGACAGGCTTTACGAGCTTAAAGAAGTTCTAGGAAACAGAATATGAGGATAGTTCGCTTCTTACTGAGTCTTCCTTTATTCGTTAGGGATGCATGGTTTGCAACAAAATATCCTTATAATATTACAATTATTCATAGAACTTTATCTTATAGAAATCATAAAAATATGCAGAAACAACTTATAAGAGCTGTTTCTCAATATGATGAAGGAGAATTTAAAGAACATGGCAAATGATTGTGTAGGAAACAAAATTAAAAAAGGAGATTTTCTTTTGAGAGCTATCAGAGAAGGCAATTCTGCAAATATGACCTTTGCTATGGTTTCAAGCGTAATAAAAGATGAAATTAAAATTATTCCTATTAAATATAGCTATAAAAAGAAATGTTTTATTTCCACTAAGCGATTATTTAATCTAATCCACCCAGAAAATGTTGTTGTTTATAGCATGGAGTTTCTCGTAGATGAATCTTTGCAAAAAGCTGCAATGGATGAATTTATAAAATTAAAATAAAAAATGATAAGATTTTACACTCTAGATTTTTTCTTATTTCTTGTGTTGGTAGCCTGTGTTGTAATTATAATTATCGCACTCAACGATTTTCAAATTAAAAAACCTAAACATAGAAAAAAAAGAGGGAGGTGAGAAAATAAATGAATCAAAACAAACAGCGATTAATTATCGTAGGAATTGCTCTTTTTATAGCAATAATAATTATTATAGCCTTTTTCCCAATTGTAGTTGTAGGAGCAGGTGAAAGAGGAGTTGTATTTAATAATACTACAGGAGTTGAAAACAGAATCTTGGGAGAAGGAGTTCATTTTAGAGTTCCTCTTATAGAAAATGTTGTTATCATGCCAGTCAGAACTCAAATCAGCACCTACGCTGAAACAGGAGCAGATAGTGCAGGAACTTCAGATTCCCAACAGGTTGATATTAAAGTTTCTGTTAATTGGCATCTAAACGCAGGAGAAGTTAATAAAATCTATCAACGGGTAGGAGATATAGATGCAATTGCAACAAATGTTTTAGATAATAATACAAAAGACTCTATTAAAGCTGCCGTCTCAAAATATGTAGCTTTAGATGTTCAAAAAAACAGAGATAATGTTGCAACTACGGCTTTAAATGTTTTACAAACAAAAATGAAACAATATTATGTTGTGATAGACAATCTGTCAATAACAAATATTAATTTCTCAGATAAATTTAATCAAGCGATTGAGGACGCTCAAGTTGCAAACCAGCATGCTATTGCAGCTGAAAATGAAGTTAAAACAGCCCAAGCAAACGCTCAAGCAACAGTTGCTACAGCTCAGGGTCAAGCAGATGCCCAAAAGCTTTTGCAACAGACGCTTACTTCAGAGATTTTACAAAAACTCTCTATAGAAAAATGGAATGGAGAGCTACCAACTTATTTGGGAGCAGGAACTCCGATACCGTTCTTGAATTTAACAAAATAATCTGTCTCAGGGGTGCGTCTGCAACGCACATAAACACTTGACTTTCACTGATAAATATTGTATAATATAGATAACAAATGAAAATTAAGCCCTACAAAGTTAAACTTAATCAACTAACAATAAAAAAAGAGATTAAAAGTGCAGCCGAAGGAATTCTTTCAAGTAAAAAATTTGATAAAGAACTTGATGTTCAAGCAAAAGCTCTTCAAGCTTATTTTAATGAAAATGAAGTGAATGGATTCAATCCTATGCTTCTGATATGTGGTATAGAAAATAAGAAAGATGTTGGATACGCTATTGATTTAGCAGAAGCTTCTAGGGGAGAGAAAAACTTTGCAATAGCAAAAAATAAAATTATTTTTACAATTGGTAAAAAAATGGCTACAGAAAAGAAAGATTTTCTTCCTACAATGTGTTTTATGGCAGCTGAAGCATGGATGGCTTCTGTTCAGAAGGGGACTCAAGAAGAAAAAGAATTTCTTAATAATCCCAACATGGCTGTACATGATCTTAAAAACAAAGAAGAAATTATGGCAATCTGTGGAACTACAATAGATAAAAGATTCAATCAGGCGATATTTAAGGTTACGCGAACTCCAAACAAAAAAATAATTCTAGGTCTTAACCCTTATTTTATATATGCAGGACGAAAGCAAAAAGGTTCAGCCTTATCCAAAGATACAACTTTGAATAATAATATTTTAGAGCTTTTTTTCGTAGGGTACGCAAGTGCATATTTTGATGATAAACCAAAAGAGGATACCTCATCCAAAGTTGAGGAAAAAGACAACTAAAACCGTTCATGGAGTTTATAAAGGAATTCCTTATATTGCCTATTACCATCAAATAGTAGAAGAACAACGGGGTAGGAAAAGAAAAAGTGGAGTAGCTTTTTATTGTGGCTATGTTAGGCTTCCAGACAATCATCCTTACCAAATATTTATGAAAAAACTCAGATGGCATGATTTAGGTTTATCTGTATGGAAACAAGAGAAAAAGGAGGCTGAAAAAAAAGGTGAACTTTTTACTAAGCCAAAACCCAAATCCAACCGATGGTATATACATAATGGCTATGAGGAAATACCAATTCAGGTTCACGGAGAATTAACTTTCTCAAAGATTGTTGGTAAAAAAGATGTTATAAGAGTTGCTGATCGTCAAGGATTTGCAGAAGGCTCATGGATTGGATGGGACTATGGACATGGAACAGATCAGATATGCGACCTAGAAGCTTTGGAAGAATTAAAACTTACTGATCCCGATCTTTATAAAATAGAATCTGATTTATTCTTAAGCATGCGACGTATATCTAATATATTTGGAGAAGAACCCCATCGGTGGACAAAAGAAGAGGTTGTTAAAGAGTGTAAAAATGTTATTAACCAACTTATTAAAGCTCAGATCAAGGCTAGTGTTGAAAGATATTGATATATATGATATAATATAGATAAATTATGCCTACTCCTATAGCTAGAGCTAAATCAATTCCAGTAAAAAGAGACACAAACTACTACATTGAGATGGAGGGAGAAAAATTAATTCTTCCTTCTGTAACCAGTATTTTAGGGACAGCAATTCCAAAAAAAGAATTAATTTATTGGGCTCAAAGAGAAACGGCAAAAGCTATTTTTGAAAGGATAGAAGATGGAATTAATATGGAAGAAGCATTACGTGCTCCTTATAGAAAAAGAGATATAGCAACTGATAAGGGTAAAAGAATCCACTCTTTAATTGAATCTTATTTAAAAACTGGCTCTGCTCCTGTTAGCTTATTAGACATAGATGCTCCATTTTTAGAATCAGCTCGTAATTTTCTTAATAAAGAAAAAATAAAACCTAAAATCATAAACGAATTTCCATTAGTAGAATTTACAGTTTTTAATCTTAAATATGGATATGCTGGTACTTGTGATTTTGCATCCGATAGTATTTATGACTGGAAAACAGGTAAAGACTTATATTTCGATCATCATCTACAACAAATTGCTTATTTGAATTGTACTCACATTGTTTTACCCAATAGAACTATAGTAGAAATGCCTAAGTTTGATACCGCTTATTTAGTTCATTTTAGGGATGATGGAGGTTATTCTGTCGTAGAAGCAAAAGCAGACTTTAATGATTTTTTAACATTTTTTGAAGCATATAAAGTTTTAAAAAAATATGGTAAATAAATATATTTGTAATAATAAAAGCTGTAGTAAGGAATTTTGGAGAAAATCCTTAATTAAGATATGAAATCTCTAATGGGCAAACTTTATGCATGAAATGCCATAGAAAAAAAACAAAGCTAATGGATTGGTTTGCTTTTAGACATATCCAACATAATTTTGAAATAGATGAAACGTGGTATCAATATGCAAGCGTAAATTTTGATGAGATAAAATTAGAATATTGTTTTCTATGAAAAAAATTATCAAAAAAAGACCCAAGCCAATAACAAAAGTTAAAATTAAGTGCTTAGGTAAAAAGGGCAGTAGATGTTGTTTTTGTTTGCCTAGAGGTTGTTGTAAAGGGTGCGTTAGGTGTTGTTATTGTCGCACTTGGCTTCAACGTTGTCCGTGCGACGATGAAAAGATTCATTATTTAATTAATAGATAGAAATATGAAAATTATTGTTTCAAGACGAGTAGGAGATAGCATGCTTCAATTTGAAGTTGAGGGATCGGATGAAAGAGATGCATTAGAAAAAGCAAGTAGGTTTACCGATTCCTCAAAAAAAGGTAATCTTCCAGAGGCTTGTGGTTTCTGTGCAAGTAAGAGTCTTCTATTAACCTCTTACCGAACGAAAGAAAAGAACTTTTTATATATTAAGATCCGTTGTAAGGATTGTAGTGCCTATTCCCAATTAGGAGCTACAACTTCTGGATCAGAAGCTTATTATTGGAAACAGTGGGAAAAATTCGATAAGACTACCAATAAGACAACAAAACTTGACGCTCCGAATGAGAGTAAATTTGCCCCAAAACAAAGTTATGGAGGTGAGAGATGATATGAAAAGAAAGTTGCCATTTATCGGGCCAGGACAAATAATTGAAGAATTGCTTTTAGAAACTGGCAATACAATTAGTAGACCAACATTCTATCGCAAATCGTATGAATTAAATTTTCCGATGGGGGAGAGAAGTCCAAAAGGAGGATGGAGAAAATATTCCAGAAAAGAAGCTGAAGAGATTAAAAAGTTAATCAAAAGGGAATATCGTTGGTCTGATTTAAAAAAATCACAAATTAATTAATATTTTTATTTAAAAATTGAGAAAACAGAAGATGATGAAGGGAGGTGAATAAAAATATGGCTATTACAAAGAAAAAAGCTCCAATAGAAAAGGAGGTAAAAGTTGAGATTCCAGCTCCAAATATCAAAACTATGAAAGTTGAGATTATTGGAACAAGTCCAATTATTTACCACAAGTGGACACAAAAAGCTAAGGAAATGATTCTTAAAAAACAGATGAAAGATCCTGAAGCTAATAAAAGAACGCCTCGAGATCCAGAAGGAGAATTCCGAGCAAGTTTTTATTACGATAAAGACGAAGAATTGGCATTTCCATCGGGAAACATTAAACAGGCGATGGTTGGTGCGGTTAGAAACCTTGAAGGGGTTACAATGACTCTGATTAGAGGTGCTGTATTCACGTTAGGAGATGAAGAAGGCTTAATTAAGCTTCTTTATAAAAGAAAACCAATCAAACTTTCCAAAAAACTTAAAATGTATAACGGAGAATCAAAATCCGATATTATTATCGGAACTGATCCAGCCTTTCCTGGAATCGTAGAAATTAGGGAAGATATGGTACGCGTTATGGGAGGAGGAGCAGACGTACGTTTTAGAGGACAAGTTAAAGATTGGACAATGGAGTTTTTGGTACGCTTCAATGCAGATGTTCTAAGTGCCAGTCAGGTACTCAATTTGCTTCAAACCGCAGGATTTTCTTGCGGACTTGGAGAATGGAGACCAGAGAAGAATGGTGACTATGGAACGTTTGAAATTGCAACGAATGCAAAAACAGTTACGCGTTAAAAAAAATAGATTGGGGGGTGTTTAAAAACATCCCCTGATCTATAAACTTTGGCTGTAGGGGACAGGTATGGACAGGAACGTAGGGAATGGATAGGTAAGGCAGTAAGGGTTGGTGGGAAATGGATACGTTCCGTTGTAGTATGGAACTGTGAGGATTGAACAGGTTGCATGGATAAGGGAGGGGTAGAGAGGGAGTATTCTGGCATTAACGGTTTAGGTAGGAATTGGCAGTTAAGTTCTGGTGTGGGGCGTTGGGACAGATGGGGTGTGGCGAGTTCCAGTAGGGATTGGCAGTACAGGTAGGGTTTGTTACGTTATAGAGCGTTCAGTTGAGGTATGGAGGGATCAGGATAGGCAGTATAGGAGTGGATTCGTAGCGAAGGATCTGGAGGGAATAGGTATGGATGAGATAATAGGTTAAAAGGAGGTGAAATAATATGAGAAAACAAAAAAGAGTAAAAAATAAAGAACAAAAATATTCAGAAGAATTTTTGGCAAATCGATTTACTAGAGAAGATGGCCAATATGTAAAAAAATCTGATATCAAAAAAGAATTAAAGAGGATAGAACAAGAAAACAATGGGATTTTAACCCCCTTAATGGTTGTTCAAGCTGCAAGAGCTGAAGATAGCATCTTGCATCCTCTATTTGATTGGAATGATACCGTAGCAGCAAATAAACATCGTTTGTTTCAAGCTCGATCGGTAATAAATACGATTTCTGTAACCTTTGTTGGTAAAAAAACAGATGCCTATTTTAGTGCAAATGTTATCATTAACAATGAACCTATAAAAGCATACTTTTCAGCAGAGAAAGTTTTTTCCGATGAGGAACTAAAGAGACAAGTTCTTGAAACAGCCTTACAAGAACTTAAATATTGGGAAAGAAAGTATAAACAACTTAGTGAGTTGGTAAAAGTTATTGACCAAGAAGCTGTAAAAGAAGTTGAGAAAAGATTAACTCGTTAAGCTTGCAAATCTGTGTTCTCCATGATATATAAAATATATCTATGCCCAATACAGGCTACGTTAGAAGTAGGCAAAGGGAATACGAAGCGAAACGTCAGCTAGAAAAAGAGGGGTTTTACTGCACTAGAGCCTCTGGTAGTCATGGTGTTGCTGACGTTTTAGCGGTGCGTCCAGCTAGCTGTGGACACGGAGAGCATTATGAAGTAAAATTTGTACAGATAAAGACAGGGTACAATATTAAAAAAGATAGAAAAACCATTAAAGTACAAGAAACGCCTGCTGGATGGTTGGCAAATGTAGAATTTTGGTCTTATGCAGTCAATCGTAACATGGCCAAGGGTCAAAAAAACAAAAAAAGAAACAATCGACAGACGAACCAAGTTGGGAAAAGTTCTAAAAGAACAAATACGGTAAGAAGGAAATAAATATCCCACTACAATGTGAGGTAGTAGTGCCAAATGACTTAATCCCAGCACTAATAAATGCTCTCAAAGAACAGTATGATAAATACCAAGAAGGTATCAAAGAAGCAAAGAATAGTAAAATTGTGGCAAGAGACAAAGTTTCTGGAAAAATTTGAGCTTGTAAAAGATTTATTACTCGCTTTCTTTATTGGAGGGATAAAAAAGGTAGAGAATGAATTAGATACGTGGGAAGATACAATTGAAGTTTTCAACGATAACCGTCTAATGGAGAGGATAAAAGAGATAAGAAGTCGGACTGCCAAATCAAATTAACCTGTGGGTAGTGCAACTTCTTCAACTAAACCAGTTTGGGTAATAAATAAAGAACACAAAGATGAATGGCTTAAGGATCATAAGTCAGATGCAATTCTTAAGAAGAAATTTGATAAATTTGAACAATCAGTTACAGAAGAACCTACTACAGCAAATCCCCATGTTAAAAAATTGAAAGGTCAACTAAAAGATATTCATGAGTATAAAGTTCCACCTGTAAGAGGGCTATACAAAATAAATTATTCTGATACTCAACTTGAATTAGTAGATTTTAATTATAAGGGAAATATCAAATATAAATGAAAAAGAAACGACTTGAACACAATCCTTTAGTCCAGAAACGTCTCGCAGAAGAAGAAAGTATAGACAAAAGAGTAAAAAAGTGGTAAAATATAAAGTAAAGAAAGTTAAGGGTTAAAAAACTTCTAATCCTTCATCAGGTTAGTTCTTTTTTATTTCCCCCTTGGCTTTCTTTTTTTATCTGAAAAAACCTTTCTGTTTTGTAGCTTCTTTCATTCTAATATAACGTTCATTATCAGCTTCTTCCCCACAAGTTTGGCACTTTAACGTATACTCGTCTATTCTTTTCCAATCATGGGCTTTCCTTGTCCAACAATCAGAAACGCCCTTTTTTAAAGTTTGCTCAAATACCATTTGGAGCTTCCTGTCCAATCTTATCTATTATAGACTGGAAGCAGGTAACATGAAGATCCTTATGCGTAGCTACTTGATGAAGGATTGGAGAATAGAATATATATTCAAATGTTTCTTCTTCCGAACTTCCACATAAATCGCAAGGAATAACCTCTGAGTTTAAAGCTTTTGTTTTTTTATCTCTTCTGATTTCACTCTGTAAAGCTCTTGTTGACCAATGTTGATCAATTGCAATCCCAAGCCACTTAAACCTGTCGTCTGTTATAAACTCTTGTTTTTCGTTATCAAATGAGTCTATAAAACTGGCCTGAAAATGAAGGGTAAAAGAAGCTTCTGGAATCCTTTTCTCCATTGGGAATGCTTTTGCTATTCGGAGATAATTAACGATCGTACTATATTTTTGATTAACAGACTTACTAAACTCCAGTAAAGAATTTTTGTCGGGGAATTTTTCAACAAGCCTTTTGATAAGATCTGCCTTAAGCCAAGAGGAAAGAGAGGAAACTTCTTCAAGTTGGGTATAAAATCCTACAAAATCTTCCCAAGAGTTTAATTTATTTATAATATCTGGTTGGAGAAATATTTGGGAATTAGAAGTTACAAGATCCGATGGCATATATTATATATATTTGAATAATACTGCGATAAAAATTAATTGTCAACAAGCGATTATTTCTTCCCTCTTTGAGCTCGACGAGCAAAGAATTCACCTACGCCTGTAACATTTGGAGGATTCGGAGGGGGAAGAGATTGTGTAGGAAAACGAATTTCTGGTCTTTGTCTGAAAAACCAACGAAAGAATCCAAGACGATTTCTCTCCGCTCGAGTAAACATCTCTGCTAACGGCACGCCTTTATCTTCTGAAGTTGGCATAGGCTAACCTTTCCTTTAAATAGGAAGTTTGTTGATAACTCCTGCTGTACTATTTGTCGGACTCCCATATTTATCGCGAATAGCTTTCCCTAAATATGTAATAAATCCGATAACAAAAGCGACTACAAGTGCTTTTGTTGTTTGTTGAATGTCAGAAAAATTGATTGGTACAGCTTGTAAACCTGTAAGTGCTTGAATTAAAGCAATAGCTAGTAAACTTATGATAGTAGCTCCAAAATTCCTAAGTCCTCGTTCAAATGCTGCTTGTGTAAACATAATTCACCTCCTTCTACGAAAATAAAAATTGTAATTTCGCCCAAAATGTTTTAGGCTTGACGTTTGCTAGTTGAGACTTCAAGTTCCCAATAAGAACATTTTGTTTTGATTGTGCATCTAGGATACTTTGGCGATCTTGCTCACATTGTGCTAGGTTGGCAGTCAAGTCTGGAACTTTTGACGCTATTGGTTGGAGAGTTATAACTTGTTGATTAGAGGCTTCAAGTTGGGTTTGTAATGTTTTAATTTGAGCATTTAATTGAGTTATATCATTATTTCTATCATTAATTTGTTGATTAAGGTTTGCAATAGTTGCTTCATCTGCTTGATATAATCTCCAATTTTTATCTCGATCTGTCCTGCATTGATCTAATTGACTCTGTAAATCAGTAGTGGGTTGACTTGGAACAGAAACTGGTTGAGTAGGATTCTTAATATCCCAACTACATCTATTTCCATTAGGATCAATATATCCAGCATAGCCATTATTTATTTCCGTTTTTGCTCCATTGCTATCACAAGGAGCTACTCCAAAATGAATATGAGCACCTGTTGAATTACCTGTATTATCTGAATATCCAATAAGTTGTCCACGAATCACTTTATCTCCCACACTCACTGTAGCATGATCCAAATGAGCTGAGAGTGTTAAATATCCATTATGGATAACCTTAACATAATTACCATAGCCTGTTGGGTCAGATCCGACTTCTTTAATCCACCCATCATTACTAGCAATAACTTGTGTATTTGTTGGAGCTCCAATATCAATACCGTCGTGGCCTTTTAAACCAAATTGAGCATAATTTTGGGGATTATCTCCAAATCCTTGTGTTTCAGGATAATTACCAATGTATACATCTCCTAAAATATATGTCATATATTACTTATATCCTCTTAAAAAGTTGTCTATTGAATCTACCTTATTTTCAATCCTGTCAAGTCTAGGACTTATATCTTGAAGTTGTTGTTGAAGTTTAATAAATTGTGGAGTAAGGTCTTCAAGGTTTGTTATGCGTCGATTATCTGCATCTACTTGAGTTGCTATGGTTGAAATATGATCTGCCAAAGGAGCAGTCCTAAGACCAATCCAAATATTAGCAAGAGCAATCGCCACTGTTCCAATGACAATGAAAAATTGAACCGCTTGGTGTTGAATAGCTGTTTTAAAAAATTGCCAAAATCCATTCATCGCTATATGCTACCCCTTTTACCTTCTTTAAACTAAAAAGCCACCCTTATTCTTTACAGGTGGCTTTCAATAAACGGTACTCGTTATGTTGAAAGTATATATGTCTTTTACACTATCTACTTTCTCTTAAAAAGTCAAGTTTTTAGAAAACTCCAGAATAGCCCGTGCTTAAAGGACTGGCAAAATCTCCATTTCTAGCTGATTGTCTACCTTGTTGAACTGTTTCTGGCGAAACGTTTTTATTTTGGGCATTAAGTGTCCCTAAAGAATTAACTGGTTGTTGAAACTTAGGATTAAAATTTGGAACTCTTTGCATAGCCTTACCTATTCCTGTTGCAATAAATGGAGAAAAATTAGGTTGGTTCATTCGATTCTTCGCATATAATTGAGCAATTTGTTGTAAAGCTAATTGCAATCCACTTGGTTGAGCTACGATCGGTTGAGGAGTCTGCCCACCTAATTGGGCGGGTAATCCTTGTAGAAATTGACTAGCAAAAGGTGTTGCTCCATTAGCAACCATTCCATTACCCTGCCTAAAGGATTGATACTCATTTAAAAGTTGCTGTCTAAAAGCACTTGTATCTAAACTTGGTATATTTGTTATTGGAGTTCTCGTTGGAACTCCTCTTCCTGGCATTGGTGATCCCATTAGTATTGCCATATTATTTTTACCTCCTTGCAATTAACTGAGCTAATTGTTGTAAGTCTGGTGCTCCTTGTCCTCTTAATTGAGGTGGGGCAGCAAACCATCTACCCCATCCACCCATCTCATAGATAATTCTTGCCATATAAGCATTCTTTTGCGGATCATTCATGTCATCCCATTTTCTAATCCCAAATTTATTTGCAGCTTGTTTCCAGAAGCCATATTTAGGATCATTCATAATGCCATTAAATGTATTGCTATTTATCCTAAATAAACCCCTGTCTATTGATCCATTTGGATTAGGAGCATCATTATTGGTTAAACCAAAACCTGCATTTTCTCCATAATTATACGAAGGATGTCCCATTTGCCTGATCTCTGCCTGAGTATAGGTTTGTTGTAAAGGATGGTTAAGAACTTGAGCTGCATTTGTAGCTTGATTAATATTTCCAAATGCATTCATTAAAGTTTGAGCAAGTTGAGGTTGTAAACGATATGGTTGTCCTGTCTGGCTATAGGGAATGGTAATGTTTTGTTGATAGTTAACTGTGTGGCTAGGATTAGGAGTAGGAGTTGTTCTAGCTACAATTCTTGATTGTTGCATCGGTTGAGAAATAACATTATTAACAGGAATTCTTGTGGGAATAGGAGTTATGTTTCTTGTGGGAGATGGTTGCATATGTTGATTTTGAGCAAGTTGTTGATCAGCCAATCTCTCATTTGCATACTCTCTTTGATAATAATAATTCAAGCCTGGTTGTAAAGGACTATTATATCCTCCTGGACTTTCTGCTTTTGGGATAGGAGAAAATGAATATCCTGGTCTTCTACCGCCTCCAAGCCAATTCTGTACACCTCCCCACGCATTTTGAAATGCCTGTTGACCAAAGTGTCCTAGTGCTCCTAGTGCTTGTTGTAATGCTCCCATATTATCTTACTGCTGCCATACCAAGCCCATGCATACTCGTAGGTTGCTGATATGGCCTAAGCTGTACTCCTCCAACTTTTGGTTGTCCCAAAACAGGTGAAACTCTTTCTCTTGGAGCTAATGCTACATTTCCTGTTAATGCATTTATATTAATAGGATTTTGTCTGAGTTGTTGCTGAAACCCTCCTACTCCCTTAAATCTCATTGGGACAGGTTGGTTTTCAAGCATCATAGCCTGAGATATAAAGGATCTAAGTTGAGCGCGTTCCAAATAGTTACTAGGTAAATTGCCTATATAACCATTGGAAGAGCCATATCCTCCACCCCCTCCTTTGGTTGTCCCTCCAGCTCCAGGGGGTAATCCCGCCAATCCATTAATATAATTGTCATAATAATCAAGTTGAGCAAAATATGCTTGCACTTTTGAATCATTGTATAAAGAATAGTTTTTTGTTGACTTAGCCTGATTTAGTAAGTTTTGTACATCTTTTGAAGGAGACGGAGCTACAATACCAAATTGTTGGGTTTGTTTGGTTGGAGGAAGACTGTTGTAATAATCTGTTTCCGCTGCATTATATGAGTTTAAGATAGCTAGATTTGTAGGATCTGATTTAAAAGCTTTTTGGTCTGCTGGCAATAAAGCCTTATATTGCAAAACAATATTTTGTGCTTGTGGATTAACAAGTCCCATTTGCCATAAAGGATTAACTGGATCTTTTGTAGTCTTTGCATTAGATGCCTCCATTTGTGATTTAGCTAGGGCTAATTGCCCATCATTAGCTAACAACCCATAAGCATGAATTTTATCAAGCTGATTTCCCCCATTGTAAGGAAGCTGAAGTAGGTTATTGATAGTATCAAGTTGGGTTTGTCTATTAGCATCTAATCCAGCTTTAATTGAATTTTCATTTTTAGCAATAGTTGTTGCTTGTTTTGTTTGAGCGATAACTGTAGGATTTGGTCTTAGTAAATCAGCAACTGTTGGTGTTGTTTGATAAGCAAAATCTCCAGTTCCATGAGTTATTGGTTGTCCAGTAAGCATTCCCGAAAGAACATCTGATGGACGATTACCAACATAACTTTTATATGGGAAAAGAGTGTTTGCTAAAGTTGAGCCAACCAAAGGAACATTTCTAATTAAATCTCTATTTGCAGTTATTTGATTGTTTTTAATTTGAACCTGATTTTGTCCTTGAGGAGGATTTAAAGCATTATTTACTAATCCTCCTACATTCATGACATCAGAGGCTACGGGTCCACCAACTAAACCAACCAAATTAGACGCTGTATATTGTGGGTACATAATTGTATTTGCAATTGTACTTCCTATAATTCCAGGATTAGCTCCTCTAAGTGCACCTTGAACAATTGTTTTCCCAATCGTAGGAGCAGGTTTATTTTGAATTAAATTTTGAAATACCTGTTCACCTGTACCAATTCCTGTTCCCAATGTCAAGAATGCGATTGCAGGAGCTACATTTCCTGCTCTTGCTTCTCTAAATATGTATGGAACAAACTTTGTAGCCTGATTATAGCCAAAGGTTTTAAACATAGTCATGAGTCTTCCAACTGGCGTATTCCAAAGCTTTGGTAAATCTCCTGGCTGAAAAAGAAGGGCTGTATCTTTTAAGGCTGATCTTGCATATTGATTAACTTCTGGTTGAGTAAGATATCCTCTTTGTCTTATTGCATCATAATCAAGTCCTGCCCCTTTAAGAAATCTTGCTGTTGTCGAATCGTCTAGTTTTGTTTCGAATTGTTTAGCTTGCATTTGGGCAGCGTCTGCTCCCCATGCACGAAGCGTTTTAATTACTCTGTCGAAACCAACCACTCCGAGAAACTTTTGATCAAGTCTAGAAGATCCTCCATAAAGATCATATTTATTATCAAGGTCATGAAGCTCCAAGACCGCATTTCTAGCAAAAGGAGATTGGTTGTCAAATAGTAAAGAAGAAACTGCTTGAGGAGCAGTTCTGAGCATGTTCCCAAGGCCTGACCTTGCAGCAATTGAAGCGACCTGTCCTCCGTGGTGAAGAGAAATTAAGCCTAACTTCATAGGGGTTTCGATTGCACGAACAGCTCTCCCAATCATTCCAACTCCTTGTTCCTCTGGGCTTTGTGGACGATAACCCGTAACCTGCTTTAAAAGATCAGATGCAACATTTGACTCATATGGACGACCTTCCCCAATCATGTTGTCAACCAAGCGTTGACCATCTTGATTAAAAGCTCCAAATTGGTTGGCATAAGCTATTCTTTTATATGCACCATTAACATAATCTTCGGCAATACGAGGATCTTTTAAATAAGGAATATCAATATCTCCTCTATGCATTTCCAAATTCCCAAACCTTCTTGCTCTCAAAGCATCTAACTGCTTATCTAAATACAGCCTCGCCTCAAAAGCATTACTTGCTTTTCCGCTTCTAATAATGCCATCAAGAGTCGCATCTGGATTGGCTCGAATTTGATCCATTTGCTCTTTGGTTACATAATGAGGGAAATAATTATCTCTTCCCTCCCAAGGAACTGTCATCCCTCCTTCGGGATCAAGAGTCTGAAGATCGATAGCTTTTGCTTTTGTAGCAATATCTTTACGAACCGTATCCCACGCCTGTAACCAATTCTTAATCTCTGGAGGAATTTCTTGTGCCTGCGCCTCTCCTAAGCCCATATCAACTTTATCTCCAATCATGGGTACTTTTCCTTCTGCTAAGTCTACTACGAATGCGTATTGATTTGGTTTTAAAGCTTTCCTTGCATTTGCTAAAGCAGTTATCGCTGAAGAAGCCATGTCTTCATGATTATTAGCTGCATCTTCCAAGCGTTTAATAAAAAGATTCGCATTTGTGCTAGGAGAATCAGCAAGAACTTTTCTTTCCCCAACAAACAAACTTTTAGCCAGAGCTTTGATTCCTCCTATGGGTTTTGGTGTTTGTGTTTCTGGGATTGCTCCTCCTGGCTGGAATGCTCCTTTTCCTTGATTGCCATACTTATCAAAAGGAGGGATATCTCCCATATCCCCTTTCCCTGCAATGGGATTCTTCCATTGTTGTTGAGGAATAGGTAATCCAGCTTCTTGACGGTTTTTGTCCAATCCTGTTAGAACGGCATAATTCTGAGGCGATCCAAAAATGTTTGTTGTTGGAATATTTTCTGGAGGAGGCGGAATTCCACCTTTTGTTCCCTCGCCTTTGTATTGATCATGTCCAATCTCACGAGTTTGAAGTGACTCAGGAGTGTGAGCTTGAATTTCTGCGGTTTGTCCACTAGGAAGTTTCACTTGTAAATGCTGTGCATCATATCCTGTCTTTGGATTAACTTTGTTTTTCTCTTTTACAACCTGAACTGTCGGATCTTGTTTAAGAATGTCTAAAGCTTGTTGAGCTTTATCTTTATCCATTGCAAGAATTGTGCTTCTAATAGTATCTGGATTATTTTCCAAAGTTCTTCCTTTATCATCTGCAACCTTTTGAGCCAAAGATTGTGGATCTTTTAAAGCAACTTGAGAAACTCCATTAACGGCATTTGTTGCATTATCTACAACATCTTGTAAAACAGGAACATCTTTTGAAGCCTCTGTAACTTTAGCTGTTGCATCCTTAATGTCTATTGATTTATCTCGACCTTTTACGATTGAGGTTTCTTGAGGGGATAATTGGGCGTTTTGCGGAAGAACGCTACCTGCGTTCCCTTTTGGTTGCTCGGCTGATATGTTCCCTCCTGTTGTGCCTTCTGGTTGAAGTCCTGCACCAACCTGTCCAAATCTGTTGCTTTTACTGATGAGTCCGTCATAATTATCTTTAGTGTAAACACCTAAATTATATTTGTCAAGCGACTTACTAAATTTGAATCCTCCAGCTTGCAAAGCAGTAATCGCTTGTTCCGCTTTGGTTTTAAATTCTTCTGGATTTAATCCATCAAATTGGGAAATATTATATGAATATGTTTCTCCTGTACGCTGATTAATCGTTAATCCCAATCCTTCTGCGTTTGCAATTCTTTGAACAGCAACTACCTCTTCGTTACTGAGAGGTCTTCCAAAGTTCATTGATAAACCAAGATTTTGCCCTGCCTGACTCTTTGTCCCCGTAATAAATGAGTCTTGCTGATTGTCTTTTGCGAACTTTGCTAAAGAAGCAAGAGTTTCATTTGAGTTATTAGAATTAAGATCTAACCAATAAGAAGGCTCTGGCGTTCCGAAATATAATCCATGAGTATTGGTTTCAAGTCTGCTAACTTGGGTTGCCCCATCATTAAGCAGATCGGTTAATTGTCCTTTGGTTGTGTCCGTAACATTTTGTAAGGTTTTAATCGCTCCATTAATATCTCCAGCTTCCATCTGTTTTGCTCCTTGATCCAAAAATTGTGCAACTTGCGGATTTGCTTGTTGAGCTGATGTAATTCCTATTCTCATTGGTGTTCCTGATTTAATTTGATTGAAAGAATCAGAAAGTAAAGGAGCTTTATCATCAAGCATTACAACTGGAACTAATTGATGGCCAAGAGACCTTGAAATTGGAAATCTATGATGTCCATCTGTAATATCTAAAGGATTTGGATTTCCATTTTCGTCATAGGTTTGTTTTACAACAGGTAAATCAGAAACTCCATTATTGGAAACGAATTGATCGAAAGCAACTCCTTTCATAACATCCCCTGACTCTGCTACTTTTGGTGGCATATCAAATGGATTAACGAAAGTGAAATAACCATTAGCATCTTTAAGAGCTTCTGGTCCTCCTGGGGTATGGTTCATTTCCTGTGATTTATACCAGTCGTTAAAATTATCTTGAGGCAAAAGCTTCTGCCAAATATTTGGATCATTTGCATATTGTTCGTAATTAGCATCGATTTGAGGCTTTAAGTCCATAAACTTATTTATCCCCTCTCGAGTAACCCTTAACCCATCTGGAAGAGTAACCGCTTCATTATCTTTCATATTTTGTAATCCTCTTCCAATAAGATTAGACGCTCCTCCCAATGTCCCTCCGACTGCTAATCCCGCTAAAGATCCAGCACCAACATTGGTAGCTAAATTCTGCAAATATTGCTGTGGATTTGTAATGTTTCTTCCACTTTGTAAGCCTGCTCCGAAACCGAAACCTGCTCCGAATTTAGTTCCAGTCAAAGCTCCTTCTTTCAAAGCTTGGCCGAACCCTTGTTGCATTGCTTGTTCGGCAACTTCTCCTCCCATAGGTAAAGTTGCTAGAGTTGCGATTGGCAAACCGATTGAAGCGATATCGCTTACCGCAACTTGGGGTTGTAATATCTTTCCAGATTGAATATCTTGTCCTGTTTGTCCAACTCCTTGTTGGATATCTGAGGGGACATTTAATATACTTTGCGGAATACCAACTGCTGTTTTTAGTGCAAAATCTGCAACTGGATTTCCAGTATTAATTTGATTTGCGGCATTAATACGAGGAGCAGGAGCAAAAGGATTGCTTAAACTCCATGGTTGTTGTTGACCAAAGACATTTTTTCCTTGCAGAGCATATTGACCTTGTTGCAAAATCATGGGTAAAAGCGAGCTTGTTGCATCCTGTGCAACAGGGTTATTGATGCTTGGAATTTGAGGCTGTTGTATACTTTTAGACAAACCTTGCCAATCGTTTGAGAGGTTGTCTCTAAGACCAGAGGCTACGTTTTCAATTGTATTTCCAATATCTTGACCAATTCCTGTGAAGAATTTACCTGTCTGATTTAGAGCGTTTCCGAATTGATCCATACATATGCATTAAGCGTTTGCTCCTTGTCCTCCACCTTGTACTCCAAAAGCTCCAGAAGTCACATTAGGAAGATTACCAAAGATGCTTGCTGGTTGTGTTTGCTCTCTTGGATTAGCTCCAAAATTTCCTATGAAACTAAAGTTAGGCATGTTTGGGGCTGTTTGCGGAGTTGGTGTTAAGTTGTATTGTGGAAGTGGATTTTGCATATTATTAATTAAGGCATTCCCTGCTGCCATTTGTCCTGTTTGATTAAATTGTCCTCCTACTGAATTTGGATTAGCTAGAGTGCTAAAAAGTTCCAAGTCCTGTCTAAATTTACGATCTGCAAGTTCAATTGATGCATTTTGATTTCTAACATTTGCAAGAATATCTAAATTAGCTTGTTGTCTAGCCTGCTCTGTTAATCCTTGTTGCTGTTGAACTTGAGCTAATTGGTTGAGAAAATTATTTTGAACTGTTGTTTTTGCTTCATTTAGCCAATTATCTAAATCCGCATGCTTCTGTTGCACAAAAAGATTAACTTGATTTTGTTGACCTCCAAAGGTTAATTGTGCATTTGCATTTTGATTTGCGATATCTTGTTGTCCTCTTAAAAATTGTTCGTATGCAAGCTCTTGAGCTGCTGGACCCGCTGAAGTTCCTCCCCCAAGTCCTGCAATTTGATTTTGCCATGCTTGATATTGTTGTGCTGCCTGAGAAAGTGCACTTTGTTGTTGTTGACCAAAAAGATTTTGGTTTTGCTGAATTGGATTAATAAGACTTTGTTGTAATCCAGGCAATAGCCCAATTTGGGAATTATAAGCACCAGTAAGATTTGCAATTGTTTGATTTCGTCCTTGTGGCAAAATATTATTAGCAAGATTATTGAGATAATCAAGTTGGGGTTGATAAACTGCATTAGCTTGATTTTGTAGATCGGAGGCACTTGGACTTTGTTGCTGTTGAGCCATTAGTTGATTATATTGAGTTTGTTGAGATGGATTTAATCCTCCACTTGCTGCAACTTTTTGAAGTTGCTGAAGCTCTGAATCAGAAGGCCCAGCAGGAGTAGTATTATTTGTTTGTCTTCCAGCTTGTTGTAAAGCTGCTCCAATAGCACTTGGTTGATTAGTAGTATTTGCTCCTAATACATCTGGTCCAGCTGCATAAGCTGGAGTTACTCCAAGAAAATTACGAATAGGAGTTCCTTGCCATAAGCCTTGAGGCAAAGCGTTTGCAGTTCCGTTAGCTACATTGTTAAGTAATTGTTGTCCAGTAATCGGTTGAGTGGTAGGAACAGCAAAAGATCCGCTTGCTGTTGGTTGATTTGATCCTAAATTTAACCCTGGTAAAGGAATTGCTCCTCCTCCTGTTGGTCCCATATTTTATGCTCCTGTTCCGTGATACATGCTTCCTTGTGATCTAGCCTTTTGTAGCATTTGTCCCATTCGCTTGGTATTGTTACTAATCTTTTTAGGATTAATCAATTTTCTGCTTTTTGTTTTTGATTTAGATTTCATAGTTAAACTGCATTCCCTCCCTCATTTCTCACTATTGGCAACCGATTCCCTGCATAACCCCTATAAACTTGTTTCATCTTTGCTTTCTGAGACTTCTTTTTCTTTTCTTTTCCCTGCCTATTCTTATTTGCCATATTAATACGTCCTATTAGTTACGTCTCCAAACACTCCATCTTTAGGTTTATGAGAACGCTTAATTGATTTTTTCTTCAATTTTGCTTGAAGCTTCATTTTCTTTTTTGCTAATTTATTTTTACCCATATCTAGACCTTACTGGAATATCCCGAGTTAACATTCCAAGTCGGTAAGCCCTTTAATCCCCGTGACTTACCGATATTTACAACCTGTTTCTTAGCTTTCTTTGTCTTTTTTCCTTTAATCTTCATGTTAATATTGAATATCAGTTGGCGTATTTGGTTCTGTAGCGACTCTTCCTGGCATTCGGAATGTTATCGGAGTTCCTTTCCTTTTAAACATTCTACTCTTTTTTTTCGCTTTCTTTCTTTTACCCATACTGTGTCTTGTCACTTACTGTATTTGCTGACGCTCCATAAGGAGATCCTTTTGCTGTTTTTTTATAAGGATTTGCCTTACGCTTTTTAAGTTTAGAAACTTTCTTCATTTTCCTCCTCTTGCCTTTGCCATTTTCCAGAAAATTGCTCCTGCAACCTTTTTCCCTGCCTGAGAAGAACCATATTTTTTACCTGCTTTTGCTGCAATCTTTGCAAAACCTCCTGTTTTCTTTGTCCTACCGAGTTTAGCAACCATTGCTCTGCCTTTTGCTCCTTTAGGTTTCATTTATATTTCGTCCTCCTCTCCATCATCCCCACAAACTATTACTGATGACTCTGGCCAAATAAGTTCCATCTTAATATGATCCTTTATCCGTTATCTTCCCTCCAGTTTTTTTGGCGTAAGATCTCGCCTTTTTCTTCCCTGCTGGAGTGTAAGGGAATTTTTTAATCTTATTTCCAACTTTTACTCTAGGCATAAATGTTTCTCTACATAAAAAAACGACCTAGTTTACACTTTGGTCGTCTAAAATATCCGTGCTGGATTATTTTAACTATAATTGACTAATTAATATCACAAGAGCTTTCTCTTTGTCAAGCCTTTTATCGAAGAGGCAAGCCTCCTCCCATTCCCGTTCCTGCTCCTTGGGGAGTTGTTGTTCCTCCTGGTTGTTGTGTTCCTCCTTGATCTGCTCTGGACATATCCCTTTGGATTAAGCCAGACAAAAGCGTAATTATACTCCTAACAATCGCTTGTTCTTGCGGATCTCCTGCAACTTGAGTGAATTGCTGCAATGCTTGTAAAGCAGAAATAAGAATTTTAGTTGTCCCTTGTCCGCCTGCCATTCCTGGCGTTCCTCCTAGCTGTCCACCTGTTGGAGGAGGTATTCCTCCTGGAACAGCAACTCCGACGTTCGGCTTACTTGCACTTGTTGGCATTCCACCCCCATTGCCAGTCGCTCCGACTGGACTTCCTGCAAAACCTCCTTGATTCCCTTGCATTTGAGAAAGTACTTGTAGATATGGATTTCCTCCTTGTCCTGTTGGATTCATAATTCACCTCCTCTCAAAATTGTTCAAAAAATAATCCTCCTCCAGATGGAGATGCTGGAGGAATAGATGCTATAACTCCTGTAATTTCATTAGTTTGGCTTTCATTATAAATAAGACTTTGAGAACCTACTCCTACGCTTGCATTACTATCAAACCAGCCTTTAGGTCCATTGCTTGCTCTTAAAGTAGTTCCTGCACCTGCACTAATCGTACCTCCTGCTGCAAACCCCCCATAACCAACAAGCCAACAGTTAGCAGCAACAACTGTTGTGGTAAGAGTTAAAGTATTAGCCGAAGCATTAGTAGCCCCACTTGAGGAGTCTGGCTGACCTGATTGTTTCGCTCCTGTATAAGAGGCTGCAACTGCTTTTGCGAGTATTGATGAGCTAAGAGAAATAACTACATTATTAGCTCCAGTTGCAGGAGCAATCAGATAATAAAGATAAAGAGTTTCATCAGAATTGACACTTACTTGTAGCTTTGCTCTTGTCATGGAAACCCCATTATATGTGATTCCTGTAACCGAATCGCTTCCAGACTCAACTTGTACGCCTACTAATAGAATTAGATTTGAAACTCCATTTATAGTATGGGAAAAAGTATAAGAGCTAGCCGAGACTGGAGACCCCATATCTGTTGAATTGTCGTATGCAAGTGCCATATTAAATTAACCAAAAGATACTGCTGATTGACCAAAAAAAGTCTGTCCATCATACTTAACTATAATTGCATTAACTTGGGAAGCAGAAGAACCAAAAGTAGGAGGCAATGCACTCGGCCATCTCATGGTAGGAAGGGTAATGCTACGTCCTCCAGTACCATCTTGATACATCCATAAAGTCAATACCTGTCCTGATGCCATACTAGCAAAATAAAAAGTTGAATTTGTATTTAATAATCCTTTTTGTCTATCTCCATTAAGCCAGCTAACTGTTGCATTTGCACTAAATGTTCCATTATTGTATTCATCAATTACAATAGGAAGACGCATTGTAGGAGTAACAAGCGTAGGAGAACTAAGCATCTTATTCGATAAAACTTGGAGTTGAGATAAATCAGTAATATTTCCATAGATAGATGCTCCTGATGCAGAAAGCATTTGGGCAATTACAAGTTGTTGAATAGAGGCAAGAGAGGTTGTTACTAATTGTTTGGTTTCAGTATAATTGATGGTAGCCGTTGCAATAACATGATGCCCAGCTACATCGTGCTCATTAGTAACAAGAGTAATCATGTCATTCCAATGAGTAACTGACATATTTTCTTCAACTTGAGCCCCAGAATTATGTGCTTGAGCTGTTGAACCTGCAACTCCTCTTGTAACTCCTGTAAGCTGATTACTGCTGATACCTGTGAAGCTTATATATTCACGAAGAGTGGGGGTGGCATTTCCGCTTCCATCGGTACGGTCAATAACCAAAACCCCAGGAGATTGAAGCCCCGCAACAGAGTTGAGGGTAATTGTGGTATCGGCCGATCCGATAGAACCATTCAATGTAGAGTTGTAGGCGTTTGATGTATTAGCTTTCCACCATGTTGATGCCATATTCTATAAAAAAAGACCAATTAAATTAATAATTGGTCTAAAACACAGCGTTTCTCGCTTATGTTAAGTTGCTTCGATTAAAACATAAAGGGAGAAGCTTGTCAAGAATAGGACTAGGATATAAAAAATGTTCTAAATCTATATTTCAGATTGTCTATATTAGACTATCCAACTCGATGGGGAATTTCCTCTACTCTGATTTATTGCCACGCCACGGATCGCAAGTAGCTCGTAGTTATCAACATTCCCTGTAGTAATTATCTCAATCTGCATCGTTCTTGCAACTTTATATAAAAATGATTTTTTAGGAAGCTCTGTTGAAGTTACAGCTGGGTTAGTTCCAGATAATCCAAATTCAACCAATCCAAATTCATCCGTCCCGAAACCACTTTTTCCACTCGCAGATGTAATTGTAAAGGCTTTGGTAAGAATCGTAGCTCCGCTTCTTTGCTCAAGATAAACATTAACATTTACCGATCCTTGAACGTTTCTAAAATTCATATATAATTCATTAATCGTTTTAAAAACCTCCCAAACACCAAAATCTTCTTTTCTACTTCTAAATGTTGTACGCATTGCTGTCCCTTTATCATCTACATAGCTTGTTCTAAATTCCGAGACATAATTATCTGTAGAATCAGAAGTTAACCACCTTTCTATTCCTGAAGCATCTACAAACTTTGCCCAATGGTTAATCCCAAAAGGAGTTGTCCAAGGACCCATAAAACATAAACGCTCTCTGTCATACATAATCGATTGTTTACTACTAGGAAAGGAAACCACATATTTTTTATCAGCATAGATTGCAGCTGCTGATGTGATATCAGTATTGCTTAATCCTAAAAAGAAAGGACGTATTTTTGCAGATAATTCATTTGCGTTAATAACATTTAATAATTGAGGTTCGTAGCGAAGAATATACATTCCTCTTTGGTTAACAAACATTAAATCGTTCTCAACCGATTGGATAGATCTGTGAGATCCACATCCTTGAGATAAAGTTAATAAACGATAAGTAGGATTAAGAAGAATATATGGGCCAAAAGCAATCGTATCAAGCGATAGCTCCCAAACGGATTTTTCTTTAAAAACAACTATGGTTTGTGTACTTGTAGCTGATCTGTAATAAACGCTTATTCCTGTAATATCTTCTCCAGAATCTGGTTCAATCTTTATTGATCCTCCCTGAACAAACCAATCAAATCGCTCGTGGTTTGGATATCTTGCCGAAATAAGAACTTTTGTTGGATCTCCAGAAAAACCTGCCAAAATCAATCTATCCTGAAAACGAATAATATATTTTGCTTGAGGTCCACCACTGGTATCTGTCGGAGGAGTTGTTCTAAAAAGTTGAGTGGAAGGAAAACCATAATCGTCAAATGTTTGCGTATTATTATTGACACCTCCTACCCAAACTTCTCCTCCTGCTGGTCCACGATAAATATTATAACCAGCTAAAGCACCAGAAGTCGCAGAAACTGCCGTCCAATTTATGCGTATTAATGTTTTTGTTAAGTCGGCTGGAAGACCACTCGCTAAAACATTTGTAGAAGCAGTTGTTTCTCCTCCTGATTGTGCTAAGGCTGTTACTCTCCATGAAATATTATTAAGTCCTGTTGCAGTTGAAAGCATAGTTTGGGTTAAACCTGTTGGGATGGCAAGAGTTGGAAAATTAACAAGAGCGGAAAAATTATATCTATACCAAGCTTGTTGCTGGTTCACAATATAAACATTAGCATTTAATTCAGCTGCTTCCACATTATAGCCAGATGGAAAAGAACCTCCTGTAATTTGAGTGTAGGAAGCATTGTTCTGCTTAACTAAATATCCCCAATCTGTTAAAGCAAGAACTTGAATATTGTCATTTGCATCTTTTATTGGGAATACGAAACGTCCATAGCCAGTCGCTCCAGAAAGGAAATAGTTTGCAGATCCCCATCTTTTTGTTGGAACGCCCGATCCAACAAGAAGAAGATTCGTTGCCTGAACAAGTTCAGAACCTTGAATCTCCGTTTCCCGAAGTAAAGTATTGAGACCGCCTCGCCAGGTGTTCCAACCTATAGTATTCTCTTTAGGCGTGTGCCATGGTGCTGGCTTAAGTGGACCTAACATACATATTCACCTCTTATTAATTTGTCTAGAATAATTTTTTCTGTTATTTTACTGCCTTCTATAAAAATTATTTTCCACCCATAATTTTCAAAAATTTTCTCTCTTTTTTCTTTCCACCCTTCACATCCTCCTAGCCTAAATTGATTTTTATGTTTTTGATAATAAACTTCTATTGCTTTTTTTTCTCCATTAGTATTAACAAAATCTGGATTAATATTTTCGAGAAAGAATTTTCCATTTCCCACAAACCTATATGGAAGATGATATTTATTAATTATGGTATTTACTTTTATTTCCAACTTAGACATCTCTCGTCGAGAAAGCCTTTTTTTAATAGTTTCTGCACTTTGTCTACTACCAATTCGATATTTACTAGCACATTGCATCGAGCAAGATTTTCTTTTGGACGTATGACAAGATTGTATATAAAAAATTTTACTACATACTCTACAAATCATTTTTTTTTTCGGTTTCCAATTGTAAGCCTTTTCATTCAAAGGCTTTTTCATAAACATATTATGACAATTAATAGAGCAGAATTTATTTTTAAGCGAAGGATAATTAGGTATAATTTCTTTATTGCATGTTAGACAAAAAGATTTATTTCTTATTTTTCTTATTCCACTTCTAAAACCCTTTAACCCCTTATTCCACGCAGATTTTCCCTTTTTACTACAACTTATTGAACAGTATAAAGCAATATTTTTTCTATATGATTTTACTATAAATTCGCTATTACAGCTTACGCAATTTTTTTTTATCTGCATATCTTTTGTTTATAAAACAAAATATTTTCAATATAAACTAATCCCTCCCCCACCGAAACCCACTTAATCTTGTTTGATTTAAGACATAGTTCTTATTACTATAGGAAGCATATTTTATGGCATCATGGTTTGCCACCATATTTAATAGACGTTCTCTAGCCTTAACTTCTATCTCTTGGAAACGTGGATCATACCTAGACTCCAAAATATAGGCTACTGTTCTATCAACTACGAAGCTAGGATCTCTCATCACGAGTACTTGCCCAGAAGAGGCTAATGAAGCAACTACGGAAAAGTATGGAATCTGTACCGAAGCACCCGATAATAATGACCCAGGATTCCATATCATATTAAATCCATTTTGCATATTTCCAAGAACATAGAAATATTTATCGTAAACAGAATATAATTGTCGTTGATCAGGAAGAACTTCAGGCCAAGGAACTCCCTGAATATTATTTAAACTCCAATTAACAGGAGGACCTGCAACTCTATAAAAATCGCTTGGGAGTGGAATTGTGAGTACAACAAGAGAGGCTGCGGTTACTTGAGTGATGTTAGGAAAAAAATCTTTCCTTGTATCTTCCCAATCATGAGCTTCTTGCCACTCGCGTTGAGCACGCTCCATAAAAGAAATCCACAGATTGTAATCTGTCGATCCAGATAGAGGAGCGGTTGGGTCTTGATTTACAGTACTCCCAATTTGACTCATTAATTCGGATACAGTAAAAGCGGCCACTCTAATCTACCTCCTTTTTATTTTTGTTCCAAGGAATCATATATATATCTACTTTTCTGTTTTTATCCCTGTCCCAACTGGTGAGACAGAAGAAAAACACAAACTGGTATTTCCGATCTCTATGAAACGCCTTTACTAACGTTAATGAATCCGTAAATTCCTTGTGATTGATGATATCAAATTTGTTACTCTAGTTAAATTAATTTTTAACGAAGGTCTCAAGAATATATTTTTCTGATAATTCCTTTGCTTCAATAAATAATATATCCCATCCATATCTTTGAAAAATATTACTTCGTTCTCGTCTCCATTCATTAATAGATTTATTTCTAAACATTTCTTTATGCTTTTGATAATAAACCTCAATTGCCTTTTCCTGTCCATTTGTATTTACAAAGTCTGGATTAATATTTTCGATAAAAAAATTACCGTTACCAACAAATTTATAAGGGAGATTATATTTGTCAATAAAAGATTGAAATTTTAATTCTAAATTAGAAAATGTTCTTCTCTGTAAGATTTTTCTAATATGTTCTTTAGTCTTTTTTTTACCTTTTCCAGCCCTAGAAAGCTTTTGTCTCCATTCCAAAGTAGTAACTCTTTCTTTCGTAAAGTATCCTGCGTTAGGTTTTCCCTTATGAGCAATACTCATTCTTAATTTTGTTTCTTTTGAAACTGTTCGGCCATAATAGCATTTATAAGAACAAGTTTTTTGTTTTACCCATTGTTTATAACCTCTTCTACTAGGTTTAGAGAATTCTTTATTACAAACAGTACAAATCTTTTTATTCATTTTATTAACTAGGATTAAGTTATTTCTACTTAATTCTCCAATTCGCATTGGAGTTCGGACTATATCTTTAACCTTTTGCAAGGTTAGTTCGTACATAGTCTCTACACCTCTTGCAAGGCTCGGTATTGACTCAAAGAGTTTTCCACCGAATTCTCGAACTTTCTCATCTATTATTACTAATAGAGCCCGCAACGTCAATACGGGAATAACGAACGCTGTTGCACTTGCAGCCACATTAATCGAGGCTGTTGAGATGAACACGCCTGAAACGCTCAACACAACCTGTGATGCCGTCGAAGCGATTATTCTCAATGGTGCAACTGTAGCATTCGCTCCTACACTAACTTGAGACAAAAGCAAAGATTCTGTAACTCCAGAACCTGTAAATGTAAATGCTGCTCCTGTTGTATCGTCTGTGTAATAATTTGCCCCTGTTGATCCCCAAAGGTTTATAATTTTTGTCAATTTAATTCACCTCCTTCCAAGCAATAAAAAAACCCAATTACAAATGTAATTGGGTCGCCACGGACAATGCTTATCTCGTGGTAACAATTGATTTGATTAAAACATACCTCATTTTAAATGTCAACTAATATCAAGGCCTGTTAAAAGGGTATAATATTTAAAACCTGTTGAGGGGTCAAGAAGAAGAAGTGCCAATTCCCCGTCTACCAAGATAAGCTTTGGAGTTGCTTTTTGTCCTTTTTGAAGCATTGCTAATGGATCAATTGGAGACCATGAAGGATACATGTATTGTAGTCTTTGAATATCCCAAACTGGTTTTTCTGTCTCCTTAAACCATTTATCAACCGTAATATTTTCTTTTTTCGTAAGTTGAAGAGGATCAATTGGCATCCAACTTGGATACAAATATTGCAATCTTTTCAAATCCCAAATTATGTCTGGTTTACTTCCATACCATTTATCTATAAATATAGTTTCCAAAAAAGAGCGTTCTGTGAAAAAGAAATGTGGATAGATAAATTGCTGTCTTTTTAGATCAAAGATTAAATCTGGAATTTGTGGTTGCCATTTATCAATAGAAACTCTTTCTAATGTAAGAGTTGGATCGATAACAAAGAAGGGATATGTATATTGTTGTCTTCTTAAATCGAAAATTATATCTGGGTGATAGCTAAAGGCATTGATAACTTCTGCTGAAGGAGGAAATAAATCTATTCTAAATTCAGATGGATAAGTATATTGTTGACGCTTCAGGTCAAATATTATGTCTGGATGGTAGGAATCTGAATTAATCGGTTCAGACACTGGAGTAAGGATATCTGTTCTAAACTCAGATGGGTAAGTGAATTGTTGGCGTTTTAGATCAAAAATAAAATCTGGATATTGAGGAGGAGTTTTGTCTATAAGGACAGTTTCTGGAAAAAATATTTCTGTAAAAAAGAAATTGGGATAAGTAAATTGTAGCCTTTTTAGATCCCAAATTATGTCGGGCTTGTGTCCACTCCATTTGTCAACAGTAATAACTTCGGCTGGAGGAAGAACAGGATTAAAGCTTCCTTGATATTGAGTTACTCTTGGATAAACAATATTAACATTATTCTCGTTTCCTATAGGCGTAATAATTGTTATCGGAATAGAAGTAAAAATAAGCGATTGTTGTAAATGTACGGTTATTGGAGTGGTTTTTACAGGTTGCTCTGTGGGAGTAAGCCATTGGTCAACAGTAATTGTTTTTGCAGATAATTCTGTGAAAAAACTATTTGGATAATCAAATTGAGTCTTTTTCAAATCCCAAATTATGTCTGGCTTACTTCCCTGCCACCTATCTACAGATACAGTCTCGGCAAAAGAGTTTTCTGTAAAGAAGAGGGTCGGATAAGTATATTGTTGACGCTTCAGGTCAAATATTATGTCTGGATGGTAGGAATCTGAATTAATCGGTTCAGACACTGGAGTAAGGATATCTGTTCTAAACTCAGATGGGTAAGTGAATTGTTGGCGTTTTAGATCAAAAATAATATTTGGATGATATCCCAGCCATTTATCTGGAGTGGTTCTTTCTGGTTGAGCAAGCTGTTTTGTGTCAATTGAGAAATATGGATAGGTATAAGTGAAATTTTGTAGTCTTCCTCCAAAATCTGGTTTTTGACCAATCCATTTATCTAAAGTAATAACTTCGCTTGGAGGAAGAACAGGCTTAAAGTGGCTTTGATATTGAGTTGTTCTCGGGTAAGTAATTGCTACATCCGAAGCAAGAATAGGAGAAATAATGGTAATTGGAATAGGATCGTGAAAAAAACTAGGATAGGTATACTGTGTTCGTTCAAGATCCCAAATTATGTCTGGCTTACTTCCCTGCCACCTATCTACAGATACAGTCTCGGCAAAAGAGTTTTCTGTAAAAAAAAAGTTTGGATAAGTATATTGCCTTTGATCGATTGGACGAATTTTCGCTATCGGTTGCTCGATAGCTGGATGCCAACGATCAGCCGTTACGCTTTCTGGAAAAGATGATTGACCTGTTGGAGGAGCAACAAAAAACAAAAAAGGAGCAATTGCTGCTACAGAATAGAGAAGAGCTTTTTGCCAATTGCTTTGAGGTGGAGTAGGAACGATTGGTTGAAACCTATCAACAGATACAACTTCCAACCAACTATGAGTTCCAGAAGTTGGAGGAACAACTGAAAGTCCTTGATACTGTATCCTCTTTGCCATATTAGTAAGAGACTATAGAATCTTTTATCCCAACAATTGTATTAGGTGCTGATACCGCATATATGACATTGTTGGATACAGGAGTAACTACTCCTGAAGTAGTTACTCTTAATCTGCCAATAGTTTGTAAAAAAGATGATTGCCAACCTAAACCTTGAGAATAAGAATTTTGTCCTTGAAAATTGGGATTATATCCATATATTCCAACTGCAAATTGATTGTAGACAAAAGGATATGGCAAACCAGAGCCGTTATTATATAATTTCGCTACTTCAAAAGAAACTAGACTTCTATTCCAAAATCCCACCTCATCCATTACGCCCTTATATTCTCTGTTTGATTGCTGAGTCCAATTTCCCATTTGTAATGCTGCGGTGGATGTATCAATCGTTGCGCCATTTGTTCCTGTGACCGTTGTTTGCAATGTGCCATTAAGATAGGCTTTTAAAGTTGTACCTGATTTTGTTATAACAACATGATTCCATACGCTTGCGGTAAGTGTAAGAAGGTCAGTTCCCCATCCGCCATTTCCTGTAGAATTTTTCCATCCAGCTTGAAGAACTAAACTATTGGCTACTCCCTTTTGCTCAATTCCATATCCATTATTCTGAGCTAAACTTTCTTTACGGATCACCTCAAAAAAAGCACTTTGGGTAGATGAAGGATTAAGCCATACAGAAATTGAAAAATCACCGGTAAATTCAACGCTTGCAGAATCTGGCACATTAATATAACTATCATTTCCATTAAAAACTCCTGCACTATTTATTTTACCTTTTGTTAACCATTGAGAGCCTAAGCTTCCTGTCCACATTCCTGAATTACCATTATTAGAACGGTCGTTTACTAATGTTCCTGTATTCTCATCAAACGAATAATAAGCTACTAAACCATCTGTTAAAGCCATATTTAATAATTTATCACCTCCGTTTTATCGAGATTTTCTCTAGGAATTTCTTGCCCAGAGCCAATAAGCTGTTGCCATATAAAAGAAGGAGTGCCACTTTTTATCCTACCTACAGTCTGAAAAAAAGAATTCTTCCAAAAAGTTGGAGCTTTGTACCCATAATTACCAAAAGCAGGATTAACTTCAGCATCCAATCCTGCTGTCGTAACTGTATCATCTATAGTTCTTAAATCAATATTAGGAAACCAAATAGAAGCAGCTTGTGCTGGTCTAAAAACTGCCGTAACCAACGAAGCGTTAACTGAGGCTGATAAATTCCAACTCATTTTTTGAGAACCAACCTGTCCTATTTTATAAGTAGACATCACATATTCGCTACCGACAAGTTGGTTGGCATTAAAAACTTGAGTTTGAAGCTGATCTGGAACAGGAGTAGCTGTTGCATCTAGGGATGTTAAACAGTCAACAATAAGACAATTTGCTGCATCTGGAGTTACGGTATTTGAAATCGTTGAAGTTGTTGCTGCATCTGTTGCTGAAGCTGTTATGATATTAATATCCCTATTATCCAGCCCCAGAACTATCATGGCATTGACATTTATTTCCCCCCCAGTTCCAGAGACTATTTTAAGAGTTTTTGTTCCAACTCCTGGTCTGGGAGTCCACCAAATTTCAGCAGATTGACCCGTAACTCCTGTTTGGACAAGTTTGGTAAGAGGAGTACCGTTAAGAGTAACTGAAGACCAAGCTGCTCCTGTTGCTATAACTGAACCTCCAGTAACAATAAGATCGGCATCTTGAGAAGGAATATTGACATCCATATTTAAAGTGACTGTGGATAAAGCTACTGCTGCTTTTTGTCCTTGAAAGACTTTATCGATAATAATCTGTGAGGTAGGACGCTCTGTCTCTCCTACTTTTTGAGCTATTACTACTCCTAGAGATCCAATTAAACGTCCTATTGTGTGAAGAAAAGAATATCTATAAATAATATTTACTTGTCCAGAAGCACCATTCCCTCCCGTTGCACTACCTGATACATTACCTCCCCCACCCCCTGATCCTGGTAGAATTCCTGTTCCTCCAGGATTTCCTCCATTAGCACCGTTACTTCCATTATTTGCTCCACCTGACCCTCCCGTGCTGGTAGTAGTATCTCCTCCTTGACCATTGTTTCCTCCACTTCCTCCTCCTCCTCCTCCTTCGCTAGGATTTGAAGCTCCTGTACCTCCGCTAAAAGCAATATCTCCTATACAACTACTTGCACTTCCACCTGCTCCACCAGGATTAATAGGCCCTCCTCCTCCACCTAATGCTCCTGCTTTTGCTAAAACTATAGTTTTTGTTGAACTTTGAGTAATAGTTGTATCCTGACCTGCTGTTCCATCATTTCCGCTTCCACCCGCTCCGCCTGATCCGCCTGATCCAATAGTAATCGTAAACCTTTGACCAGGCATAACATTTACATTAAATTTTCTAGAATAAGCACCTCCACCTCCTCCCGAACCCCCATCTACTCCATCAGAGCCTCCGCCTCCTCCTCCACCCCCCCAAGCCTCAAAAGTAACTTGTGTTATTCCAATTGGAACTACCCATGTTTGAGAAGTAATAATTTTAGTAACTTGTTGTGGAAAATCTAAAAATTTACCCATAGTCTTGGATTACTCCCAAGACTATGTACTAAGAAGGCTTGGAAGCGTTTTTAAAATATAGTTTAAGTATTTCATAAGATTTACTGAGATTTACTGGTTTACAATAGCAGTAATTACCATCTGGGTCAGCACTTGGAAAGTTGCACTACTTGGGCCTGAATTAAGTAGCTGTAAAGCGTACTGACCTACTGGAAGACGAATAGAAGTTTGAGTAGCTCCTCCTCCTGAAACACGAGCCACTGAAATAGAGAAGGCTGGATTTCCGTCAAAAGCATTCCCTCCATCGTTTGATGGATAAGCGTTAATAACCGCATCGGCACTAACATTCGAGAATTGGACTTTAACTGGAATTTGAATCTCCCATCCTTGGGTAATATTAACAGTGGTTGTAAGAGAAGCAGATTGATTAGCTCCTGTTGAGGAGCCGATTAAAGATGCTGTCCAAGCTAATACTGGTGTTGATGTCGTTGCCAAATTAAATTACCATCCTTTCTAAAGTAAATCTGTCTGCTTTTTTAACCCCATCTGTTTTATTGCAACTAGGACAAAGTGAATGCCAATCACTTAAATCTCTAAGATATTCACCGCTAATATTAGCCCAATGATAAAGAGGAGCAACATGAGACATATTTTTAGCACAAAACATAGGTTTACCCAATTCTCTTTTTAGCCAATTATGAAGAGAGTAATAGCCAACTTTATCGCCTTTCCACTTATAATTTTTCTCTCCTATTAAAAATCCTTTAGTTGCATACTTACCCAAATTTTTAGCCGTTAACTTCGAGGAACAGGAGCGACACCTTTTACTGCTTAAAGCCCTACTTCTAGGGTTTTGACAATCCATGCACAAAAGCGGAGGAGTAGCTAAAAACCTTCCTGTTTTTACATCTCTAATCTTTGCCATAATTTAAGCACAAAAAAAGACCAATTATTTCTAATTGATCTTCGCATAACGGTGCTCGCTAATGCTTAGTTTTCTTGATTAAAACACACTACAAATTATTTGTCAAGCCTTACTTGAACCCTCTAACCGTAATCTTTTCTCCGATCTTCATGTCTTCTTTTGGATAATCTTTTTCTACGCTTAAATATCTATAAGTAAGATGTTCTATCTTAATATCTGTAGCACAATAAGCCTTAATTTTAAATTTTCTTAACCTTTCAAAGAAAGAATGATCTTCAGACATAGGTTCAATTATCGCAAATGGGCTTTCCCCTTTGGATTTGATTTTGTCAATAACTTTTTTTCTTATCATTAGACATCCAGCACCAGCAGCGTATATTTGCATAATCTCTGCATTTTTATCCCAAGCACCAAGAATAAATTTTGTCTTTCTCTTTGGATCATAACCATACATTACAGGAGGATGGGGATAGCTTTTATAAGGGTACATACAGGTTAAAACATCAATATTGTGTTTATTCATCTTATGAAGCATCCGTGCTGCCAAGTCTGGTTCGAAAATTATATCCGTATCGAGCATCAAAATCCAATCTCCTTGCATACTCTCTGTTAAGGTATCTCTAGCAAACGAATGGTAGGAAACTGTAGCTCGTGTGTAATAAATCTTTTGATTCTGCTCAACCAAATAATCATTATTATATTCGATCATCTGTTGCCAAGCATGCATAAAAGGCTCAGGGATCGACATAATGCCCCCTAAATAGGAACACGTTCCAATATTTGTTTTCCCAAATAACATATTATTGATCTACAAAATCCAACTTTAACTTATGACCTGCTTTAATTTCATTAAGATCATGATTTAATAAAGCACAACTTTTTTTATATAACTCATCCCACTTTTTACCATGAGGTTCATGCTTAGCAAACTTATATGTTACCCTTTCATCGATTAAAAACAAATATCCTAAAGAGAATATGCGAAAAGCGATCTCTTTCTCGGAATTTGCAACAACCTTGTCATACTCCTCATCGAATCCGCCAACTGCTTGAATTGCTCGTTTGGGAATTGAGGCAAGTCGAAGTTCCATATCCACAGGAGCAATTGGATATAAAGTTTTATGCTGAATTCTTAGGTCTTGCCAAACAAGCTTATCTCCATCGAACTGATATCCAACTCCACTTATGCAAGTAGTAGGATTCGTAATATAATGAGTCCATAATATTTCCAAAATATTTGGAAGAAACTCCGTATAATCCACAATAGAAACGATAAGTTCTCCCTGAGACTTGTTAATTAACGCATTCCAAGCTTTATTAAGATTATAAAAATCTTCTTTTCCTTTTTTTGGCTCTGGAATATATCCGTGAGTTATCCCTAAATACTTTTTGTTTACTGGAGCACAAACAATCCATTCAAAGTCTCTAAATGTTTGCTTAGCAAGGCTTTTAGCAACGATATCTAACCCATCCTCTCGATTACTGGCAGAAATTACGCTTATTTTAAGCATTCTTCAATTCCTTTCTTCAATTGAGAAGCATAATATGGAATATCCCAAATTGGAGAAGTTAGAAGTTCCTTAAGCTTAGGATTATCACTTGGAACTTCGATAGGAATTCCGCAAGCTCTTGCTTCAAGTACCGCTCTTTCCTGTCCGAAACTTGCCGTAGCAACAAATTTCTTGCTCATATTATACAACTGAGCTAATTTTTCCTGTTGAATCCAATTCGCGACCGTCCAACCCTTAAGAAGTAAATTAGCAATATAATTAAAAGATTTTTGGATATTTTCAGGCGTAATTTCTCCTACGGCTATATTATTCCCAAGGATATCATATAGTTTATCTTGCCTATGAGCTTCTATAAATGAACCTACGGAAATAACATCCCAAACTTTTAATAACTCGATAGAATCTTCTTCTCCAACCTTAACCCATTTAATGGGTTCAAATATTTCCGTATTTATTCCAAAAGCATGAACTAATTTCGTTAGTCCTGAAACCATAAGCCATTTCTTAACCTCTTCGGTCTCATAAAAAATAACATCATAATTTTTAGCTGTTTCGTTTACAAGAAGAGGGGCTGAAAGACAAAGACCTTTTTTGGGAAATTGTTGTATAAATTTGTCTACTTTACTATCAAAACCACCCCAGCCTAAAACAAAATCAAAATCTTTTAATGGTAACTCCTCATTAAATGCTAAATTACATTTATACACAGGGAAATCCGATCCTCTAACATTAAATGACTCTAAGGCACACCATAAGCCATCATATATTAATCGTTCAGGCTTTGAGTGATCGTAGATAAATAATATTTTTTTCATACTTTAATAATTCCCCACCCTGAAGAATGGCATTCTTCTGTCAAATCCATATGCTCATACTTCTGAATAACTTCTTCCCATACGCTTTTTATGCCATTGTTTTCATAAATATCATCAAAAGCAATAATAGCATCTTTTTTAAAGAACGGAGTATAAAGTTCTAACTCTTTGCTTAATTGTTCTTTCGTATGACTGGTATCTATAAACCAAAAATCAGTTGCTGATAAATCCAATCCTTCAGGCCAATTATTTAAATTTAAGTCATCTCCTCTAACAATATTTAAATTAACATATCCTCTCGGCTGAATCCAAGCAAAATCTTGCCCAGGGTCAGGCAAGGAAATGCTATACAATCTTGAATCTTTTTCAAGCATAGAAAGCATAAAAAGAGCGGACAATCCATTTGATCCTCCAAGTTCAACTACCTGTTTAGGTTTTATTATTTGCATAAGGGAAGCTAAAAACAGATAATAGCCAGCTTTTCCAACTTGAGATAAATCAAATACATAGGATTTGATATCTTCTGGAACAAGAGATAAATAAGGATAAATTTTATTAAAATCTATTTTCTCTCTATTTTCAAGAACAATTCGCACTAATTCTTCAAGATTCATATTTCTTTCTCAAAATTCCACTTTGTCATTTCGGTATCATTTCTGTCAGTAATCTCTCCAACTGAAGTATTATGTGCTCCAATGTTTAAAGCAAGATATGGTTGAGCAATATAGATTGGAATGAATTTTCTAAACATATAATAACCGATTAGTATATCATGCATGGAATTAAACTCTACTCCATATTTGTTTATAAAGGCTACAAGATCGTCAAAAGGAATATCAGGAGGGAAATAAACAGCATGGGAATCAAACCAGCAAATAATAAAAGCGATTGGAGGCTCATTTAAACCTTTAGGATTTTGCATTAGATTAACTCTATAGAGAAATACTTGTACTTGAGGCGTTTGCTCTCCAGGGTTTACGATACTTCCATCTAAAGCTTTACCAAGGCTTAGAATGTAGCGTTTCTGTTTAATTTCAGTGTCAATAACCTCTTTATCTTTTAGAAACTGCTTATACCAACCTTCTTTAAATCCTGTGTCGTCTTCTATTACAAGAACTCCTTCATCCTTACCCAAGGCAAGACAATTTGCATAACCCCTACATGCCTTATTCCAAGACTTAGTAAGTCCTTCCTCATTACTATAATGCTTCATAAATCCTTTGGTATATTTTTTAAGATAGGAATCTTCTTTGCCTGAAATCATTAAGTGAATTGTTCCTTTATAGTCTCGTCTTATATCCCTAATGCAACGGTGGATATAATTTGGTTTTCTATTATTAGTAAGCACGACTATAATCATTTCGCGTAATCCCAATCTGAATAATCTTTATTAACATTTGGTATTGGGCCAACAGAAGTATGATACGCTCCGATATTAATGGCAAGCTTTGGAACTGTTATCCAAATAGGAATAAGTTTTCTGTATAGATAATATCCAACGATAAGGTCATGCATAGAAGTTTTTTTAGTTCCAAAATACTCTACAAAATTTGATAAATCTTTTATATCCAAGCTTGGGGGGAAATAAACAGCATGGGAATCATGCCAACAAATAACTAAAGCATCAGGTAAATGTCCAGGAATAGTGGGCGGCATTAAGTTTACTCTGTATAAGAACATTTGCAGAGAAGGAATCGTTACGCTAGGCTCAATAACGCTTCCTTTAACTGGATCTCCTAAGCTTAAAACAAACTTTTGATCTTTTATTGTAACCAAATAATCTGTAAATAATTGATACCATCCTGTAACTAAAGCCGTATCATCTTCAATCACCAACACTCCCTCCTTTTTGCCTAAAGCGATACAAGAAGCGTATCCCTTGCAAGCTTTTTGCCAATTCTTAATTAATCCTTCCTCTTTAACATAATGTCTAATAAAACCTTTTTTATAAGACTCTAAATAATCGTCTCTTTTGCCACTAATCATAAGGTGTATGTCTCCATTGTATTCCTTACGAATAGATTTTATACAACGATGTATATATTGAGGTTCTCGATAGTTAGTCAAAATCGCTAAAATCATCGCTTATTTTCTAATATCAATTTAATTCCTTCTTCAGGCGAAACTTTTGGCTTCCAACCTAATTCATTTTTGATTTTTGTGCAATCTGTAATCCAAATTCTTTGATCGGCATGTCTTTCTGAATGAAAAGTCAAACTTGCTTTCTTTCCAGTTTCTTTTTCAATAAAAGCAACAGCTTCAAGAAGGGACATGGTATTATTTTCTCCTCCTCCAATATTATAAACCTGTCCTTTAACCTTATCTATATTTTCTAATTCATCAAGATACAACTTGGCACAATCTTCTCCCCAAAGCATATCTCTTACTTGCTTCCCATTTCCAAAAATATTAAGCCTACCATCTCCATATGCAATTTGATTGATAAAAAAAGAAGTCCAAGCTTGTTCTTCTACTCCTTTTTGATAATAACCATAAACAGCACCCATTCTATTAATAACCGTAGGAAGCTGAAAACATTGATAATATTCTTGACAATAAAGATCCATACTAATCTTTGCAGCTCCATAGGGCGACCTACTATATTTACCAAAAGCATCTAAAGGTATATTTTCATTTAACCCCTTTTTTGAAACTCCAAAAAACAGTTCTGGAGTAGGAGAAGCATCTACATATTCTCCAAAAGCCCAAACATATCTCGTATCTGTTTCCATCAGAGTCAAATCATTAACAATGTCCGTATAAACCTTATTACTAGAGGCAAAAATTACTGGAATTTTCCCATGTAAACGAGCGTACTCCAAAACGTTTAATGTTCCTAAGACATTTACTTGGAAGTCATAGAATGGAGATTCTATAGAATAAGGAATTCCTGGTTGAGCTGCCAAATGTATGATTGCATCTGGGTAAAAAGGCAACTTGTCAAAATCAATTTTATTCCTAATGTCTCCTCTAATTAACTTAACTCCGACTTTTTCAAGAACGGAGATATTCTCTTCTGTATTATTTCTAACCAAATTATCAAAAGCTATCGCTTCGTGTCCCCGAACCACAGCTTCTAAACAAATATTAGTTCCTAAAAATCCTACACCACCAGTTACAAGTATTCTCATTAGTTCCTTTCTCCAAATCCTTTTGGTAAATCTCCAATTTCAGCTTTTAATGCAACATGTAAATAATCATTCTCTACCAATATCTCAATGTTCTTAAATCCTGTAGCTTCTAAAAGCGTAATAAGCCCATTGAGAGTCGGCCTCCAAGCAACGGTAAAAGACATAGGATGGCCTTCATAGGGTCTATAAACCCTCCACATCGATTCTTCTCCTTCAACGTAAGAAGTTGTTAGGAGAAGTGTTTCTTTAGTAAGGGTTCGCACGTGTTCCAATGTTCTCCAAGGATTACGTTGGTGATAAATAACGTTCTTAAGAATCACAATATCTGCTGACTCCTTATAATTCATAAAATTATCCTTAACATAGGCTACATCCTTAAAAGGAACAAATTCAGCCCAACGATCATATGTTCTCCAAGATCCATCATCAACACATATGGCTTTCGTAGCTCCTGCTTGCATCGCATCGTTACAAGAAGCTCCGTTATATCCTCCTAGATCTAGGATAGTTTTACCCTTAGCTAATTTATTAATTTGTTCTTTAACTGCTTCGTCTATAGTCATTTTAATTGTTCTGGAAAATCAAATTCTTTTTCAAATTGTTTTCTTTTCCCCTCTGCTTCATATATCCACTGAGACACCATTCGTTCCCATGTAAATCTTTTCCTAGCCCAAGCCATCATTTCTGGACGAATTTGCTCTTGAAGCTGTGGTCTTGTAGCAAGCCTAACAAGTTCTGCTGCAAATCTTGCCTGAGTTAGAGATTCATACGAATCACCTTCTATTGCAATTCCATATTTAATATTCTCTCCTTGTGCATAAATTGGAGAAAAAACAGGTACAGCTCCCATACTCTGAGCTTCTTGGCTCGAAATATTACTTGTTTCAAAAAAATTAGTCTCATAAATATACATTCCCGACTTAAACCATTCTCTATATAAATCTGGTTGAGAAACTCTACCGTGGAATGTTACCCCTGGCTGATCCAAAAGACGCTCCAAGTCTTCGATGATCTTTTGAAAATGTTTACTGTTTTTTGCAAGCTTTTTAAGGTTATTGAATCCATAAAATACATGAAATTCAAGCTCTGGAACATATTCCTTAGCTTTCTTAAAAGAAATAAGTGCTTGTTTAAGTCCTCTATCAGGACTTGAGGCATGCATAATCCTAAAAGGATTACGCTTGATGTTCTCTTTTTCAATTTCTTCAACAAGATCAAGCCTCACTCCATTACTACTAATCCAAATTTTATCTTTAACAGTAGGATGTCTACCAATAAGATATTTTGCATGAGATTTGCATAAAACAACAATTTTATCAAAATTATGGATTTGTTTTTCTGTAAATGCATAATCCCAATCTTGACATAATAAGTAAACTTTTTGATCTTTTCTTTTTTCAATAGGCGGAAATTTATCTATTTCTTGAGGACAACGATATAAAATCCAAACTCCTTTTTGCTTCCAATCGACTTCTTTTAAAGGCAACCATTTAACCTTTTCAAATTCTCGAGGAGTATCTTTTCTAACAGGAATATAGTTCACAACTTCATGTCCTTTTTTTGCAAGTCCAATAGACATCATAACAGCAGAAGTCTCAGAACCTCCAATTCCTTTCTCTAAAGAATTACGAAAATCCCATTTTTCAAAGGCAATCGGATTAAATAGTATAAATCTCATTTCTCTTGATCTCCTATACTTTTTAACATATAATTATTTTTATGCCCCGCAAAATTGATCATACCAAAGATGTTTCTCGAATATGTGTAGTATGCAATAAGGAATTTAAACTTCCTAGCTGGAGACTGCGCTATGACAAAGCGATTTGTTGTTCCCACAAATGCGCGAGTGTTCTTGGATATAAAGCTCGACAAAAAAATCTTGTAGGCAAAAGATTTGGAATCTTGACTGTTATAAAAAGAGGAGACAAGAAAACGCAAGCTGCTAGATCCTATTGGAAATGTATTTGCGATTGTGGAAAAATTTTGCAAATATATCAAAGTAGTCTCATATATGGAAAGACTAGATCTTGTGGGTGTGGACATAAAAAGGCTAATGAAAAACGTAGAAAACCCAATCGCCATACACCCGAATATAAAGTATGGATAGATATGCGTCAAAGATGTAATAATAAAAACAATAAAAAATATTCTTATTATGGAGGTAGAGGAATTAAGATATGCGAAAGATGGAGTAGGTCTTTTGATAATTTTTATTTTGACATGGGAAAAAGACCAAAAGGTAAATATTCTATTGATAGAATAAATAACAATGGCAATTATTCTCCTGAAAATTGTCGTTGGGCAACTCATTCTCAACAAATAAAAAATAGACGATCTTCTAATCTCAAAAAATTTCATTAACCTAATTCCTCCAAATCCTTAATCAAGGTATTAACATTATCTAAAAGAGATACCAATCCTGCCTTTTGTGTACGCAAATCTTCTAATTTAACGACATCAATTTTAGCCTTGGCTGTACCATCCTTTAAATAAGTGACATCATATGTTCCGTCTTCATTCTTAGTAAGTTTAACCGACCCTTCATTTTTATATGTTAAATATTTATCTAATTCCATTCATCTCACCTCCTTATTTTGTTTTTGTAATGCTAAATATTTCTGTACCCATTGAGTATTTAAATATCGTTGAGTTGTCTTTTTATTTCCCTCTTCAATTTCGATTCGAGCCTCATAAGGAACACAGTCTTTTAAACAATCTTCTTTGCCACATAAAAACCCTTTACATTTTAAACAATAACCTCGTTGTTTACCTGACCCTGGAATAACTTGATAGTGAGAACCACAATGCAAGCATTGAATAGACTTGAAGCTTTTCGTACCTTCCTCCGTATAAAATTCAAAAGTTCCATTGTCCTTTAAGAAATCTTTTATGAAAGTGAAATCTTTACTCATACGAATCCTTTATCATAAAACCGCTTGGTTGTTTCGCTTACAATAGTTTCTGCAAAATGAGTAATCTTAACTCTCGTATCAACATATATTTTATACCCTGCCTTTTTTAATTGTTCACAGAAATAAAAATCTTCGGAGATACTATACTCTGGTGGCTCTGCAAACCATGGATAAGGAATTTTTTTAAGAACTTCTTTTTTAATTAGCAAAGCTCCTGCACCTGTAGCATCTACCTCAACTACTCCTTCCGTATAATTTCTTTGGAAAATATATCTATGTTCTTTTTTGGTAAATGTTCCTTTTTCCATCATTATTGGGTTGTGAGGAGGAATCCTCTCAAAGTATAAGCCTCCAATAACATCTTTATCGTCTTCGATAAGTTGCTTAAGTCCATTTATTGGAAGCCCCATATCGATATCAACAAAGAAAAGATATTGACAATCACTTTGAAGAAATTCTTTAATAAGGTTATTGCGTGCCTTAACAACAGAATAACCAGCTCCCCAACGAATATCTAAATGCCCAAAATAAGAGGTGATGGTATTGACCATTCCAAGATAGAAATTAATCGTGGGGTTAGTTCGATAATAACAATGGCCAACCATTATCTTAGGAAGCTGTTTCATTTTTTTAGTTTGTTAAGAACAAAAGCGGTTTCATCAATCGTTGTCATCGTATCATGTTTGCATTTAACTGTCGTATCTACATAGATTGTAAACCCAGCTTTTTTTGCTTCAAAACAGAAATAAGTATCCTCTGAATAATCATGCTCAGGAGAAAAAAAATATGGTTCAGGCATAGAGTCAAATACTCTTCTTGAAATAAGAAGGCAACCAGCTCCAACAATATCCGCTTCAATTACTCCTTCAGGATAATCTGTAATAGGTAAATACTGCGGATTCTTAAACTCATTCATTTGAACTTTTTTCATTGTGGGATTATAAGGGGGAAAACGTTGAAAGTATAAACCAGAGATAATATCTTTCTTGCGGTCAATCAATCTTTTCAATCCCTCTATCGGTACTCCCGTATCATTATCAACAAAGAAAAGATAATCAGCGTCGCTCTTAAGAAAGTCATTGGCTAAGGAATTTCTTGCCCAAGCAGGCAATAATCCTTCTGCAACTCTTACGGATAATTGTCCTGGATAAGACATGAGGGTTTGGAGCATCCCTTGGTAACAACTTCTTGTGAACTCTGGCCTATTGACTGCATGTCCGACCATTACCTTGGGATATTTTTGCATATATATAACTCATATATATCATTTTGTTTGTACTAATGCAAGATTTACATCTGCCTCAAAATTTGAGACAGAAGCAAATCGATTAGCTTGTCTTGACAATCTATTCGTAGAATAACACAGTCCAATCAACTGCGAATGCAGACCCTCCTATAGCGGGGTTTAACATTCCAATTCCATTGGATGCTGTTGCTGGAACTAATAGCTCTGAATTAGGTGCTGCAACCCATCTAAATGTTGCACGCATGTTTTGTGCCCACTGTAACAACGTAACTCCAATAGTAGGATTTCCAGATTGGAAACTTCCTCCTGCGGCTGTTGTCGTTGATGCTGGATCTTGTGAATCAAGAGGATTGGGTGTAATAGCTGTGCCTCCAGAACTAACTCCAGTTGTTCTAACTATTTGTAATTTAACTGAATTATCTGCTGGAGAAGCAACTCCATTTCCTGTAACAATATCATAAATCGCTGGGCGAACTGCTGTCCCTCCGACTAAAAACATTATGGGTGCTGTACTGCTGTTTGGAGCAGTAAGCGATGCATTAGTATTATAACGTCTTCCACCAAGTGCTATAGTAATCACCACCTTTCTGCTTAAAATTATGTCCCCATGCCAAGTTAGCATTTGGAATAGGTTTCTTGTTCGTATTAACCTTACTTATTTTTAAGCGTTGTTCTAAAGACATTTTCTGACCCTTTTGCATAATTTATCAATAAAAAAACCCATTATATTTTTATAATGGGTCATAACGAGGTTGTGCCTCTATTAAAACTTGCTTATTGTATATCAGGTTTAATTAATGAAGTCAATACTACGAATATGCATATCCAGTACGACTATTCCATACATTATTTGCAGCATTTGTTCCTTGAGCCCACGCAATTGTAATAATCCCTCCGTTCGTAATAATCTTCCTAATAGACCACACAGACGCACTTTGAGTCGACCCGATTGTAGCTTTACCAATATAAACATTATTTGCATCCGTATCATCTATAATGACTGTTAAATCCTGAGCTTTTGCAATTGGAGTTTTCATTGATGCCATATACTTAAATCATTAATGCTCTATAGCTGGTATTCTCAACCCAAGTAATTCTCATCTTTGCGATTGAAAATCTTCCTAAATCTAATTGCTCTGCTGGTTTCATGGTATGAATGCCTCCATATACATCTCCACTTGAAGAGATTTCAAATTGTAAGTCGCCTGGGCCATCGTTAATAAAATAACCCCCATGGGCTTGAGCACGACCTGAATCAACTGCAAAATTAAGCACTTGTTGTCCACTTGTAATGGTTTGTTCATAAGAAACTGTTATTCCATCAAAATAATCATCAATCTTTTGACGTTGTATTTTTGTAGGTATTCTTTGAGTAGCCATTCCCATTATGTTATTTCTCCTCTTTTATAGGCAGATAAAGCTTTATTAAAAGCATCAGCCTTAGCTTGTAGGCGTAAATATCTATACATATTGCTGTGTCTTTTTTCTCCCCACCCTGGCATCATGATATTATCTTCCAACTGTCGAATCGTAACCAAAACATCTTCTAGCTTATTTGAACTAGCCTTTTGTATAGCCCAATCTACAATTACAGATAGTTCGTTTTTAGCATTGTCATAATCGCCTTGTTCTATCCCAAAATAATTGGCAATCTCGTAAAAAAGAGGAGAGGTTGTATAAGGTTCCATTGGAATAAGAAGCTTAGCATCAATATCGTCTTTATCATCGGGTTCTATTTTAGGCTTTTCTTCTTTTACAGCTTCTGTTTTTACATCTACTGGTGTTTCACTAGAAGTATTCTTCGCAGGCGGAGGCGGTGGAGGATTTCCTGTTAATGGTTTAACAATTTCTTCTGCCATAAAAAAAGACCAACATTAATAAAGCAGTAATGTCGGTCTCTTACGAGTGCTTCGTTAAAAGCCCTCTTCATTATACAAATTTATCGCAAGTAGTCAAGATAAGGCCACTTACTTTGAGATTTTAATTCTTTTTTTCTCTTCTGATATTCTCCATTAAAAAGCCCGTGCGATTTTTGCCACGCTTCTTCTCCTCCATAATTTTCTCTCCCATGACGAAGAGTAAACGATTCATTATGCTGATCCAAATAGAATTTATAGCCAATTTCTTGTAGCCGTTCATTTGTTTCAAAAGCATCTACTCCCCTACACCTAAAATCCATTTCCTCATCGAATCCGCCAATTTTAACTAATGCTTCATGAGAAACTGCACACCAATTCCATTCTCCATCTACCCATTCGCACTCGTAGAAACTCCCTTCATCGCTACGCTTTCTAGGATCTGCCCAAATCTTAATTTCAGGTTTACCCCATTTATTAAGACGCTCGTATTGATCTCCAACCCCACTAATTACTCCTTTTGTTTTTTGATAATCATTCCAGAATTGTTCAAGCCCTGTTGGAGATATCCAAACAAAATCCTGCAAACTTATAATAAGTTCTCCTTTTGCCGTCTGGATCAATTTATTGTAAATACGGTTGAGATGCCACAGTCCTTCCTTGAAATCATCTTTCACCCATATCGCCCTTTTTATCTTAGGATCGAATGGAGATCCGATTAACCATTCCGCATCCTTAAATGTTTGTTTACTCAAACATTCTTTAAGAATATTCAATCCTTTGAGACGGATTGTGGGAGTAATTATGCTCACTTTCATACAATTTCCAATTTAGGCAATGGAAAAATGAAATGACCTCCGTTCTTAAGATATTCTTTTTCTCTTTCCAAAAATTCTTTCTTAAAAAAATAAGGTAAAACAATCATAAAATCTGGTTTATCTTTACGTGCTTGTTCTTCTGAAATTATAGGTATTTGCATTGAAGCAATTTTCTTCCCCCACTTCTCTGGATTTCTTTCAACTGCTGCTACCACTAATCGATTATTAAGGTTCGCATATTGAAGAAGCGTGTTCCCCCTTGTCGAAGCTCCATATAAATAAATCTTTTTACCTTCCAATACTCTATCTTTTACAAAAGTGTGTAGCTCGTCAACTAATTTTCTAACTCTTTTAGCAAAAGCATCATAAGTATTGATATCATCAAGCTTCATCTTTTGTTCTTCCATTCTCATTTTATTTACGGATTTATCGATAGGTCTTTTACCTTTATGTTGAATATATGTTCTAAAACTGCCTCCATTAATATTATTCTGTTCAACTTTATAGACTTCAAGATTATGAGATTTTAAAAGATTCTCTAAAGCTAATAAAGAATAAAATTCGATATGCTCATGAACTATGTTATCAAACGCATTCTGAGAAATCATTGTGCCAAGATAATTCTGTTGCACGATAAATATTCCGTTGGGCAAAAGTATTTTTTTAACATCTTCTATAAAAGCATTTGGATCGTCTAAGTCATAAAAACACGAAATTGTAGTTATAATTTTACATTTAGTGTCATTAGGAGTACCCAAAGTAAAAGAATCATAATTAAAGAAATCATGGATAACAAAATCTGCTTTCTTTTTACATTCTAAAGCAAATTTTTTGATCGGTTCACACCCAATTCTTTCTATTTCAAAAGGATAATTTGATAGAAGAGTTCCATCATTAGCTCCAATATCCAATACAAAATCTCCTTCATCTAATTTGACTTCTTTCATCGCCTTTTTAACAATTTCTTTTAAATCTTCTCGAATAGTGTTATTGACACCAGACTTGTACCCATAATTTTCAGTATAAAGAACTCGTTGAGGAATTGTATCTCTAAGTTGTACTAATGAACATTTTTTACACAAAATAAGGGTAAGAGGATATTGGAATGGTTTTTGAGAAGTTACAGAAAATTCAGAAAGATATTGATTGCCTAAAGATAAAATATTTACTAAATCCTCCGACCCACAAGATCTACAATTATGAATTGTCTTTTCCTTTTCTTTTTCTTTTTTTGGCTCTACATAATTTGGAATAGCTACAAGCCAAGATGATCCAACTTCTGCCACTGCCACTCCTGGAAAAAATTTTGCAAACATCTGCTCTGTCCATACGCATTTATGTCTTTCATATTCATTGCCACATTCTGCTCCTTGTTCTTTAAATTCTCTTGGAGTACCAACAATCTTTTTACCTGGAAGCCTTGTTAGTAATTCAATTCCTTCTTCAATAGTCATATGTTCGATTACATCAATTAATAGATAAATATCATAAGGCTCTATGTCTGCGGTTAAAATATCATCAATATAGATATGATCATAAACGCTTCGGTGTAAATTAGTAATATATGGTTCAAAAATTTCCAGAGCATCTAATCTTTTTACAGAAGGAATATATTCTTTAATTAAAACCCCATACTTACCCTTACCACATCCAATATCCAAAACAGATTTTGGTTTTTCTTGTTCAAAAACTAAAAGGATAGGAGATATTTGAGAATGGAGAGAAGTTGGCATATTATGAATTTTGTTCCCAACTATTGGGATCTCGATCTCCCCATTTCTCTTTAAATCGTTTTTCACCAAATTGAGATGCCTCACTTTCCTTATTAAGAGCTCTAACTGTAACTCCTCCTAAATGCTCAATTACAATGGACGACACACGTTTTATTGGAATTTTTAGATCTTTTAATCTAAGCAGAAAATCATTATCTTCAAAATAAGCCATTCCAAAACTTTCATCAAAACCTTGTGTAGCTTCATATACCCATCGGGGCAAACAAAAAAAACATCCAAATTGATTGTTGGAAGAATAAGTGACAGCTTTTAAATCACACATGCTTTCTAATACACCATCTATTAATAAAGCGTCATTTGAAACGCAAATAATAAAATCCCCCTTGGCATGTTTCATTCCCCAATTATGAGCTTTTGCATAACCTATGCCATCGTTAACAACTAGAACATACTCATCATACATACCCATAAGAGACTTATAGGAAGCTTCAAGCATCTCATCAAATTCTGGCGAAATTGGGACATGACATTGAACAACGGTTATTTTTGGTTTATTCATAAAGTTTCTCCTGTTGGCAACTTTATATCTTTAATATCATGAATAGATTTAGCTAGAATATCTGGCTTAGTACGTCGTGCTAAATCTAATATTGTTTTTTTACCTGTCCCAATATTTATCGTATTATTCCAATTTCCTTGCAAAATCTCTGCCACGATCAGTGGAGCAATTACATCAACATAATCTCCTTTTGTCCATTGGTCAAAGAAAGCTACGCTGTAAGGGAATGGAGTCGCTTTAAAAAGAGTTCGAATAATTAAATAAGAGGAATGATTTCTAACCAATTTTTCTGCAATAAACTTAGTTTGAGTATAAAAGTTAACTGGTTCATAAACATACTCTGTAGAAATATATACAAACTTTGTTTTAGAATAAGCTCTTAGTAAATTAAGCGTACCTTGAATATTAACCAATGCACATTTTTCTCTTTCTTTTTCTGCTTTTACTACATCAGTATAGGCGGCTGCATGAATAATAACATCATAAGCTTTTGTGACTTCGATAGGTTTTGTTATGTCCAATTCTTTGTGGGGCGGAGCATCGCACTCTATATATTTCTGAAGTTCCGTTCCTAAGAGTCCTGAACCTCCTGTTAATAATATTTTCACTTGGAATAAAACTCCTTTACCTTTTGAATTACATATTCAACTTCTTCCCATTTCATGTCGTAGAATACTGGTAAAGTAAGAAGTTTAGGCCAAACTTTATCGGTTACTGGCAGAGGATCTTTCTTGGCTTTTTTCCAGTAGGAGAATTCCGAAAGTGGCTTAAAATGTACGGAAGTGGTAATTCCTTGAGATGCCAAAAAGTCACTCAATTCATCTCTCTTTTCAACTTGAGGAGTATAATACTGCACCGTATGGGAATACATGGGAATTTTAATTTGAGGAATGGAAACAAAGGCTTCGTTATATGCAGATTGAATTGCTCTTCTTTTAGCAGTCATTTCTTCTAATCTTCGTAATTGCCCAAGCCCAATAACAGCTTGTACGTCTGTCATATATGCTTTAATTCCATCAGCTTGAGTAATATCATAATCCCAAGTATAACGCTTGCCTTCTGCTCTTTCATATGTAGACTTTTCTACTCCTAGCCAAGTTAAAGTCCTTAACTTGCTATAAATTCTCTCATCATTGGTTGTAATTGCTCCTCCATCAAATATAGGAAGGGTTTTAACTGCTTGAAAAGACCACATCGTAATATCTCCTTTTTTACCTGCTCCTGGAGTTAAAAGCGCATGAGCTGCATCTTCTATAATAACTGGGTTTGATCCCATATATCCTAACGAATCATATTCGTTATTCATTCGCTTATGAATTCCATCAATATCTGCCAACCTCCCATGAGAATCAACAACTATAATAGCTTTTGTTTGCTGGGTAAATTTAATGGTTTCTGGATCTAAGCATAAGGAATCTTCTTTGATATCGGCAAAAGTAACATCCATATCGTTCCATTCTCCAACGATAGCATCTGAAACAAATGTCATTGGGGTAGTAATAAGCTCCCCTCCTTTAATATCATATGCTTTTAGACAGAGGTCGAGAGCGGATGTTCCAGAATTGGTCATTACACAATATTTTGCTCCCACATATTCTGCAAACTTTTTCTCAAACTCTATTGTCTTTGAACCAAAACCCGTCCATCCAGAATCAAGAACTTCAAGCAATTCCTTTTTTGTCTGTTCATCATAAGAAGGTCGTAAAACAGGTATATTTTTCATAATCCTAATTTGTTAATAATTACTCTTAAAGTTCGAAGCAAGTCTGGATGTCTAGAATCATGCCAAATATCTTTACCAACATCCACGTGTGTTGTTTTATATAAATATTTTTGAGGAACTTTTCTATATAAAGTATCTTCTCCTACAACAAATATCCGATCTGCCCAATCAGCTAGCATATCAAATGTATTTTTAGTAGTTACATCAATCCCGCAATCCAAAACATCTTTCATTCCCTTGTCTGCTTTTAAAATATATGCAAAAGCAACGCTTCTATCCTCTCCCTGAGAACAAACAGCTAATATTTTCATAAACAAGTCATCACTCCTTTCCTCAATTGATCGGCATAATAATGATGCGTAGGAACATCTTCTTGTAAAAGAGACATTAACTTTGGGTTATCTGATTCTACAATGACAGGAATTCCGCAAGCTTTAGCTTCCATTACCGCCCGCTCTCCTCCTCCATTTATATCAGCAGGTATATAAACATTTCTGCTTGCATTATAAATTTTAGCAAGAGTTGTGGGTTCAACCATATCAGATATTGCAACTCCTTTTAAAATTAGGTTGGCAATTATATCCAATGATTCTCCATAATTTTCTTTTTGTATTTCTCCAATAGCAAGTTTTGTACCCTTTTTATCTTGGATTTTTGGTTGTCGTTTCCATAAAGCAAATGCTCCAACGGTTAACCAGTCCCAAATCTTAGAAGCATTTTTGGAATGCCAATAAATATCTGTATTTACTCCAAATGCATGAAAAATATTAGAATGACCTTCTATCTGTGGCTTATACCACTCCGTTTCATAAAAAAGAACATTATATTTCTCTTTTCCGTCAGGAGGAAAACTATTCCCAGCTATACATAATCCCTTTGGAACATCAATATCTAAGCCTTGAAGCATCTTGTCTACTCGACTATTCCAACCACCCCAACCTAAAATGAAGTCTGCGGTTGTTTCGTAGGGCTTTGTGTTAAAAAGATTAATTTTTTCAATAACAAAATCTTGCCTAAGAATTTCAACAGCTGCCCATAGACCATCAGCCCAAAAGGTTTCATATTTGTGATCAAACACAAATAATATCTTTGGTTTACTCATATACTCATTTATTTAAAAGAGTTTGTCTTACCGCTCTAGCTTTTTCCAACGCTGCCAATCTTTTTGCCTTTAATATATCTGCTGGTGTTTGTGTTGGAATTGTAACTTCAGGAACTACTGACATAGATGGCTTTGGAATTTCATCCAGTGTAGCTTGTGCTACAGGTGCAGGAACTTCAGAGGCCACTTCTTCTTTTTTAGTTGGTGCATGTGCTGTAAGCACATGGTTAGTGTAATTCAATAAACTCCCAGAAATTTTCTTAAAGCAAACTCCACATTGATACTCTTCGCCTGGTAATGGGATTTCATTCCCCATTTCATCAACCAAAACTGCTTTTTGAGTTTTAACTAATTTAGTATAGTCACTGATTTCAACTACTTCTCCTATTTTTAGATAAGGATTTTCGCTTGGATACCAATCATCTGCAACTTTTTTTAATTTCATAATCTCACCTCCTTATTTTGTTTTTTCCACTTTAATATTTTCCAATGGTATTGTTGAAACAGAGGTAGAACCAGTGATGAGCTTTTTAGAAACATCAAAACCAGATACTCTTAAGTATTCGGTAAAGATTGCTTTCGCATATGGTCTCCCAAACTCAAAGTTAGAAACCGCTAAAGATAATGCTTGAGATAAACAAAGTAAATCATTCGCATTAGTTGCTTTTACTGTCATAATTTTACCTCCTTTCTTTCTTTATAATTTTTTTAATTTTTCGTCTAAATTCTTAGGTCTATCTGCTGGTCCTGCCATTGTTCCTTGATATCTTGTGCTAAATCGTGCCATTGAAGCGTGAGCTCTATTACAATATCTAGGTTTTGTATCGCGAATATCTCGAATAGGAATTTCTTTACCGCAGTAACTACATTTTCCTCGTGGCAAATTATTATAATCCATTATTTTTCACCTCCTGTAAGTGAGACGTATGATTTTTAAATAAATCATCCCAATCTTTAGCTATATCTTCCCACTGAAATTTTTCTCTTGCCCAAGGCATCATAGATGCTCGAATTTCTTGTTGATGTTTTGGGTGCTTAAGCATTTTAACTAATGCTGTAACATATTCTTTTTGTCCTTCTTCAGTTGTAATATCCACATCTACCTTCATACCATTTCTTACTGTTTCTTGTAAAGCAGCGAAATTTGTAACCACAGGAATTGCTCCAAGTGCCTGAGCCTTCATCGCATTTATGCAAGAAATTTCTCCAAAATCTGTCGGATAAGCCCAAGCCCCAGATTTGCCGAATGCATCCTGAAGCTCCTTATGTCCTACTCTTCCATGATATGTAATTCCAGATTGTTTTGTCATAGCCAAAACCTTATGCTTCCACTCCTGTCTACCTGGATTATTGGCAAAGATTCTATCAAATATATCAAACCCATAATAGATATCTAATGTAGCATCAGGAACTTTCTCTTTTATAATTGGCCAATTGCGTAAAAGATAAACAAGACCTCTATCAGGACTGGAGCAATAAATCATCTTTTTAGTATCTCCTTTCCATTTATTAATAGGAGGAATTAAATCAATTCCATTTGCTGTTAAAAAAATCTTATTTTCTGGAATTGGAATAAATGTCCCATTATCCAATTGCATGCGAAGTAAACTCTTATGGTATTCTGATAAAACAGCGATTTTATTAAGTCTTCCTACTCTTTCTTCTGTAAAATCTGGATTATTAGGAATATCATGCATCCAAAGCATAATAAATTTTGCTTTAGGGGAAACATCTACAAAACCTATTGATCTCCATAAAATAAGAATATTAAAAACATCTTTAGGATTCATATCATACCATTGCTTATATTCAACTCCATTATATAGTCCTTCTTTTTCCATGGGGTTTGCGTAAACAGTAACTTTATACCCAAACTTTGTCAGTTGTTCTCCCATATGAACAACTGCCTCTTCTGACCCACCAAGTCCTGTTTTCATACTATCTGGTGTCCAAGTTTCCCATCCTGGGCCACAAAGAATTGCAACTTCATTCTTCTCCCAAATCTTAGCAGGTAAAAATCTATGTCTCATCTCAGAGGCAAATTTTTCTACCTGCAATTCTTTAGGGATAGCTTTCACAAGATAGGGAAGCTTTAAATCTTCTTTTTGATCTTCTAAATATTTACCAAGATAAATAATCGATTGTGAGGTTTTATTCAATTTCTCCATATTTTCAATTACTTTTAACCTATGTTCATAATCTGGTTGCTTGGGGAACATTTTTAAAAGCAATTGTAAATCCTGTTTGGTCTTAGCAAGATTCATCTCTATAAGAGAAATATGGTAATCAACTTCAAGGGCTTTAGACTTAAGATCACGAGGAGTAGAAATAATTGTTGTCTCTGGCTCTGGGATGTTCGTTGCAAGCATTAGCCAAATTTTGGCTTTGGCAATATCTTTTTTTAGAACATATAAAGCAGCTTTGTCTATATAATACATAGGAAACTGGGGAGCTTCGTTTAAAGCATGGTCAATGGCTTCAATTGCTTCATTAATATTACCACTCCATCTTAGAAGTTCTGAAACATATTCCCATGCCGTTGAACGTTCTTCTCTCCATCCTGACCCTTCTCTATAACTTGGATCTCCAGGATTTGCGTCTCCTTCTAAATATTCCTTAAATAATATCATCGCAAGTTCTCTATATATTTTGTGCTTATCTTTCTTTCTCACATCTTTAGCTAAATCAAAATATGCTTTTGCAAGATATATAATCGTACGAGGATCTTTTCGTTCCTGTTTCTTAATTGCAACTTCTAGAATACGAACATTTCTTAAAATATTAATGTCTGTCCTTGTTTCCGTAGAAAGATGAAGAACCGTACACTCTGGACGGAAGTATTTTGTAACATTTTCCTGACGTTGCTCAATTAAAACTTCATGTAACATCCCTATCCATTTAAATGTATCGTCATGGCGAATTAACCTTTCTCTTTTATGTTCTACCAATACTTCACGGATATTGTTTTCTTCATCTAATTCAACAAGATATAAATAAGTAAAAAAGGCTGATGCTTGTTTCTGATTATACATATCGGTTGCTATAAGATGTAATTTATCTGGATTCATTAAAACATCATCAGCATCATGCCAATAAATAAAATGACTTGGATCTTTAGGAACTTGCTCCATTGCATAATTTCTGGCAACAGAAAAATCATCAACCCACTTAAAAAAGGAAACATGATATTTTTGATCTTTTAAATACTTTACTAAAGAAGAATTGTAAGGTTTATCCTTATCATAAGTAACTGTTATATAAATATCATCAACGTATTTTTTAATGGAGTCTATTGATCTCTCAACCATTTCCAGAGGTTCGTCATCCTTAACAATCATGTTGAAAAAAATTTTATAAGGATGAGTAGTTTTCGTGATTTCAATTTCTGCCATAGTATCATTACGAGCTTTAATTCATTACCTCGTAAGTAAAATGATCAATTGGTAAAACACCTAATATTTTTTAGTATCGGTTACACCTTTAAATCCCCCAAAGGGATTAGCATCATTTTCAAAAAAAGATTTGTAGTCTATTTTATTTGGAAATTTTGATGTAGGAGCTTTTGGTTTTTGTAAAGCGTTTTTATTAGACGAACCGTTAACCGACTTGGCTTTATTGGCTTTTGCTTTTCCTGCTGGACTTTTAACATTTTGAATTTTCGTTCCCTTTTTAATAGCCTTTACCTGTCCCTTAAAAGCTTTCTTTCCTATTTTACCCATTGGATTCTTTTTGCTCATGCTATTAATTTTACTTTCGTTATACATTAAGTATCACCACCTTTTACACAAAATAACCGACAAAAGAACTAATCGCTTAGTTGGCTTGTCGGTTTTCTTCAGGTGTTCTGATAGGCAACCTTTTCCTCATTGTAGTTAGCATTATATATTTTGTCAATAGCTTATGGAGCATTTAAGTAAAAGGCAAGTTCATTGTCAGCAATATATGTACTTGGTATTTTCCCAGCTGCTGTAACTAAGTATTTCCAAAGAGTAGCCATATATTTAGTATTGGGAGGAGTAACTCCATTATCGTTCATCCATTTCTTCATCCAACGTATCTCTAAATCCCTATATGAAGTTTGGTTTGTAATCGAAGCATCTCCTAAATATTGCATCCAATAACGACGTTGCAATTCCCCAAAAGGAGTCTGTTGCGTTACTCCTATTGTATGTCGAAGATAAAAATTACGTTGTGCTTGCCTAATAAAAGATGCTACCATAAGTTACATGCCATTTGCTGAAGTTACCATAGTCCAATAATTAATTTGATTTTGCTCGACCATATTATTAGGGGTTATTCCTTTTATCATACAGGCTTGTTTCCACAAATCAGATAAATAGTTTCCACTCGGAGTTCCGCCATTGGTTGTAATAACCAATCGTAACCACCTTCTTTCAAGTTCAGTAAGACGAGGTGGGACTGGAGAAGATCCAAGTCGCAAGATGTAATATGCTCTCATATGATCACGAACATTATAATACTTCTGGTTAGAAAGACCAGATCGCGTAGCATAAAATATATATTGCAAATCCCTTTTAAAACCAGCCATATTTTTAAGTGGGTTCAGCTAACGATTGGCTGTTCCTAAACCCATGTCTCTTTTCTATTAGGAGAAGCAGTATAAGAGAGCTACTGCGTTTTATCCACTCCATTAGCCAATGAGAACAATTCTTACTATCCGCTTTGGTTGTATCCTGTTCTCTTTTGATCTGATCTTTCTTCAAGAACCTCAAGAGTAAACTCAGTTACCCATCGGCCTCTATCAGCGTCTCCGACTTTCGCAAGTTCGTCAAACATTGGTTTGTCAAGATATGCAACTCTGTGCATGTCTTCTCTCAAACCATAGACTGTTGTTGATCCTGCATTATTACGCACATCTCTGTGGTGCATAATTCTGTGTGAGCCAACGGCTGAGTCATAGACAAGAATATCTTTTGTAAGTCTTCGATCTGCTGCATCAATATAACGTGTTGAATTACCCGCAAATCCAGCAATCGCTTGTTTGATTTTAACGGTACAAAGTAACATATCGAATACTTTGTCTGCACGTACTGTATTGTATGAATCAGCTGCCATATCATTAAGCTCTTGTTCTAGGAACGATTGTCCTGAAGAACGAGCTGTATTTAAAGTAGCAATGAAAGCATCAATACCGTTCATCTGCCTACCTGATCCAGAAGCTCCAGAAGCTTTGGCTGCGTTTAAGATAGCATACTCCATTTTCATTTTGAGCTGTCTTAAAGCATCCGCTTTTTGGAACGCATATGGATCTCCCATAGCAGCAACATTAACTTTTCTCTCAGTTCTCGAAACTTGAACTGGTTGGTTAATAATTTGAGTAATGTTGTTTGTTCTCGATGGTTGTGTCAAATCTGTGAAGGTAATATCCGCTCCTTCGACATCCGCTTGAACGGTAGTCGGTCGTGCGATATTGTATTTCAACCACTCATGAAGCGTTCCTCTTGCTGTTGAAACAGCAAATAGGGTGAGCAATGGTGTTTCATCAGGCGACACATCTGCAAGAACATCCATAAGCAAATTGTTAATCTCTTATTCCTAAGAGTGTCGGACTATTTCATTACTTTATTTAGTAGCAGGTGTATAGTCTCTAGACCTTTTTTATTTGGTACGACGTTAGGAGTTCTTCCGTTCGCCGTTTAGCCTGCTTTATAGAGGACCATTAGTTGGATGTATTTTTTCTCGCAGAAGATTGCATGTTCTACAAAGAATTCTACCATTCTTCGCTTCCCATAATTCTTTACACTGCATTGCATCATCTATGGTTTTAATATTATTGTCGGAAATAATAAATTTTAATTTTTTAATGTGATCAACCTCTAAATTTTTTGTTGATCCACATAATACGCATTTTCGAGGATTGATTTTTAAAATCTCTTTTCTCCAATGAAAATATTTCCTTCGATTGCGAATCGCTTTATAAAATGGAGTTATTCCGTTTTTCCATAAATAATGTTTTTCTCCAGAAATCCATTTATTTCTATCGAGCTTTATATTATGAATTTTAAAATATTTAAAAACAGTTGTTTCTCCACACTCAATTTCTTTTGCTATTTTAGCAAGGGATTTAGTTTTATATTGATCTTGACACCATTTTTTATCTCTCAATTGAGGAAATTTTGCTCCTTTACTTTTCTCCCATTTATGATGACACGCATGTGTACAAAATATATGTTTACCCCTCATTCTTGTTACAACTCTTTTAATAAGCTCACCACAAAAATCACAATATCCTACAACTCGTTCTTGTTGATTTATTGCAGAACATATTTTTGAACAAGTTTTTCTGCCTTTTTTATAAGAAAAAAAATTGGTATTACAAACTATACATACAAAATTCATATATATAATATTATACCCAAGTTTACTTAAGTTGTCAATGTGCAAATATCTTGATTAATCCTCTCTTCTTGCTGCGTCTTGGTAAGTAATTAAACCCCAAGCCATATTTTTCAATCACCTCCTTTCACGCCACCCGAGCGTCTATTCCTCAAGGTGGCGTGTGGCTGATCCACCTAGGAAGTCCCTTCTTTAGGAATTATATGTTCGGTATATTTCAACCGCTCTGCAAGTGCTTGATCGTCTCCTAATCGAGTCTTACTCCTCAATGCTTGCATCTCTGCTACCACTTCTGGCGTAGCAATGACTTGCTGAGGCATACTCTGTACTGAGACTGCTGCTTGTGCTTTCAAATCTTGAGCTGTTGGCTGTCCTGACGGTTGAGCAACTGGAGTTGTTGTCTGAACGACTTGTTGTGTTGAAATTCCTTGTCCTTTCTTTAACATATCGGCTGCCTCTTTAAATGTAAGAGGTCTGCCGTCTGAATAATTACGAGGATTCATATATGAATGCAAAATAAGCGCAGATGTTGTATTGCTAAAATTCCGATCGAAACTCGCATCGTTTGGATTCAATTCGGGATAAGTTGCAAACGCTTCTCTATTTTGTTTTTCAATCTCTCTTTGCTCGTTAGCTTGGATATAGTTTTGCATTTGGGAAACTGCTTGAGTAGCTCTTGTATTAGCTTCTGCAATTGCCGACTGCAATTTCCGCTCATTAATATATTTTGTTCCCGATTCAGGATCAATTTCTACAAAGTCCTGAATATTCGGAGTTTGCGGAGCGACAGCTTGTTGTTGCATAGGTGCAAATTGTTGTTGCACATTAGCACGACGAGCGATTTCTTCTTGAAGTAATGTATTTGCTTGATGCAATTTTCGATTACTTTCGAGAAGCTTCTCGAATTCTTGTCTCGTCCTATCTCCTGCGTCCGAAACTGTTTGTTGAGCAACAGGCTGTGGCACTTGCTGTACTGGCGTTTGTTGAGGAACACTCGGTACTGGCGTTGGTGTAGGCACAGGTGCTATTGCTGGTTGTTGAGCTGGAGTTACTACTCCTGCTTGTTGATTATTGTCCATATCTATCACCTCCTTTCTATCATGCTCTGTTGAAATAGTGGCTCGAGCACCTCCACAAGCGTAAATATGTTCAATTTGCCCTCAACTCAAAATTTTTAAAAGAGCAAACATTATTCAATAGGCTTACCATTGATATAAAGTTTTCCATCTCTTGCTTGTAATGATCCCGTCCATCCAAGATGACATTTTTTACATTCAACACCATCCTCTACATTAATAAGATAGTGTTCGCATTTCTCGAATGGTTTTATCTCATTACTACTTAATTCGCTTTTCGACCAAAATGTTCTCGCACCTATTCCATAATAATTATCGTAATGATTCCTCTGCAAGCTAGATGCGTCGCTTGGAGGTAACGGTGGTAAAGGTTTATTCTCTGCCACGTTTTCCTTTTTTCGCTAAGCTTCGTATAATTGTGTCTCCCTTTTTCCGAGCGGTAGCAACTCCTTTTTGGTACGAATCAGGGTTTGCTCCTTTCCATGCAAAGAATCGTTTTTTCCAATTCTTTCCATACTCTTTCTTAAAGTTAGCAACTTGTTTACCAACGTAAGGCATTAGCGAAACATGGTATTATCCTTCAGCTGGTTGGCTGGTATCCTTATCACCTACTCTTTGACCAGGAATATCTGTACTTACTTCCTGATTCCCTGTTTTAACAGCTGCTCTTTGTCCAACCGTGAAAACTTTAACCCACGCTGCATTATCTTTACCAAGAATCATTGAGGGATTAGGTACTCCACTGTTGTTTGAACTTGAACCGAATGCCATGTTTATTTTCCACCTCCTTTCATCTTTTTATTCTTCTTTTTAGGAAGTCTTTTAAATAATCGCTGAGTAGTATTTACTTTAGCAAATGTTTCTCTCCTCGCATTGTCTTGATAAGTTATTAAACCTACTGTCATATTTTCATTTGTTTAACTACAATTTCTCCTGCTCGAACTTTTCCTAAATAATCTGCACGATCGATTTTCTCTTGAATGCGAACTAGCAACTCCTTAGCGTTATTAGCTGCATGAAATGCATTCATTTCTGCCCAAACCCATTCGTCCTTAGCTTTAGTTCCTCTTGGATCAACCCAAGAATGATAAGCTAAATCTTCAAGCATCTCTTTTACCAATCTCCACCCTTCGCTGGTTTCAATCATCGTTCTAAGAGCTTCTCCCTCTCGATATTCTTTTTCTTCGATATCGTTGAGTTGCTTCCCTTTTGAATATGCTTCTTGTCCAGTTTCCAACTTGCCATTATCTGGTCTTTCGAAATCTGGTAGTTGATCTTCAATCATCTATTTATTGAGCTCCCATCCCATTAGCATTTGGATTGACTCCTCCAGTCGGAGGAGCAAATTGTCCAAATTGACTGAACGGACTGTAAACATTAGCATTTCTATCTAATGGGAAAATCTTTTGCATTCCTGCTATCTGAGATGCTATTTCTGGAGCTCCAGTTTCTGGAGGCTGATTTGGTTGAGGAGAAGTTTGTCCTTGGGTCGGCTGACCTCCTGGCATTTGTAATTGGTTTTCTTGCGTAACTTGAGCAAAATATTTGTCTGCATCAGTAAAGCCCATATCTTCAAGCCAATTCACAAAAAGCTCTTTAAACTTAGGTTGATATCCTTCCTGCTGTAACAAAGCTATAACATTTGGGTTAGATACCAACAAACTGATTGCTGATTGACGAGCTTGTTTACGAAGATCATCTGCATTATCCATCATGCTTTTAACATCAATAACAAAATCAAATTGACCCTCTAAATCTGCTGGTTCAACTTGAATCTCTGCCAGTTTTCCATTGGGATAAAGTTTCATCTTGGGTTCAAACTTAGGTTTAGTTTTTGTCCCTCTATTAATAGGGAATTTAGGTATTTTCATTTTATCGATCTCTTGTTGAAGTATTTCCATATTAGCTGGTTGTGGAGCAGACGTATCTGAAGGTTGTTCCATGAGAAGCTGATAAGCAACATCTGGAACAGTCATTTGGTCAAGCTCTTCCTCTTGAAAATCGCGAATCAATTCTTGTCCTACAACTCTAAGAACATAAAACTTTTTTTCTGGATCTGTAAAAAGAAGGGTTTGATTCATGGAATACCAAAGTTTCATTTGTCTTTCTAATGCTTCGGAAAGAAAAATCTGGTTAAAGTTATCACGAGCATTACTTTGAGTCATAAGAGATCTAACTTCAGTTGCGGTTTTATCTCTTTGCATCGGCCCAAGGTTAGAAACTCCCAACGAACTTTCTCCAAGAGCATTCATCATGGCAGAAACTAGAGTAGAATAAGTACCTTGAAAAAGTTGAGCAGCATTAGAATTGGGTTCTACCAATCTGAAATCTGTCATAGGATTATTCATCATCCAACGAGCTCCTTTCCCCCATTCTAACGTATGTTGCCTAACGCCTGGCCCAACCGCAATTGGGGTATAAAGCTTTTGATTTATCTCATCTACATATTGACAAAGAAGAGCATTAATAGCTTTTTGTAAGGATTTAATAGATTCAATTTCGCTTAAACCATATAAGTCATCATCAATAGCATAATATCTAAGCATAACGATTGGAAGCTCGTTGTTCTTATAAGGATTATCAATATCTCTAAGCACAACTCCATGTCGTGGAGCAAAAGTTATCCAACGGTCTCTTCTATACTCTGTAACTATTTCAACTGTTTTATAAACATAATCTTTTCCAGTTGGATCAGGATCTAATCTTGAAATTTGCCTGTTTCTGGATAACCAATTTGATCCCCTTGTATCTCCTCCCGCCAAACTGCCTTTAAGAATGGCTTCTCTTAGCCTATCAAGATTTTTATAAAAAGGTTTACCCTTTGATTTATCATTTACCGCTTCCAATTGCTGGAAAGTAGGATATTCGCGAACCTGAAACCAATTACAATTCTCAATAGCTGTTGCGGTCATATCATGAGCACAATCTCTGTTATTAAGAACTCTAAACTCTGGCCCATCGTATAGGATTTGTCCTTTATTTCCTTGCTCATACCTCCACTTACTCATTCCAAAAGCTGCTCCATATTTTCTGGTATTCATATCCATCATTGCCCACTTGGAAATCATTGTTCCTCCATAGTTTGCGGTATCCCATTGGGTTTCTAAAATAGCATTATTAATCTTGGCTGCGATAATATCTGAGCTTTGACGAGGAACTAAATGCCCACGTGGCTTTGAAGCAATTAATCTTGAAGTCTTTTCAAATATAAAAGTGAAGACACGGGGATCAAAAAGCAAAGCGTCATAGGGCCACGAATTCTCATCGATCCATCCTCTGAATAATTCATCCGCTTCGTTAAAAGAAATTGAACCAACCCTGTTTTTACCAATAGCACGTCTCTGAGTTTCGTTGAAGCCTATGTCTGCGTGTCGTCTAACTTCTGTAAAAACTGCAAGTTCATCACGCTCCATCGGAGCTCCACTAACATTTGCACTAGGATCGATTGTACTTGGCATATATTAAAAAACCATTCACAAAAATAAGACCTCAGAGAGGTCTTGAAATTTGTAAATGGAAAATGGAGTTGTTCTCCTATTTTTCTTTTATCGCTTAACTAATATCAGAGTCCTAGAAAATTGTCAATAGTTATCCTTTAATTACCAAACTTATCTAGCCCTGTATCTTTAATAAAGATATTGCAATTGATTCGAGTCGCTTCGTTACCATAGATAAAAGTTACCACATTATTTTCAATCTTAACAGTAATTTCTCCATACTTGCTTCCTAGTCCAATCATCACCATAGCACGAACTATTTGCATAATAACCGTATAATCAACTCCTGTTGTTATAATTGCATGACGAAGCGACCAAAGCCAAGGCTCAACTCGCTTAATCAATTCTGTGTATTCGAATTCGTTATGCTCTTTTTCTTTTTGATACAGGTCTTTTTTTGCCTGTTCGTTTTGGGCTTTTGCCATAAACTTTTTTAGCCTTATCTAAAAGATCGTTAAGAACTCTTGTAATTACATCTTTGTGAACTTCAATAATATCCATTTATTTAAACCTCCACTTTTGTCTCAGTTCATAAGCTGCAAACTCATCATAATCATCAAGAAACATAGAAGGTGTTACAAGATGAATTTGCCATGCTCCAGCTGTGCTTATAACCAAATCGTCATGCTTATTTGCTTTAGCTTGAGCTCTTCCTCCCCTTGCAAGTATAAAAGATTGCAATTGATTTATTTGATCCCGATCGTAAATTTTAACTTGTTTTTGTTTAATAGCAAGAGCAAGATCATCAAGCATTTTTTTTCTAGTTCCTTGGAGTTCTCCTCCACGCATCCATCCAGTAGTAACCCATCCAATTCCCCCTCCTTCATGAGAATCCATAGAAGTAAAATCTATCATGCGAAAAAGGTCTGGATAATTTAGATTCTTTAAAACAAAAATTGTGGCTTGTCCTGTATTTCTTTCTACTGCAAGCTTAGGCCACATTTCCGTTTTATTATGGATATACTTTGCCATATTAAAAAGCTCATATCCAAATTGAGCTGAATCGATAACTTGATTAAAAACTAAAGGATAATCAAAATACTTTTTGCTAAATGCTACGGCTGCACAATAATCGCTTGATTCAGCAGGATCTCCGAATATAACAAGTTGTCATTGCTCCCCATGATCCAACTCTCGATAGAGTCGAAGTGGGGGGAGCGGTTCATTTTGGTATGCCATTACCAATCACCTCCTTCATATAAGCATAAACTTTACCTCCATAGGTTGAAGTTAACCTATGACAATTTATACATAAAGTCCGTCCATTAGAAATCTTAAATCTTAATAATGGGAAAAAAGCAAATGGCAAAATATGATCAGCGTGTAATTTTCCACCTCTTTTATTACATATTTGACATGTATAATTATCTCTTTCAAAAACATATTTACGCCATCTTAAATATTCTTTTGAATGTCTTATTAATTTATGCAAAGGAGTTACTCCACCCTTCCATGCAGGACACAACTCTCCTGAGCGAGTCATGTTAGTTTTATTGCGCCATTCATCAGATCTATAAGCTTGATATTGACATATTTCAGAGCAAAATTTTCCTTGGCCTCTTTTTATTAAAGCAATAGAAGTAAAAAATAATTTTTTACAATTTATACATTGTATTTTTTGCCTACTATTTTGCCTAAAAATATTATAACACCTACGAGAACATGCACCACTCCATCCATTTTTTATTCTAGAGGGAATGATAAAAAAATCTTTTTCACAAATTAAACAATTCTTTAGTTGCTTTTTGAATTGATATAAGTTTAAACATTTTTTAGAACAACATTTACCTCTACCCTTTTTAATTGCAGAAAACTTTAGGTGAAATTTTTTATTACAAATAAAACAATTTAGATAACTTTTATTTTTATATTTATCTCTCATAACACATGATTTACTACAATATAATATAATTGAGTTATTTTTTGCAACTTAAATTCTTTTTTACAATCAAAATAAGAACATATTTTTTTCATATTAAATCCAATTTCCATCGGGAGCTAATCTCCCAGATTGTAAAATCTCAGGTGCATTTTTTTTCATCTCTTCCAAAATAAGGTTGTCAAAGAAAGGAGTACCAGAAGCTATAAAGGCTTGATTTGGATCGCCAGGATATTCTTGTAACCACTTCGCCTCGCTCGAAAAATCGCCTCTTTTCTTCTCTACCCATTCTTTGGAATAGAATTCTTGCCAGCCAAAAAAACGAGGATGATATGTACTTAATCGTTTCCCATTTTTATCAAAATTCTGAGCACGCTCCCATTCCTTTTGATAAAAATTGTCGACCCCATTCGCGGTGGACTCGATGAAAATCATACCTTTACTTGGAGGAACTTGCTGAGCAGTAGCTTCTACAATTTCTGAAGCTGTAATAATTTCGGTATCCATATAAAAAGCACAATTATGTACTATTCCTGAAATAACACAAAATGAGTGAGGCTCTTGATCAAGAACAACATCATAAACAAATTCTTCTTTTGGAATATCTTTTACAGAAGCTACTCGCATCCAATAATAATTTGACGAAGCTTTCCATCGTCTATTTAATTTGTGAGCTTTCTTCTTAATATTTTCTCCTAAAATCTCATTATGAAATTTCCTAACTGAATCTCCAGAAATAATAAGATGCCATATATCTTTTTTACCTATAATTGGATTACCAAAATAATTAATACTACCCCGAAGAGGTTTATGCTTTTCAATAGTAGGATATGCAATTTTTAAATCAATTAGTAATCGTTTCAATTGAATTGCTAATTGAGGCCGACTGCTAACATATACAATTTTATCAGGATAAAAAGCACCATCCCCTTTAACTAACCCTCTTATTAAAGACTGAACATTCTCTTTATTTGTATCTCTAAAAAATTCAGGAATTTTTTTAAAGTCAACTCTACCAAAATATTTTTCAATTATTAAGGCTAATTTTGAACTAAATATAGCTATTACTAATCCTTTCCCATCACTTTTTCTATGATAAATAGAATAAGAAAATTTTAATTTCTCTATTAAATTTTTAAGTAAAGGAAACTCATTTTGATGAATTGACAAATCAATTCTTCCCTTATTTAATGATCCTTCTGCTAAATACCATCCAATTAATTCGGATAATTCTGGCGTTATTAAAATTCCATCAATGTATTTTTTCCTAACATCAGATCTAATTAAATTTGAAGGAAAAGCAACGTAATCTCCTACTTCAACCTCGCCTGCCTTTTTCCAAATTGGTTTTGCAAAAGTAGAACTTCTGTGTTTAATTTTTCCATCAGATCCAATTTGCATTTTTTCTTCTTTGTCACTACATAAAATTAAATGATCGTTTGTGCATTCAATTGGGAAATGAGTATTTCCATAACAGGAGATTCGTTTCATCGGTGAAGAAGATTTTTTCTTTTGCAATTGGATAATATTACCCACCTTTCCATTACCCAAAACAATAGGATCTCCTTCCTTTAAATCTTTTATTTTTTTAATAAATCCATCTTGCAATATAACTAATTGATCTCCTGCGAAACATTCCGAAAAATGAATGTTACGCACGCTCGCTCCTCTACCCCCAACCTTAGCTCCAGCAGTTGCAATATAAAAGATAGAATGCTTATGCCGACTTTCTATAATCCCTTTATTATCTGTAATAAGATAATCTTTAATATCCATACCATTCTTCTGACAATAAGACTCTAAATAAAACTTAACTTTTTTAAAAAGCAATTCCGTAGCGTCTTTTCTATGAGATATACAAATCGAAACGGAGTAAGGAATAAAAATAAAATCAACTGTAAATAAAGCAAGAATAAAAGAAGAGAATCCTTCTTGACGTGCTTTTAATAAAATTTCTCTTGTTCCATTTAAGTCTCCATACTCATTTTTAAGAACTTTATAATATTTTTCTTGAACTGGTTTAAATTTAAAAGGAACTGGTTGCTGACTTTGATAATCAAGTATTAAAAAGTTGTCTTCAATAAAACCCTTATAATCAATCACTCTCAGCCTTTCCCTGTTTCTTGTTTTCCTCCTCTTTGTTATTTTCGGCAATTACATCTAGAGGCAACGGTTCTACGTCCTCGATCTCCTCGTCCGTATATTTACTTAAAATTCCTTTCTCTGTTTGAATTATGTTGATAATATTTCCGCTAGTAGGAGATGCCTTTTTATTCTCCTCTATCATTTCCCCATATCCAACAATTCTTAAGAAGCGATCTAAAAATTCTGGAGTCTTACTCTCTTCAATCTTATGGACAATAATTTCAAGAAGCCTTCCCCATGTATAACCCTTTTGCTCCATATATAAACGAGAAATACTTCTAGCTTTTTTCAAATATTTAGCCGAGACAGTTGCCGCTGTCATTTTATTTGTATAACCAAATACTGTCATTGCAGCTTTTGTTCCGTTTCCTCCATTTTTCAAAAACTCTTCTAAAAATAAATCCAAACGAGTTGTTTGTTTAATTGCCCCACTAGAAGTTAGTCTTAATTTTCCATAACGCCTTCTCTTTTTAGCCTCAATTTTCGGCTTATTTTTAGTCTGTGGTTCTATAGAAATAGAGGGTATTGATACGAGTTCGTCTGCCATTATTTTAAAGGTATCATGTCTTGCTGTTGATATCTACCTATAACAAAAGTTATTCCTGACCTTTGAACATATTGAGGAACTCCCCTAGATTCCACTTGATCTAAAATATCGTCTAACCTATTCCCTTCGCTCCCTAATAGCTCTTCTTTTCTAATTATTCTACAAATAACGCACTCCCAAACCAAAGTTGTAACTCCAAATAGTGTTCTTTGGATTATTCCCTCGCTAAAAGAATGATTATTAGTATAACCGATATCACGCCTAGGAACTCCGTAAGTTTTTGCAATAAGTCTCCAATCGTGCACATGAGTCTCCTCCTTTACTATATCAATATCTTTAATCTCCTCATCTTCTGGTTGAGGAGTTTCTTTAAATAAAGACCATTTCATATTAAGATTGTGTTTGTTGCTGAATGTTTTGTTTGTTTCTCTCCTCTATGGAATAAATAAATTGTCTTATTGCATAGCGGATAAATTCGGAGCGATTGTAGCTGTGAGTTTTGCAGTATTTATCTAAGTCTTCATGTAAATCCTTTGGGAGGGTAAAAATTATTTTTGACATATTATATAATCGTAGTGTAGACCTCCTATATATATTTTGTCAATCCTAACTCCATACACGAGAGAGATCTGTATATGCTCTTTCGAGCTGAGACTTAAGAGGATTCTGTGGCCAAGAATTTTCAAAAGATACTATTATTTCTTTATACCTCACCAACCGATCCTCTCCATTTTTTGTAAACCTTGGAAACTTAAATAAAGGAGTAGGGATTGTTCCGTTTAAATATATAATAGTATCCGTCATATTATGAATACAATCAGCCGACTTAATAAGAATTGCTTCGTGTCCCGATTCGAGAATTTTTTTGATAGAATTTCTTTTTCTCTCTATCCAAGTATTTATTCCCCTCTTTTCGTCCGTCACAGCCTCTACAAATCTAAGCACCCTAATTCCAAACGAATCCTCTATACTCTCTGGTAGATAAGGAGTATCTTCTAAGACATCATGAAGTATGCCCGCAACTATAATATCCTGATCTTCTGTTATAGTAGCAAGTATCATAGCAACAGCTAGGGGATGTGTTATATATGGTATATCTCCTTGTTTTCTTTCTTGATCTCCATGGGCAAGAGCTGCAAAAGTTATTGCATGTTGAATAGTGGGAGTAAAGACGAATCGTTTCATTTAATTAAGTATGCCTGACTTTGGAGTAAACCTTGTGAATGAATCTCGCATAAATGTACTCTTTTAAAATCATTAGGGCTTGGGTTTTTAACAGTTGCATTTGCAATACTATATGATTTCGAAGCCACCGACAAACACGGAATAACTCCATTAAAAATTTGTGCAATTTGACATTTACCTCCGAGATTTTTATATATACTATCTTCATCAGCCTGTAAATCTTTTCCTCCTTTTTTTTTCCGAATCAGAGGAGGAGTTACGGAAGGAAGAGAAACTGAGGGTTCGGTTTCAACTTCTTCGTGTTCATGAGGGTTATCGGTTGGAAATTCTAAAGGAGGTTCTGATTTAGAAGGAGTAATCGATTGATACTCCTGTTTTGCTTTATTAAGTAATGTTTCAAGTTCTGGAGTTAAAGGAATGAGATTTGGATCAGGAGTACTAACAATTGATTGTTGAGTAACTGGAGAAATAGATGCCTTTTGCACTGGGGCAGACCTTATATATTGACGTGCCAGTTCTGCAATAAATTCTTCTACGCTTCCATAACCCTCTTCCTCGGCATAGGCTAAAATCTTTTGATAATATTTATCGGGTAAATTTACAATAGTTTTCATAAAATTAGTTAGTTAATTTTCCTTTCTTTTGGAAAGCTTTTCTAGTAACATTTGCAGGATGTTTCTTCTCCTCAAAATCAATATGAATTATATTAACATTATGCCTTTTGCACCATATTTGAATTCCCCATCTTGTCCATCCGACCTCAATCTCCTGATAAAAAGAAGGAGAAGATTCTACATCGCCTTTTTCAAGCTCCTTTAAACATAAAACGCAATGTAAATACATTTTAATTTCATTATCATTTGATATATCTCTTTTTTTCATATGTAGTCTTGTAAAAATAAATATGGATTTTCTAGCGCAACCATTTGGGAAAGATTAATTTTATATTCAGGCATAGGCGATCCGCTTGGAGTAGAAGTATAAGGAACAGGAGTAATAGGCATTGCTGTCGAAAATGGAGCAACAGGTGAGAAAATTGCATGAGGAACTGAAATCATTGGAGCAGGAATATGGCCTGCTAATGGTCGTTTTGAAGAAGCTTCTTCTAGCCAAATCGCCTTAGCAAAATCATGATCGTAAATAAAGCGATATGCAATTTTAGAACTAACTTGGTATTCAAAATCTTCTGGCTTTAATTTCTCCCACTCAAAAGTTTTATTATCCCACCCTAACGAAACAGCCTTTTTAATTATTCTTTCATAAATTTGGGCATCGGTTAAGGGAGAAGAAGAAATATAATCAGGTGGGGGTATAAAATTTGAAGGCGGATATTCGCTACTATAAGCTCCTGAGCTTCCAATCGATCCAGACATCATATTTATTCCATTATATATCTGATATATATAATGTCAATACCTAAATCCTTTACAAATACTGCATTGACCATCGCTGGAATATATCGGATATCCTTTTTTATGCCCTGAACACCTACGCAATCCTGATTGGATCTTCTTCCTTAAAATCTTCTCTTTTACTTCCAGTTACACAGCTTCTTTCTCTGCTCTAATTTTATTAATTTCTTCCCAGACTTCATCGTGTTCTGCATCTTCCAACTTAATAACTATTTGTAAAGGATACTTTTTCCCAAAACGATTCCCTTTAACTTTGACAAAGGGGATACGAATCTTAAAGCTTCTGGTTCTCATTTCAATCTTTTGGCGATTTCATATACCACTGAAACAGTTACAGCATTTCCAAGTTGTCTATATCTTTGTGTATCAGAAACTCCTTGCGTAAAATTGTCTGGAAAGCCTTGTAATCTTTCACATTCTATTGGTGTAAGTCGCCTGATTCTAAATCCATCCCCCAATAATGAGTCTTTTGCTATAGCCTGACTTGTAATTGTGCCTATAACTGGCTTTGTAGGATTTGGAACTAACTCTCTATGCCCATCATTAAATGGAGTTAAATCCCTTCCTTTTTTTTGAGCCTCTCTTCTAAATGCTTTGCCTTTTTCAGTCCTCCTCCATTGCATAGCTACAAATGGTTGTTTTATTTCATATAATCCTGTCTTTCCGCCTTGTCCTCCCGCGTTTCCAGCAAGGGTTTGGCTAATTCCGCTTACTGCGTAGATTCGTTGCCCTTGGCTAAAGTTTCTTGAATTATTTTTTCCATCTTCAAGCCATTTTTGTCTAGCTGAAATAACTGCCCCTGAGTATTTAAGATAACCTTGACTGCTTGGGATGATAGGAAATACTTTGGGTCGACTTGTTCCTCTAATATGTCCGACAATGAACACTCTTTCCCTATTCTGGGGAACTCCGAAATTCTTGCTGTTAAGTACCATTGTTTGCAAGTCATAACCAAGTTCTGTAAAGGTGGACAATATGATTTTAAAAGTTCGTCCTTTGTCGTGAGATAACAATCCCTTGACATTTTCAAGTAGAATATATCGTGGTTTCTTTTCTTTAACAATCCTTGCGATATCAAAAAAAAGTGTACCTCTTGTATCGTCAAATCCTTTACGCTTTCCAGCAATCGAGAAAGATTGGCATGGGAAACCTCCGCATAAGAGATCGTGGTCTGGAATTTCGGAAGCATCAACTGTTCGGATATCTCTTGTATCTGGTTTGTGTCCAAAGTTTTTTTCATAGGTTTGTGTCGCATATTTATCCCACTCATTTGCATAAACGCACTCATGTCCCAATCTATTTAGAGCTAAACTAAAACCACCTATTCCCGCAAACAGATCAATATATCTAAGTTTACTTAATAATATTTTAGACACAATATTTTTTTTGGGAGGTAAGGATTTGCACCTTACATGCTTACAAAGCCCCTCCCTTGTAAGCCACCAGAGTCTTATGAAAAACTGCCCCTACCTATTTCGCCACTCCCCCTATCTTTATTTTTCTTCTTCTCTTTTTTTGCTTAATGCTTTTATTCCTTCTATAGTTTCTTTATTAACTTTATCTTGTTGCACGAGAAGAGAATTTACAGCTTCATCTTTTGAAAAAAAAAGTTTTTGCTCATCTATAAATTCATTACTATTCCCATCGTTGTAAGAAACTCCATTCTCGTCTATTTTGATTTCCTTAATAACAATTTCATCAATCTCAGGAGATTCTCCACGCCAATAAGGTTGGTAAACCGTTTGCCCGATTTTATATTTCATAACAAACCTCCTTTCTCTTTTTATTTCTTTCCACTTATCATTAATCTATAACCAATGCTATCATGTCTTTGCTTTTATATTCCCTTTGTCTTTTTATCTCATAAAGCCCTGGCTCACTAATTGGTATTGGATTATGTTCTTCATGAATAATTGAAGTTGGAATATAAGTTTGAAAAAATAATTGTGAACCTAACTCATAAACATCGCCATCCTTTAAATAATGTTTATGTCCAGTAGCTTCGCCATATACTAAAGTGCCATCTTTACGCTTTTTTAAACCTTCTGGCAATTTATCTATTTTAACTATTCTAATGTCACCCTGAATTCCAATGGTCTTATCTAAATTAATTGACATGTTTTCACCTCCTTAACTTCTTAATATTTTATCATTAAAATCGCTCCAATCGTAAGTCCATTTTTGTGCCTCTAAAGGATCTGTTATCGTAGGTGGTATTCTTAAAAAATACATTCTTTCAGTTGACCAATCTTGAGCGTGTAAATAGTGAGCAATTTTTTCAGGATCTGGACTGATGTTTATCTCAATAACCTCTCCAATTCTTTTATCTTTATGTTTTCCTAAAACTTTACCTCCTATTTCTGTAACAAATCTTTCTTTCATTTGTTCTTGGATTATACGCCTTACTTCTACATTTTTTTCTCCTACCCAATCTTCTTTTGTAAGTTTTTCAGGATTTAAAACAATATTTTTGTTTTTAACATTTACTCCATGAATAAAATAAAACTCTGCTCCCCTTTTCCATCTAATAGCAGATTCTGTTAATGAATGAAATCTATTTTGTTCATCTATTTTTATTATTGGAGTTGAAACTAAGTATAAAGTATTTTTCCATTCCACTCGATAACCTAAACCATATTCTAAAGCCTTAAGTAAAAGTTCTGAGTATTCAAGATATTTTTTATCATTTTTATTTATTGGATATTCTTTATCTGGATTTTTACAATACTCAAATTCAAAAATATAATAATAGAAATCTTCGTCTAGGGCAGTCCAATCTACACATGTATCCCCTGCGCTCCATGCGCTCCATGCGCTCCCTGCGTTCCTTGCGCTCCCTGCGCCCCCTGCACTCCATGCGCTCCCTGCGCTCCATGCGCTCCATGCGCTCCCTGCGCTCCATGCGTTCCATGCGCTCCCTGCGTTCCTTGCGCTCCATGCGCTCCTTGTACTCCTTTGAAATTTTTTATCGAAAATATCTATACACCAGACAATTTTTTGAGGCCGTTTTAGCTTAAAAAGATCGTATGTTTTCAAAAGACATTCTTCTGCCTTTTTTTTATTTAAAACAAAATTTTCCCTTTCTATATAACGACACATTCTATCCATTAATTGTTCGGTTTCTAATGAATAATCTCTCATATAATGTTTTTTAATTTGCATCTCTAATATATTTCTAGCTTGTTGATGAGGAGACGTTGGTATTTAAAAGGCCTATATAAATTAAACGCTAACTAATCTTCTCCTCATGGACAAACTAAGGACTAATTGGAAACTTCCCAAGAAGTTATTCTCCAAATCGTTCCTTTGGTATCGCTGTCATGAATGATAGCTTTTACCCATATTTCTCCTGATCCACAACCCCATTTTTGTTGAAATCCAAAGTCATAATCGACTCCTTTTTTCAAACTTCCAATGTGGTATGAAACAAAACCATCTCCATTTGGCTTTACCCCATTAGGGTCAGTACCCGCACTACTGTATGGCCAAGATGGTGCTTGACTAGATTCTCTCCAGTAGATATTAGCACTATCTCCCTGAGTTATAAAACCATTAACGGTTACCTCAGTTCCATTTCTCACAACAAAAACATTTGCTGGCAAACTATTGGTATTTGGCGTTGTGCAACTTGGAGCATCTGGCGTTCCTCCTCCGCTTCCTCCATTACTTGTAGTCTGTTGAGGCGTTGGAGTGGGTTCATTTGGCGTAACCGTTGGATCAGGTTGACAGGTAAAATCCTGTTTCTGATCACCTATAAAAACTTCATGAAACCCTTTTAAGCAAGAACAAAAGTGATCTTCATTTGTTTGCATATTGGGCGGGACTTTTTCCTGAATTCCACTTAAGTTAATACATTGATCAACTTCGCACGCTGGAGTGGCCTTGCAGTCTGTAAAACCACCCTCTCCATTAGAAACATCACTAGCCTCATGCCCGCAAGCTGTAGGACATTCTTGAGCTGGAGTACACGCTGAGAAATCTATTTTTCCTGTATGACAAGATTGAGAAATTTCTTTGCTACAAACCGTATCTTTTCCATCTTCGCTTTTCGTATACCCTTGAGGACAAACTGTTCCAGTTGGAGCTACATGCTCTTCTGGACAATCTGTATCATCATTATCATTATCATTATCGCCACAGCTTTCCACTCTATGGCATCCCTGATTGTAATTGCCATTATTCTGATATTCATATCCTTCAGGACAAATACCAATAAAATCAGTCATTACGGTTTCCTCTTGTGTTCCATTATCTGTTCCACATTGGGAATCAGTAGAAATACACACACTCCATCCATTTCCTGCACTTACAGGTTGTGGTCTAATTGCATAAAGAAATGCTGGGATTGCTAAAAGCAAAAAAACAAAAAATATTATTTTCTTCATAATCTCACCTCCTCTCAACCTTATTAAATTAACGTAGATTTTTAGTGAAGCCTTTTATTAAACCATGTATTATGTAATATGTAAATAATATATCCTAACAATGCCAACCAGACAATAATAAATACAAATACAAATATCAAAATAACGCCTATCCCAAGCATATGGATTCCTGCCTGAGAATTCAAAGCAATAGGTTGAAGAGTTGCACTAATCCCAGCAATAGGAGTATCCATAGAAGTCAGGTGATACAAGTTCATAAAAATTATTTCTTTCCCTTTTCCTTACCCTTATTGTATTCTTTATTTGCCTTAACTTGTGCTTTAACCTTTTTATCCAATATTTTTTCTAGAACGTCAAAAAATCCTTTGACTTCTTTTAATCCATCCTCTAACGTAGAATAAACAAACGTTGCATCAAAAGTTTCCCAAGAGGAATAAAGATTATCCTTTGTAATCGGAAGCTCCTTTGACCCTTCTAGCTCAAACATATACCCATTTTCTGCTCTGGTAATTTTGACAGAAAGATTCTTAACCCTTCCTCTTTTGAAGTTTTCAGTTGTATAAGCTAACATGCTATATGCCATATATTCACCTTCTTTCTACCCATATAGTATATACTAAATATATATAAAAGTCAAGTAAATTTTTGGGAAAATATATGGGAAGTGAAAATTTAGGGATACCTGTTTTTGTAGAAAAGGGGGATAGGTATCTCTAAAAAGGAATATTTAGATCTTTATTCTTGCCATTAGAAATAGGAGCTTCTTCTGAATTGGCTTCTTTGAAAATTGGATCATCTTTCTTAAAAACCTTTTCTTTACTTTTATCCATTGTGTATCCTTTTGTTAATTTCTTTTGTTCTTTAGAATTGCTAATATTTTGTCTTTTTCCCATAATTAATTCCTCCACAATATTAGTCATGCTTGTACCTTCAGTAGCTGCCATTATCCGAAGTGCTCGATAAATTTCTTCTTGAAGAAATAGTGTAACTCTACGCATGGTACAAATGATACAATAATTACAATCGGTTGTCAAGGTACAACTAACACAACCATAACAAAGGCTACAGGTACACAAAGTATATATAAAAAAGGAGCTTCAGGATGGAAAATATATATTGAGAAAAGACGCTTCGAGATGGGAGAGAGATATATAATATATATATGAATTATGGAAAATAGAGGCTACAGGATGCTAGGAGACCGATGTCATACTGTATATCAAGTCAATCCCTTTAAGGCTTGTTCCAAAAATCGGGCATCGACTTTCCGCACGCCCCAGAACTTGAAGCGTCAAAAAATAAAATAATAAAATAAAAAAAAGAATTCCTAAAAGTATTATATATAGCAGATAGGGGACTCGAGTGCCTTATAGTATTGAATATGTAGCCTATTCCCCGATCTACAGCTTAAAAGCTAAGTATTATAGTATTTAATTGAAGCTATACCCCGCGTCGCACAACATAGAATGTACCCACTAGGTCGTATAGTACTACGCTTGACATTTATAGCTAAAAGTCGTATAATACAATAAATGACTCAATACACTTTCACTTCAAAAGAACTACAACTAATGGAAAACCTATATAGAGAAGGTTTATCTGCTCAAGAGATCAAAGATACATTGGTACTTAAACAAACCGTGCGCTCAATTCAAAGACGAATGAAAAAAATCGGACTGGTTAGAACCGTAAAAGAAGCTTTCAGAAATGCAATGCGAAGAGGACGCATAGAATTTTATTTTAAAAAACAAAAAGAACATAAAAAAAGAAAAACACTATCCCCAAAATTACGTTATCAAGTTTTAATTCGCGATAAAATTTGCCAATTATGTGGAAGTAATATAAACCTTGAAATAGATCATAAAGACGAAAATCCCTCAAATAATACCATTGAAAATTTGCAAGTATTATGTCATGAATGTAATCAAGGTAAAAGCCTCAATAATCGCTTCCCTTCCCAATAATGAACCCGAAGCCCCCATCCCTCTAGCTACAAAACTGTAAGCCGTATTATAGTTTATTTTTGAAGCTTCTATATACTATAATACCTTGAGGCTACTAGCCTCGAAAATAAAAGCTAGAACCCGCGTTTTAGGGTATAAAAAAACGATTATAGGATTGTTTATGAACGGTTGCTACAGGTACACGACGATAAAAACGCCACAGGTATATAAAAGGGATGTAGTCTATTTACGCACGCCAGGGCATCTGTAGCAACACACAATAAAGACATGCCAGCAAAGAACTCGTAGCAACAACAAACCAACCCCAAAAAAGCACCCGTAGCAACACCACGGGCATATTGGCGAACACGAAGCAATCAAGCCTACGTGAACTTGAAGCCAACAAGTACCCTATACGTATGTTGTAAACCCAGTAGCTTACTTATTGACCTTATTTTATGTAAGCCGATAACACCTATAACCGCCCCTTATTAAATCTTAATAAATAGATTGTTTATAAGATTTAAAACTAGCCTATGGATAAAATTAGCTTTAGTTTAATATTCCTATTTTAATATAGTAATTTTGCTATAGATTGTTATATTAAAGTTATATTATTCAATATGGATATGTATTGACAAAACATGATATATTTGCTATGCTAGGTTTGGAAGTAAAAAAGAATAAAGCTTAATTTTTAAAAAACCCTTTATACATTTTTACTCCATAAAGGCAGAAAAGATTAATAATTAGCTAGGCGATAGTAAGTAGGCAACTATCATAAAGAACCTGAAGCATTCGCTCTTTAATAATCTAAATAGTCTATATAAAGCCTCACCGCTTGAGTAAGGCGGAGGAAAGAGGTGAATAATATTATGTTAATTATCGAAGTTAAGGGAGGCGTTGTCACCGCTGTCTACCAAACAGAAAGACAGGCAGATAATTCTGAAAAACAAATTACTCTTGTAGAAGGCAAAGATTATGAGATAAGAGATTATGACGTTTTAGAGTAACATGACAAAGAAAGATTACATTTTAATTGCAGACGCAATTAAAGACGGGATAGCAAGCAAATGTAACAATAGATCAATAAGCAGGTTAAGAACTATTTAGTTCAACTAAAAGAGTCAATACCGCTTTATATAGACTGTTTAGAGGGTTAAGAACCTGAAGCATTTAAAAACAATCGCTTGTTAGGAAGGAGGTGAAAAAATGAGAATAAGATTAAAAAAATTAAACATAAAAAATCTGAAATCTTTTAGCGTATATATCAATTCCAAACTAAGATCAGATATTACAGTTTATTTAATCGCAAAAGAATATCAAATTAATAAAACGTATAGCAAAAACATTGTTGATACGCGTTACACAACGGATATTCAAGAAGCTTTAAGCTTTATTGCTCAATTAGCATGAAGGTTAAAATCAATCTTGATCCTATTGAAGTTGAAGCTAAGAGCGTACTTGAAGCTCTTAAAAAGGCAAGCTTCAAAGTTAAACACCAAGCAACAGAGCTCGTTAACAACAGCGTAATCCAAATTGTTGCCTAAGTTTATTGCTTATAAGTATGTAAATATTTATAAGCAAAATAACTTAAATTTAAAAAGATCGGAGGTGAAAATATGAGAATTACATCATCAACAATTGAGAAAGTTTTTAGAGCTAGCCCGTGTAGTGTAGAAACAATGCAGTTGCAAGGGTTTGAGCTTATTAAAGAGTTTTTCGTTGATAGTTCAGGGTTTGGCTTGGAGGACGAGCCAGCGTTAACAAGAGCTCAATTTTTAACAAAACTTGAGGCCTTGCTTTCTACGCATGGAATGTTAACCGCAAAACTTACTAACATAGGTCAATTTCAAATTTACATTGGCCTATTTAAAAGAGTGAAACGTGGTTTAGTTAAAAGAATAAGTCAAAACGTTTTTGAGCGGTTTGAAAACGGGTACAAGGTTGTTAGACTCTATGACACTGATATTGTTAAAATCAAAAACCATGAATATCAATTGTTTAATGGAGGCTACGCCACTGTTACGACTAAAAAATGGATTAATAAATATCTGCCTAACGGCATGGGCGTATATCAAAAAAACTGGAACTGGTACATCTATAATGAGGTTTTGGGTAAGAGATTAAATCAAGAGTTCAAAGAGGGAATAGTTATATATTCTTAACCTTGTTTGAGTTCTGTAAGTGATTACAGGACTCATGCAAGCTTAAATCTTAAAGAAAGGAGGAGAAATATGAGTAAAAAAACATATCTTAAGGCGTGGACTCCATATCTAGCGTGTGCATATGCGGAAGGGTTTTGCGAAGGAGAAAATGCGACTGATGAAGAAAGAATTGACGCATTCCAATACCTTATAGATACGGGCAAGGTTTGGCATTTACAAGGCTGGTACGGTCGAACGGCAACCTCTTTAATAGAAAGCGGTTATTGTACAAGATAGCCTCATGATGAAAGCTTGCTAAGCAGGCAAAAGTTTAGCAAGCTTGATTATGAATGAAACAAAAAAAGTTGAAGTTGGCATTAACTTTATAACAGTCAAACGAATTATCTATTGCAACGCTATTGATCTGATTAAAGCACTTGAAGCCTCTAACAGTCCATGCGCCAAGGGTATTAAAAGTATGTATCTAAAATATCTTAAACATCTTATGGAGCAAGTTATCTCATAGCCACGTCTTCTCACAATACGATCCAGATCATTATTTGTAGGCCATTTTCTGGGCAGTTGTATATTGCTACAATACGATCTAGAACATTCACAAAACCCTTTGCATAGGCTTTGTTATATATTTTCACAATACAATCCAGATCATTAAATAAAAGCCGATTTGATACAGTTGGTATATATTGACAATAATTGATCATTATTGTATAATACGTGTAGAGAAATAAATAAGAACTATGAGAAACAGAATTTGGAGTTTTCCTATTATCCGCGAAACTATTTTATTGCTATTTGCTATTAAAACCTGTCTTGTTTGAGGCAGAGCAAACACATTTAATAGTTTCAATCTCAATTACACCAAAACAATTAGGGTAAGAGAGAAAGAATTGAAAAACAGTTTCAGATAAGGGCGTGAAAGAAAAACAAGCATTCAGTCACAGCTTTTACGCCCTGTCTGAAAGATACATGCTAGAGGAAGTAAGTTACAGCGTACGCCAACTTGAGGATCATCACCTCCCTCTGGCAACAAGGAGGCTACAGTAGGATAGAATGTGTACCATGTATTCTATCGGAGTGCAACTCTTCAACCTCCACCAAGAACTTGAGCCAATAGATTAATATGAAATATGTTAAAAAACATTTTAGAGCTTATCTTTCGCCTTGGAATAGCATTTACTGTTGGCTTATCAACTTCTTTTGTCACAACAAAATTATCTCGTCAATTAAAATACTTTGATTCTATGCTTACTCTATTTAAAGGACTAATATTTGCAGTGTGTTGGATTTTAGCCTTTGGAAACTTTATAGATTTTGTTCTTAATCCTAAGAAATGGGCTTTGGGCTTTCCGATAGCTATGGCAATTTTTATTAATCTTTTAATTTGGTTGTTTGTTGAACTCTTATTCATGTTAGTGAAAATGATTAATAAGATTACTCCAAATGAATGATATAGTTATCCCTTTTAAGGTTAGCACTAAGGTTTTTGTGAACCCTATGCACATAATTAGTCAAGACACAGAATTTGGTTTCGGGGGTCGCTGTCAAAAGAAAGGATGTAATAAATTAATTCCTCGAGACTTACCTTTTATTAAAAGAAAAGAGCCTTTAACAATTCATAAAATACTCATCTTAAACTCTGAAGAACGCATAGCAAATCCTCTCTATTATCTTTCAGAAGACTATTTTATAAATCTAGCAGGAAGAAAAGATTTTATGTATGCTTGGTCACATTGTACGCTTCTACCTATTGATTGATGGAATAATTCCTAAAAAAACTAAACAAATAATTGATTCGCTCACACAGACTTTTGCGAACTTGAAGCATCAAATTGAAAGGTAGGTTTTATGAAAGAGAGTTTTGAGATTGGAGATGAAATTCAAGGAAACTTACAGGGAGGAGTTATGATAGAACCGATTGGAATAGTTATTTGTTGGAATGAGCAGAAAAACTATGGCGTATATACAAATGATAGCCAAAAGGGAAGCAACATGAGCGGAGATCAAATGTGTAAGGCGTGTGGGTTACAACACCAACATGGATGGTATTTTAGTAAAGGTGCAAAGATTATAACGAAAGCTTTTTCTTTAACTGAGAAACAACAAGAGATTATTAACTCCACACAAAATAAATTTGATATAATCAAAAAAGAATTAAATATTTAATATGTCAAAAGGAGCTAGACACAACAAAGGAGATATCTCTCATGAAAGAGTTTCACGACCCATGAGTAAAAACCAAGGTGTATTCACAGGCCGAACTTATGTTAAAAAGGCTGGAACATGGGTAAATTATAAAAACTACAATACTCCAAAGAAAGCTGACGAGCGTATTTGGGAATAAGTAAGCGATTATTTATATT